TAAATTTCTAAACATTAAATTCTTAATCCTTCTATCTGGCTAACTCTCTTCAAAAGTTCCTGTATTGGTTTGCCCATAAATGTTTTTGCTCCCTTCTGTGCTGCCTCTACTATTTTTTCGGCAAGCTCTCTCGCTGTGGCTTTTACCTCTGGACTAGCTTCTTTTGACGCTCTTTGTGAAATTGGTCCAGCGCGACCTTCTGAAATTTCACCCTTTTTGTAAGCACCGTATTTTAGAACTTGCTCATTCAAAGCTACACGAAAATAATCACGGGCATCATCGTTAATTGTTCTAATAAACTCTTTGTCGAGGTCTGTGTCTTTTTTTCTTTTAACCCATGACTTTATAGAAAAAGAGCCACCAAAAAGCATGGTGTGGGTTCCGCTTCGAGATCGCTTTGCTATATTTGCCTTGATCGTTTCTTTAAGCGGCTCTAGTTTTGGGTTGAGCTTTTCATTTCCATTTACTCCAGGCCAAACACTATAGCCTTGAATATTCCCTGTTGAAGGTCTTAATAACCACTCAAACCAGTTGATTTTTTGTGATTTTGATTTTTTGACCTTTACGTCTGAGTAGGGGTTTAGAAATGATTTCTTTGAAATATAAGATATAGATGATGCAATCTTATCAAGGTCTGTTTGATTTTTAAACCTTACAGTTCCTTGCGACCCGCTTTGATTTACTTCAACCTTAAAAAACGCTCTGGATTTTTTAAAAATTAAATCTTCGATATTTGTGTTTTTTCTTAAACCAAGAGCGCCCCTAAGCTCCAAATCAGTCATAGCTTGTTTTATATTTGGATCATTTATGACATGTTGGCGAAATCTGTCTGCTAAAAACGCTGCTGTTTTTCTTGCGGCGACATTAACGGCTCTTTTCATAAGTCTTGATATTGCACCAGAACCCTTTAAGTCTTTTTCAAGCTGTCTAATTGCGGAAGAGTATTCAGTTTGATCAAGTATAAGAAATGTGGTGGTGACCTTGGCTGTTTTAGCCATTTGATGTCTCCACCCAGTATGTTTTAACCTGGTGATAACCGCCAAGTCCATACGGGACAGGAGTCATAATTAGTTTTACTTTTATTTCTCTGCCCTTAAAAGATGCATCAAAAACAGCGTCGGAACATCTCATCAAGTCTGGAGAATATTCTTTTGCGCATATCATTTTCCAAACGTTTTCAGATATACCGGCGGCTGGATTAAGCTCTTTAAACTCTTTGTTAGCGCCATAGACTCTTGCAATTATTGTCTTTGAGTTTTCTTGTATTTTTAATCCAGTTGGTGCAACCGGAAGATTTGAAAGCCCAACGCCTGGAACAAGTCTTGGGTTTGATCTTCCACCAAAAGAAGGCATGTACGCCTCTTTTTTTCCAATTGGGTCTTGAGAAACAGAGGCGGTTGCTTCTACAGCGTGGGAAAAAATAAGCTTACAAGAAACACCAAAGCTGTCAGTCAAGTCAGTTGCTATGCTGCGCCATTCTGATTTTATTGCGCTTAACTCTGAGCTTGAAAGAGTACCCATTTTTATCTCCTATGAACTGTTGGCCAGTAGAAATCGACGCTTGTTTGACCAATATTTGCGCTTTCGTATGCACCAAATATAGCCTTGAGTGTTGCTCTGTTCCCTTTTTCCCAGGCCCATCGTGCCTTTTCGTAGTTTTCAAGATATACCTTGTAGGAATCACCGCGAGCTTTTAGGGCAGAAGTCCCATCATAAGATGTTACATCGTCACGAATTTTTACACCGTATTTAGCGGCGTCTCTTCTCATTTCAGACATTGCCAGAATTGCACCAGCTTTAAAAACAAAGAGAGCTGGAATTCCGGGGTCAACATCTCCACTAATGATTGGGTCTGGTAATATTGTGTTGTTTGCTGTGTCTATAGTAAAAGTGTTATTTATTAACTGAACTTCTGCGACAACAGCGGCAGCACTTAGAGTAATAAAACTTTCTAGTATTGCGTCAGTGTATCGCTGGGGCGAGTCTAGGTCGCCTATATAATAGCGCAATCTTTCTGGCAAAACGTCTGTCCAGTTGTTTACTGTTGGCATTTTTTAGACCCAGTGATCTTTTGGATATGTTTGAATGTAAATTACTTGACCAGCACCCATATCACCAGTAACGGTTTTTGCCCATGCATTTCTTACCGTGGAGATATTTTGACCACCGAGCTGTATACTGTCGCCAGAACCAAGAGGGAAGCCTGTTTCAGAAGACCAACTACCAGAAACTGGTATATTATAACCAACACGAATTGCTGTTGGTCCTGGGTTGTATATTAGAACCGACTCAACCGGCTCTCCGTGATGGCCGCTTTCTGAAGCAAAAATGTATCTTCCGGCTGAATCTATTGATGGCCAGCCTGTTGCGAATGGCTTGATTGTTTTATCGTAGACAAACTGGTTAGCTACTATATTTTCTGAAACAAGACCTATTATACCGTAAGTAATACTCTGCTGAACAGTTGGATTTTGATAAACAATAGCGCGATTTGTTACACCGCTAACATTGCTTGGGTTTGTTGGGGCTAGTGGCATTTTTTCCTCTATTTTAAATACACAAATAAAAATCCCGCCCCAAAGGGAGCGGGATTCTTAGTATTTGCGTTACTGTGAATCAGAAGGAACCAGCGAGGATGTATCTGACGTCTAGGCAAGCCCATCCGCCTTCCATCGAGCCGTAGAAACCAACCAGGCCGTGTCTGTGTAGATTTTCATCTTCAGTAATTTCAATCTTCTGAGATACTGGGTGGATGAAAGACTTATCTGGCTGGGTAAGGTCGAGGCCGATTACAAGCTCTTCGTCAGAAGCAGCGAGAGAGCCGCTTAGGACGCCGGTGTAGTAGAGTTGGTACTCTTGACCAACGCCAAGCTCATCAAGATCATGGAAGTTTACGCCGTACATACCACGGACAGCGCCTTCTTCGCTTCTCTGGATTGAGCTTCTGATGTCATCAGAAACCAAGTTCAGACCCCACGCGCTCATGTCTTCAAATGCCTCTGGAGACATGTAAAGATCGGTGAGCTTGCGGCGGTTAGTGCTAGTGGAGTTGCCACCACCGTTTCTGCGAACGATGGTCTTCATGAGGCTAACGAGCTTTGGTGTGAAAGAACCAGCTGGCGCGTCAGCGTCATAAGCAGCGATACCACGACCGTAAGCAGCGGCGAGAAGAGTCTGCCAGCCGTCGTCGTTGTTCTTCTTTACGAAGGACATGTTGAGGACTTCAATCATTCTACGAAGAACGTCAAATCTGGCGTTCTTGAGGAACTTTCTGGTGCAGTCAATTGAGCTACCGATCATATAGGTGTTCAATTGAATGTAGTCAGCCTCAACTCTGCGCATTGGAATTTTGCCGTGGTCTGGGATAACGTATGCAACGTGATCCTTTTCAGTGCCTGGGGCAAGAAGGTCGAGAGGAATACGAAGGTCATTAGTTGTGCTGAAATCTTCAGTTACGAAGATGTCAGAAACAACGTCGCCCTTGAGCACACCCTCTCTGATTGGGCCTTCAACAGCCTCGGAGTAGTTAAATTCATTTAGAGCAGAAGCAATGCCTTTTGCAATTTGAGCCTGCGCTCTCATTGAGACCGCTTTGTCATTGCTGCCAGCATCGGAAAGCAGCTGTTTTGCTGCGTCGGTAAGTTCTTGTGTTTCTACGCTATCTTTGATTTCGTTGTTCATTTTATACCTATTTCTTTTGTTTTTATTCAGCTTTTAACTCAATCATAGATCAACGTAAACCTTAGCGTAACCGTCCTCGTCAACTCTAGAGAGGAACTTGCCGATTACGTATGAGCCAGATGGACTGTTAATGTGAGCATTGAATACTGTGGCGTTGGTTGCTAGAGTACCTAAACCAAGCGCTCCGCTTGGAACAGTTGTAATGAAACCACTTGGGCCAGTGTAAGCAGTAGCGCCTGGAACAACAGCGACGGTAGTTGGGCCAATTGTGGTTACTACTCTGTTTGTTACAACGTAGCCCTTCTTTAGGAGGGTAATCTTATCACCAACTTGAACCTCGCTCTTGTATGGGTTGAGGATCTGTCTGGTGAGATCGATATTTACTACATCGTTGAGGAGAAGACCAAGAGGACGGACGCCAGTGGCGTTTAGACCGTACCAAACTTGGTTTGCTGCTTGGTCCATAGCGGCACCAGAAGCAACAGTTGAGCCAGTCGCGCTGACCCAACCACCACGCTCGCTGCCGTAACCAATACCGGTAGCCCAGAAATAAGAGATGTCTACGTCGAGTTCGTTTCTATCAGGTTTTAATGCCATTGTTTTACCTTTGTTTTATTATACACAAATTTAAAATTTGCTTTAATTATTTTCTTCGCAGCGCATGAGCTATGAGATTTTTCGCCACGTCGGCCTTGTTTTCACGCTTGGTCGCTACTACAAAATTCGGAGTTTGGGACTGTTGTTTCTTCGCTGCCGCAATTGCCTGTGAAGCCTTTGCGACGATTTCTTGCTCTGTGATTACCTTTTCAATCTTGTTGCTTACTTTGCTTACAGCCTTTCTTAGCTCAGCAAATGACTCTTCTGACATGGCTTTAAGCTCTGGCAGGTCTTCTTCTGTATAGCTTTCGCCAACCATTTCTCGCATTTCAGCAAGTCTGTCAGCGCCTACTTTGTTTTCGTAGGCTTGATCGATAATCTCTTCTGCTTGTGCTTTGAAGTCTTCTAGCTCTTCTAAACGAGCTAGTTTTAGGTTCATGTTTTCAATGTGGGTTGTCGCCAAAGCAATTGCTTGTTCGGCAAAAACCAATTGTTCTTTAAGCTCCAGAACCTCAGTATCTTTATTTGTATTTGTATCTGACATTTTTTCCTCTTTGTTTTTATACACAAAATTATTTTTATTTTCTAAACTACTGTCTTTTTTGTTTGCTTGGCTTAGAGCGTTATCGCCAGCAGATCCTGGTGCTGATTGCTGAGATGATGGCCCGCTTTGGTTTTCTTGTGGATTAAAAGTACCCTCTTGAATATCGCCAGAATCGCCCTCTGGTTTGTCTATATAATAGGAAGTTTCGGATTCTTGGGAAATGCCAAGCTCTTTAAGGACAAAACGAAGCTCGCGCTCATCCTCGCATGGACGATACTGTGGTATTGCCATTTGCTTTTCGAGATCTGTTGGGTCTGCCATTAAAGCCGAGTAAAGAAGTGGTTTGTCGCCGTGTCTGTCTTCCTGATAAAGGTGATAACCAGTGCAGCCAAGTTTTATTTTTCCGACGCTTTCGGCTTCTTTTGCTGTGAAAAACAAGAATCCATCAGCTGGTGGCTTAAAAGAAGTTGGCATTTCTCTTTTATTTTTTAGGTCTTGTGGGGTGTCTGTTCTGGAAACATTTGAAGTGTCATCTGGCATTTCTGCTGGATTTAATATTGCACCAGGCTCTTGAAGTGTTGATATTGGAGAGGTTGCGTTCATAAGATCCTGTGCGGTTTGAGCAAAAATTATGCTGTATATTTTGTTCTTCTTTTTGTTTGCTGGTTCGTAAACTACACCTTGTCCAGAAAAAGTTATGTTCTTTAGCCATCTTCCGATCTGGTATCTTTGACCCTTGTATTGGGTTGTTCCTTTACCACCAAAAGCCAAAAGATCTTTAGACATTTTTGAGTTTGCGTCAGATCTGTCAAGGAATATTATTTCAGAGTCATCGTCTTTTCTTAGCGCGTATCCGAAGTCCTCAAAGAAGCATTCCATTGAAACAAATAGCTTTCCGTCTTCAATGCCCTTTTTTATTTTTTGAGCGTAGGTTGGAAAGTAACCGGACCAAATTATACCGTCCTGTTTAACGTGTATTTTTCCGCTGCAAGATCGTGGATTTTTGCAAGAAGACTCGTCTGCCTTAATTATATTAACCTCTGGAACATCCCCTTCTACAAGAGTTGTCTCAAGCATTACGCCTATATTTTCATTTTCGGTGTCTTCAGAACCCTTGTGCATCCAATTGATTGGTTTAAATTTTGCTGTTGAGTATCGTGAAAGTATCTCTTCGGATGTAAAAACATCGTCGTTTGCATTCCATATATCGCTAACAAGTATTGATGATAGAGTTGTAACATCATCGGTTGGCTTATAGCCATTTGGTGCAATTGAGGCGATTGCGCAAGCGTTGCCCTTGCAGACATTATTAAGAGAATCTGTTTTTACAGAAATGTCGGTGACTAAAGTTGAGTCACATTTTGTTTTGTTATTAACTAAAAGTGAAGCTATTTCTTTTTCGCCTTCAAAGACTTTCATGTTTTAATATACACATTAGTTTTAAAGAGTAAAAGTTCTATAATATTTCATGCACGCAAACTCGCCAGTGATAAAAGTTTTCATTAAAAACGATTTCTTGTACGACATGGAGAAAAAAGAAGGTTTCACTGAGGGTCATGTTTTTGGTGTTAGATCAATGCGAGCAAGAAGTTTGCTTTTTCATGTAATGCTTAAAACTGGAGCGCACTGGCGTGGTATTCCGCTTCATTCTATGTGGTGGCACAAGCCAGAAGATGGGTCTGAGCGCTACAGCCTTGAAAACTTACAACTCTGGGACTGTTTTACTGAAAAAATACAAATAATACAATGGGACTATTTGCTTGGTCATCAATGCGATTGTTTTTTAAGAAATAAAAAGGTCGTTCAGGGAGAGTATTGGTTTACTGTGGAGTGGCTGAAGGATGAAAATCCAGACACTTCATTTGTTTCAACTCCTGATCAAGATAAATGTGCTCATATAATAAAATTGGATAACGGTCAAATTGCCGCCCTTCCAACAAATAGAATAGCCTTTAAGGACGCCTATTTCATTGGAAACAAACCAAATCCTGGGGCTGAGGGGTATAAGGTATCTTCTAAGGTGTGGAGCGCCGAAACTTGTGATAGGTGGTCTGTTTCAGAGGAAAATGGTGTATTTTATTTAGATGAAGAAGAAAAAGAATGCAATACGCAACAAGAGTAAAAAACCTACTGAGGCTGAGTTTTATTACTTTTGCGCGTTTTTGGAATCAGACGGGGACGTTTATCCGCTTCTTTTGACTAAAAACGAATTAAAAAGAGCAAAATCAAGAGCTGTAAAAAATAAAGAAGACGTGCCTTCCGAGTTTTTAGTTTTTCAGTACTCTGATGGGTCATTGAAAAAATTAAACAGTGAAAGCTTGAGTAAGCCATAAAAGCAGGCGCGAAAATCCTAGGCCCACCGAAGACTAATCAAGCTCTCACGTATTTTCTTCCTTTTTTTCTTCTGGCTCGTCTTTAATGTCACCATCATCACAAAGCAATGGTTTTCTTATAAACTCTCTATAAGCCCATAATAGCGCTATCAGGGCAACTGGGGCATACCAAAAAAGCCAACCGTAACCAGTTGTGTCCGTGGCCTGGTGCTCTATTGATTTCTTGATAGAAAGCATAACAGCACTGTCTCCAGTTGTGTCTGGTATTATTCGTGGTGTTGTGTCACATCCAAAAAGAGAAACCGAAAAAAGCAACGGCCAAACTATTTTTGTCATTGGTTTCATGATTTCCTCGCTGCTGCAGATGTGCCAAAGTAGAATCCAACTATACTAAGTAGTATTTGTCGATTTTCTGATGAGTACAAAAAGCCGTTTACTTCAACAAAAAATTTCTTGCTAGTTTCTGGAATTATGCCAAAAAGACCCTCTGGATTTGTTGCGTCAACTTCAACAAATGTTGGTACTCCAAAAAATGGAAGTATAAAAGGTGCTGCTATAGAACCAAAAAGAACAGTTAAGACAATAAGCTGTCTAACGCCCTTTCCTACGTCTATTGGAACTCTTTTAGCGGCCTGGTCTTGATTTGAGGTTGTTTGCTTATTCGCCTCAATTACTCTTTCAAAGAGTTCTTTTTCGTCCTGCCTTTTTTCGGCTAGGTAGCGAAAAATAAACCCCAAAGTGCTACCACCAATCATTGATAAAAGCTCAATCGGCATATTTACCTCATGAGCTAATACACATTTTTTAATAGCTATTTATTTAAGTGCTCTTTTTGTTATCAGCACGAGTTCTTTTCTTAACTTTTCTCGTAACAGTATCCTTTGCACCATCTGGCCTTCCAGCTTTGCCTGGAGGCTCTTGCGATCCAGGCGTTTGCTCTCGCAACTGTTGCAACTCTTTTGCTTTTTTGTGGTTGCTTTCAGGTATAATAGTTTGAATGAACGGGCTAAGTTTATCAAGAACTTCACCATCTTTTCTCATCTCGCTTTCGTTCTTTACTCTCGCCTTTTCAATGTTCCACATTTCCCCGACCTTTTCTAGGATAGTTTGGTTAGAAATGATGTTTCTATCTGCAAGCTCAATGAGAAGCTTAAAGTAGCTTGGTTGATCAAATAGATTGTCATTATTGAATCTGACCTTTGGTCTTTCTTGAAAGCCCATGTCGTCGCAAATCTGATTGACTTCATGCATGATCCAATCAGACATGGCTCTTCTTACGCAATCTATTCTTTTCATAAGGTTTCTAAGACCTATAAATGAGTCCGAGCTTCCTGGAACATTGCTATCACCGCCTATCAAGCTCTTATGCACACCAAGACCAAGAAGCATTGATTCGTAGTTTTCTTCAAAGTTTTGTAACTTTTCTATTGGTGGGAAAAACTGTTCGTAATCTAACATTGAATCCCAGATTACATCTAAAGTTCCACCGGTGTGGTTTTCAAGTATTTTAGCAAGCTTTACAATAGAGCCTGTATCTGGCAAAATTTCAGCTTTGTGATCACCGAGCTTCCAAAGACGAACAGAGTTGTACCAGCTGTCAAGAGCGCTTATTTTTGCCATTCGCAGCTTTTCATTGTAAATTACGTCGTGTAAAATGCTAAAAATAAAACTTTTAGCCCATATTTCGCTGTCTTTTTTCTTGTAGTGTGCTACGTACACCTCATCTTCTGGAATCGGTATTACGGTTTCTCCAACGCTAGTTTTTTCACCAATTAGTTTTTTAATTTCTTCTGGAACACTTTTAAGTATGCTCTTGTCTTGAGCGTAAGCGTCTTTAAGATCTTGAACCTGCGCAGAGCTTACTTTAATTCCCCAGCGCTTGACTCCAGAAAAAATAGCTAGCTCACCACCGAGAAGTCTTATTGTTTGTGGATCATAAAAAACGTATTCAGTTGGTATGTCTATTTTTTCAACAGCGTTAGCTCTTTTCATTCTTCTTACTGTTGGAGTATCGATTTGCGATGTTTTTCTTCTTACAACTACATTGCCTTCAACGACAAAATAATTCGCAAATCTTTCACTTCTTTCTTTGAGCGCCACATTGCTTGACCAAACCTTGAAAAAGTTTGTTATGTTTTCGTTTTCGCTTACTATTTCAAGACCTTCAACCGCTGTTTCTGTGATCAAATCAACAACAGATCTAATAACGCCAACGCTTTGATAAGCGTTTCTGCAAGACGTCATTATGTCGTTGTCTTTATCTGGAATCCGCTCGTGCGGTCTGAATCTTTCGTATGTTGTTCTTGTGAACGGAGGCCGAACAGATATATTCTCTTCTAGGTTTGAGTAGAATCCGGCGACGGCCATATCTTGGCTAGCCATAGCCCGACCAAGTTTATTTAGTCCTTCTTGCCTGGCCTGATCTGGCGATATATAAAAGTTCTGTTCCTCTGACATGTTAACCTATTCTAGCTATTGGATCAATACACTAATACGCTATGTTCCCCTGTCTTCCTTCTTCCATCGATATATTTGAAGATCTTTGGGCGCCTTTCATTTTTCTCATACCTCTACCTTGGTACATCGAATCGGATCTTATATTGTTTTGCACAATATATTTTGAAGAATAGCCGCCAAATGTAGAGATCCCTTGCTGCTGTGCATTGTCTAAGTTTCTTGCAGCGTCATTTGCTAGCAATAAACTTGTAAAGTGGTCTTTTTTGAGTCTAAGCTTTATCCCCTCAGTTACAACACCTTTTATTTTTGGTAGATCCCACCTTTTTTGACCCTTTGCCGTAGTCTGTTCTTGTATCAAGGTGGTTTGATACTTACACTCCTCTATCTCTGACAGAATGTTATCGTGGCTATAATCATCGTCTGAGTCAAGTCCTAGTATTTTAGATTGCTCTATTCCAACAGCATCGTATTCTGGAAATAACACCTTCATGGTGGTGATATCTTTTAGTAAATTGAAATGCGATGACTCATACCACTCACGAGAAGAGAACTCAATTACTTTTATTACGTGAAGCCCTACTTTGTCAGAGCATTCTTCGTCGTCCATATCATACAAGCAATACTCTCCGTCTTTTAATTTTGTATGATCTTTTAATCCCTCGATTATTGATCTGCCACCACCACCAGAGTCAAGATGCATTCGAACAATGTTGAATCTAGCAAAAAGATCATGTATCTTTCTGAGAATAAATGTGTTGTAGTCTGGAATTTCTTTGTATCTATCTGGATACTTTTTCTTATCTGCCTCAAAGCGCTTTCTATTTGTGCTCCAGCAAAACACTAGCTGCCTACTGTTTTCTGTTATTTTTACTATGCTTATAGCTAGATTATCTCTTTCTGATGCTGGGTCTATTCCAAGAACATATTTTGCGGTCTTGTCTCCGTAAGACTCTACAGTGAAAGAGACTTCTCCGTCTGGTGTTTTGACTGGGCTTGTTGCTGCGTATATAGCTGATGCGGGATAGAAACCCTCTGAATCTTTTGCAAACACACAACCGTATTCCATTTTGAAAATTACTGAATCCATCGTTGCTCTACCTTGATTCAATATTGTTTCATCCATAATGCCTGGTGGCATTTGATCAAAAGGTATTCGTACTATTGCGTATTCGCTTGGGTCAACACCGCCTTTTCCTTCAGCTGATATGATATTGGCGTAGTCTTGGTAGTACTTGTAGAAGTGATTGAATTGGTAGCTAACAGTACCGGCAAGTATTATTTGGTTGCCTTTGTTTTTTAGATTGTCGTCAATCGCGTCTTCCCCAAGCGTTTCTTTTAAGGCTCTTCTTATGTACTCCTGCTTTACTTTTTCAAAGGTGTTTTGGCTCTGTACAGCAGCAAAGCCTCTGATTACAACCTCAAATATGTCTGGGTTAACTGAAGCAAACTCGTCAACGATAATTACGTTTGCTCTAAGACCTCTGATTTTTTCACCAGTTCCTATAGGAATGCCCATGATCTTGCTGTCACCAAGATCCCAGTTAAATCCAAGAACGCTTCTTTTTGGCCCGTTGTTTGGTCCGCATATGTCCTGCAAGACAGGCGCATTTTTCCATATGTTTTCCATAGACTCAAATACTAAACCGGATTGTCTTAAACCAGCACCAGCAATTACTATTTTTGATCCTGGGTTAAACATTGCTTTTAGTATTGCTGTAATACCAAGCATTGTTGTTTTTGCTCCACCTCTTGTTGCAATCAAAATTGGAAGTCTTTTGTTCCATATCTCGTTTAGAACAGCCATCTGATATGGGAATAAATTTACACCAAGAAAATGTTTTGCCGTGAACCCGATGTATCTTGGGTCCATGCCTATTCTTATAAGTTCTTCTGCCGTTTTTTCTTTTGGGGAATAAATATCAATTGGGTTTTTGATATCAAAGGCGCTTGTATCACCAAGCTCAAGATAAAGATTTTCAAGATACTCTTGGCTCAGTGTCATTTTTAATTTCCCCTAGAATTGATCTAAAAATATTACACGCATATCTTCTTGCAAAATATTTGTTACTTAAAAATAGAGTCTTGATCCCCCACTTATGATCAATTTCTGATACTCTTGAAAGAACAAAGTCTGGTGGTAGTGTAAAGTACATTCCCTTTTTTGGGTTTCTACCCATGTATTTTGCGTAAGCATCGTGCAGATCGTCTTCTACTATTATTAGTGGTCTTGTATACTTTTGAAGACCGTCTAGTTCTCTTTGAAAACGCTCCCAGTTTTTTCCTATATTTCCCAGAAGCTCTTCAACAGATGCTTTTCTTTCAATAATTATACTATTTTTAAATTCGGGCATATCATAGCCATCTAGCGTATAATCACCGTACTCTAGATTTTTAACCAAAACGTTTTTTACAAAAAATTTAGATGGCAGCTTTTCTGAAAAATCCCACGGCTTTTTTTCTTGGTTATCAATGATAACGCTTGCGTATATAGCGCTCTCTACTGTTTTTTTGGCCTTCTTTAAGGAACCCTTGTTTCCTGAGTTCATTTATCCTCTGTATTTCTTCGGTGTTTTTTTGACAAATAATTTTAAAAAACTCCGATTCAAACTGCTCCTCTTTTCCAGTTACCAGCTCGTGGTGTTTTTTGCAAAGGGTTATTCCATTAAATTTCTCTGTTCTTAGCCTTGCTGAGTTTGCATATTTTTTGATGTGATGCACTTCAAGACCTTTTTTTACGCCACATCCTGGAAACTGGCATGAAAACTCATCTCTTTTAAGAACATCTTTTCTGAAACGCCAATACTCTGGTGAGTATCTACTGTCCCTACGCCTGAATTTGGGTTTCCTCAGCCTTTTCTTTGCCACCGCTATTTAATACACTTTGAGCGTAATTAATACTGTAGTCGTGCTTATACATCTCATAAAGCAGGTCCTTCCATGTATACTCTGGTTGCCACCCAAGCTCTCTTTTAATTTTTGATGGATCTCCACAAAGAACATTTACCTCAAGCGGTCGATTAAAAGCTGGGTTTATCTTGCAGGCTTCTTCTGGATTAACATCCGCTAACCCACAAACATAATGCAGCGCGTCTTTAATTGATATAGTTTCACCAGTTGCAACAACGTAGTCGCTTGGTGTTTGCGCCTGAAGCATCATCCACATTGCTTTAACGTAGTCTTTTGCGTGGCCCCAGTCTCTTTTGGCTGCAAGATTTCCAAGCTCAATTGGTCCAGAAACACCAAGTTTATATCTAGCTATACCGTTTGTTATTTTTCTAGTGACAAAATCAAAACCTCTTCTGGGGCTTTCGTGATTGAAAAGTATTCCACAGCAAGCATAAATACCGTAAGACTTACGATAAATATCAACCATGTTGTGCGCATACATTTTTGCGGCAGAGTATGGGCTTCGTGGAACAAAAGGTGTTTTTTCTGATTGGTTTTCAGTTACGCCACCAAACATCTCGGATGTAGATGCCTGATAAAATTTTGTATGTGGCGAATGCTTTGCTATTGCCTCAAGAACTATTGTTACCGCCGTACCATTAACATAGGCACAAGATATCGGCTCTTTAAAGCTTTGGCCAACATGAGACATAGCGGCGAGATTGTAATATTCATCTGGCCTTATGTGGGAAATAATACTAAATATTCCAGAAGCATCTGTTATATCAAGGTTTATCTGATGAAAGTTTACGTTTTTTTCAGCCTCAAACATGTTAGAAGCGTTTTTTTCTGTTGAGCTTCTTCTATATATTCCATATACTTTGTATCCATTACTAAGTAAAAGCTCAGCTAAATATGAAGCGTCTTGTCCTGGGCAACCTGTGATTATTGCTGTTTTCATTGTTGTTCTCTTGTTTTCTTTATTGTTTCTGAATCTAGTAATTGAGGAGCTAGTTCTCCGTCCATATATTCTATGGCATTACGCATGCTATCTTGTTTTTTTTCCATGGAAAGCCGAAGCAATTCTGCCATACGACCCTCTTTTTCCCTTGTCTGCATGGATTCAAACTTTTTACAAAGTGAGAAGAATGTGTCTCCACCTACTTTGCCCTTTTCTTCTCTTTGGCGTCTAGTTGCATTAAGTGTTTCGTTTAGCTTTGTAGATTTTTCTAATAAATCTTTGTATTCTTTATTTAAGTCTGTTGCCCGCATAGACGCATTGAATATTTTTTGATATAGCTCGGCTTGTTTTGGGTCTGACAGATCCAAATCTTTGACATCAACAATATCATTATTTGCCATAAGAGAATCCCGTATTCTCATGGCGTCATAATAGTCTTTTTGATTCTTGTCTATCCTTAATTTTAAAAATATTAGCTGCTCAACAGTGTTTTGCTCTGTGTGGGTGAGGTCTTCAAGCTGAATTTTATAATTTGCCCATTCTTCGGAAAATAAAATCCAGTCTTCTTCCGGTAGTTGTTTTTTTATTCTTGACCCTCTTGGGCTTGTTTCAAATGAACGAACGTGAAAATCAAATATATCTCTGTTTTGATAATCTTTTCTTTGTTCTATCATCACAACCGGATCTTTGGTTGTGTTTTTCATCATGCCAATACTTTTTCTGTAGCGCTCCACAGTTTTTATTGAACAGCCGATATGTTTTGCTATATCAGCGTCTGTTTTGTATTTGCAGTTATTTTCTATGTATATCTTGTCAGCTTCTTCAATTCGTTTTGCCATCTCGCCACTCCCCCATTATTTGTGTTATTTCTAAACGAAGCTTATTTTTATAATATGAATTTACAGGTTCTTCAGATAGACAGGCGCGATATATTTCAAGCCCTTCTTCTGATAGACGCGCTTCTACAAAGTCTTTTAGCTCCCCAAAGACAACAGAGTTTTCTGTTTCGTTTTTACAAGTCGCTGGCTCGTATGCAACAGAGTCGTCTTTTGAGTTTCTTGCTTTTGCGCTAAGCGAAACTCTAGCCTTTTTGTGTTGTTCATTTAAACTACCACAATGGTCTCTATAAAAGTTTTTAAGTCTATTTTTGACAACCCTGTTGAGCCAACGCTCAAGCGAATTTATGTCGTCCCAGCCAATACCTTTTTCTGGTTCGTAAAACTTTAACTGCTGCATGCAAATAAGACGGGCTTGCGAAGCTATATCTTCTACTGTCATGTAAGCAAACGTTTTGCCCATGTGGGTTTGGGCTATTTTTTCAACTAATGACAAAACCTCGTCTCTTGAGATTTTCGCCCCAGATGTTTTTGATATTTTTTTCAAAAAGATTGCGACTGCGTCTTTCTGAGGTCTTTTCACGTTCTATTATAGACTAGAAAGGTGTATTAATTACAGGAGAATATTATGCAGGATAAAAAAGAAAGATGGAGCGAAGAACACAAAAATTTTCTTAAGCTAGAAGCTGGAAAGATGAGGGACTGTGAAATAGCGTCAACCCTTGGGAGAACTCTTAAATCGGTAAGAGAAATGAGAAGACGAATGGGTCTTGTAAAAATGTGTGGTCGTGGTAGGGTAGAGCTAAGACCAATACAGCAAGCAGGGGCATAAAATGGCAGATAAACCGCTTGAGTCTCCAACGCCAAATTCATTAGACATATATTTATATAGAGAGTCTAGAAATGAATCTTCGTCCACCATGGAGTGTTATATAGGAGATTCTTTAGCTGGTGATTTTAGCGGAAAATATGTATATGCAATACTTTACAAAGCGTTTGGGTCGCCATCTTTTACAACAATATATTCATGGCAGGGCGGCGTAGCGCAGCAAGAAGACTCTTTTATAAATAAAAAACAATGGTTTTATACGCATTTTCACGGTTCTTCAGACAGCGGTCAGTATTATGTGAATATTACTGACACTGAAGACATTGGTATTTCCTACTCATCTTCAACAATTTCTTTTCCAAGATTTTCGGGCTACGGAAAAAGGCAAACTCGTTATTCTGGAAATGCTTCTTTAAAATCTCAAAGAAAAACCAGAAAGCAAATACCGGGCTTCTAAAATGCCTATTACTTTATCAAACAGAACCGCAACGACAGTGACACTAACAGGGTCTGGCTTTAGTGGGCTAGGCACGGGGGCGTACATAAGAACTGGTGCTTTAGATGTTTTGACGGAACAGACAAATCCATCTTTACTTTCAAATTCGTGGACTGTAATATTAAGCGTCTCTTCTTCTGGTGGAAATTATATTTTTGCGACTTACACAGTTAGCAAAGGCGGCGTTGTAAGTATAGTGGAAACCGATTCGTTTAGCGTAAGTGGTTATTTAGAGCCTTCATTAAAACAAAAACAAGTTACCATAAATAGCTTGTCGAAGGCTGGCGCTAAACTTAAATTAAGATCGCCTTCAAGAAGAAACTTTCCGAGTATTTAAGTAGCACTTAATCCAAGATAAATGTTTCTTGAGGTGTAGATGGCCAATTTGGTAAACTTTCTGGATTTGTTGGAGAATTTGAATTACATGGATTTGTTCTTGCTGTTTCTGGATTTGATGCTGTAAATGTGCCAATCGTTGTTGGTGTATACGAACCTCCTGATTTCATTATCGCAATCATTGGTTCTGTTCTGTCACTTTGTGTTTGATTATACCAAGTTGATCTTTTCATTTGGTTTGCCGCTTCTACATAGTCTGGTGGCTGTTGTTTTAAGGCTGCTATTAATAAAACAAAGTTTCTTATATCTGCTTGATAGCTTAGCGAAACCAAAACACATTGTACTGGATACGGTAATCTTGACCATGCTTCTGGACCTAAAAGGTTAAATATAACCTTATATGCGTTTTGTAGATCTACATCCGCCCACTGCCAAGCAGTATCAATAGATACTGGAGCTTGAGATGTTCCTGGCATTGGACTATATCCATTTCTAGAACCTGCAGAAAATATTATTGGATCAGTGTCGGAGTTTATGCCATCCATTACTGATGTAAAATATCCACCAAGCCTTGATCGAATTCTTGAAATTGAAACTTTTCTTGTGTCAATTAGTGTTCCAACTCCTACTGTCCAATAGCCTTCGCTATCTCTATATCTATAGGGCCTATAGCCCTCCCAAAAACCAATTAGGCTTTTCCAGTATGCATTAAGCTTAAAACAAGGAATAGGTGCGGGCTTTGGTTTTTTCGGTGGTTTTGCTGCTGGCTCGGCTGGCGATGGTGTAAAAACTGTTGGTTCTGGCTTTGCGACGCCAAGCACGATACTAAGTTTATTAATAGCGGAAAAATCCATATTTTTAATACACAAAAGAATAACCCTCCTGTTAAGGAGGGCTATTTTATTATCTTGTATTGTTTATTATTGATGGACTGGTCTCATGGGGAGTGTTGTTTTAAAACCCTCAATTGGGCATGGGCCATCCATAGTTCCATGCTCTCTTCCAGTTTTATCTCTGCAAACACAAGTTGAGACCACATCTGGCCAAGTACCTGTAGTTTCTGTTTTGCAAACAACTCTTATCTCAGGAAGGCCAATTGGTTCCATTGGCTCCATCGATGGATCCGCCATTACAGATGGGGTCTTTTTTGCGGCAGTAATTGCGTTTGTGAGTTTTTCGATTGATTTTTCTAGTGACATGGTTATTCCTTATTTTTTATACACTAATTATTAAAACATAACAGGCTGTGTTATGCATTCACTCCAATTACATGGAACTGGCACTGGTCCAGTTGTAGAAATAGCGCCACCAGGAGCGGCTCTTTGATAAGTAGTGCATTGGCAACGAGGACTCTGTTCAAAACAACCTAATATTTTTATATTAGCATTCCTAGTAATGTGTGCTTTTACACTTTCGCATTTGGAAGTACCGCTGTTACGAGGAAATTGGTCATCGCCAGGTAACCAAGGACTAGTTGGCGCTGACATACGACCGCTAGCTGCTTTAATTACTTGTGTTAAACGATTTATAGTATTTTCTAACGACATTAATTATATATCCTTTTTATACACTAATTATCTAAATGGATCGAGATTCGGTGACTCAACCATCATTTCAATGTTTGGTCTGTCTGGAATAATAATCCCTGGTTTTACGTAAGTTGGCTTTATTGAAGGCTTCGTGGTTTTTTCGCTTACTTTAATTATACTGCGTCTAATTAGCTCCATGCGAAAAGCTTTATAAACCCCTGAATACATTCCTTTTCCTGGATTTCCACACTTTTGGTTGAATAGATCGGAAAAAGATCGAATTATTTGTTCGACACACTCAGAAGAAAGCTGCTGAGTCTTCGCCTTGATGGCTATGTCTGACGCTATTTTAGAAATATCGGTTGGTTTCCATTTGCACGGAAGGGCACGCCTTGAAGGGCTTATTTTTAAATACGAGCACGGAACAGCGTTTTGCTGATCAACAGCAAGAGATAATTTTTTTATTGCGGCAATTATTTTTTCTTGCACGGTTTATTTCTCGCTATTCTTGCGGCTTTTTCTAAATATTTTTTTCTTATATCTTCTTTATTTTTTTCAAACTTCTTTTTTCTATCACTGACTGTTGCGCCGTATGGGCTGCATTGGGCATTATAAGACTCTGTTTCTCTTTCTATTTCAAGAGAATACAGTATTTCATTATGCTTTGTTAGAATCTTGCATTTCTCTTCGTTCTGTTTAGCGTCTAGCTTGTCTCTATTAGTTGGCGCTTTGTCTCCAGGCTCCATAGAGTTAGGGGTCAAAACTGTTGGCATAACCGCGCTTCTTCCACGTCCTGGTCTCATTGATCCACCGTCTTGGTCTGGACCAACCGAACCTGCTTGCCCAAGCTTATGCTTTTCGCCTTCTGGCAAAAATGATGTTTCTCCTTCTGGCGCACAGGTTTCCCATTTCCAGCTAAATGGCGTCATTCCGCTTTCGGGGTGCGTGTTATCTATCCAGGTTATACGATCAGCAGCTCGTGTACCATCGCTTTTACAGCTGTTTGCGCTGCTGATTTTTTTGTCGTATTTTGATTTTATATTACTGCATTCTGTCGGAGCAGCACCAAGAACATAAATTAATTTTGATATTGAGTTACTCATTGTGGATTTGCTCCTGCTGGTGCTGCTTGTGTTGGTTGGCATGGTTTACATGGCGCGCCAAGCGCAGAGCGAACACCTTCTGTTATTGAATTAATTTGAGCTTTAAAAAAGTCTCTCTTTTTTGAGGTGTTTGGGTTTTTCATGCCACCGGCAGAAGAGTACGGCTCGCAGCCTTTTCTTGCCAATTCTATAGCTTCTAGAATTGCCGCAGCATATAACATATCCCATTTTCCGCGTATGTATTTGCCAGATCTAGCGTCTTTGTGACCTCTTGTTAGAGCGCATTTTCTTAATATTTTTATACATTTAACTAGATCCTCTTTCTTTTTTAAGAACGGATCGTTTTGGACTTCTGGAGCTGCCAATTGTGGATTTTGTGCGGCGGCGGCTGGAGGATAGGTGTTTGTTGGAACATATGGAGCGTCATTAACGGAAAACTTAAATATTTCTGGTGGAAGCGGATTTCCATTTTGAGCGTTCCAGGTTTCAAATTCCCAAACCTGACCCAGTGTTCCGTATGTAAGACCATCAATCTGCTGAACACCAGCATTGTAGGCCTCATTTATTTTTTGACGAAAACCCTGCCACTTTGCGGTTATTTCTTTGCATCTTGGGGGTGTGGGCGGTGGCGCTGCACTTATTGCTAGATGTTTAGCTATGACTTTATTTAGGCTCATACACGTATTAATACACTGAATGCTTTTTATTTTAAAGTGTATTTTAAGCCATGGACACGTATCGTTTATTTGTGGCTGCTATTAATAAACAGGTAGAGGTTTTAGGTCTAGACGACCAGCCTAAAAAAACTGATACTGCATCATGTCCAGAAATATCAATTGCAAAAACAATAGAAGATCTAGTTTTTGGCGTTCGAGCTTGTTTTACTGCAGGTGGTGGCGTTATAAGCTCCGCTATTGTCGTTGGAATGATCGTTACTAAACTGGGTGAGCTTGCAATAGGAATGATAAGATCTGGATCAGTATCAAACTGGAAAGATTTTTTTAGTATGCTGTGTTCTTTTTTAGAAACAATAATAAAAACACTTCGTGATATTGGTGTGATGTCTCAATTTTTGGCAAACCCAGCGCTAGTCCAAATCCTAATTGGTCAAATTCTTGGAAAGCTAGGTTTTATTCTTGGTGAGACTTTCTATGGTATAAACCGTTCGGTTTTTGAAAGCCAAAACTTTAATAATTTTCTACGAGACCTTTTTGTTGGTGGACCAAACAACATTTCTGCTTTTTGCAGAACGGTAGCCCAAATGACAGAGGAGGAGGTTGGTGAATTAATTAATACCATTATGGCGAATTTTGAATCTTTTTCAGCTGCTCTAAATTCTGTTTACAGTGTTCTGTCTCGCGGATTGTCCCAAATTGATTTGCGACCTGCTTTGGTGCTAGCAATAGTTGCTGCTCTTGGAATAACTATTGCGAGCGGGGGAACTAGCACACCGATAACAGCGCCAGCGCTTGCGGTATTGGTTGCTGTTTTTATAATGTTAGGTATGGAGCCTCCTTCAGAAGAAGAGCTTTCGGGGTACGGAATAACAATTGGATAAAAAATGAAAAAAGAACTTAATTACAGACAGAACGGCTCTGTTTAAGGGCTTGTGTATTTACAAATATGGAAAACTTTTCACAAGGTGCAGAGTGGACAACTAGGTATAAAAATGATCTCCCTGACAGCGCTTTTCTTTATATTGAGGCTGGTGGCAAAAGGGACTCCGAGGGAAAAATCAAGCCTCGTTCGCTGCGACACTTTCCGTACAAGGACGCGGACGGCAAAGTTGACCGCGCGCACATTCTTAATGCGATTGCACGAATCCCACAGGCTAAATTTCTGTCTCAGGCTCAAAAGGACAGACTGCAAGCACGGGCAAGGAGAATATATCTTAAGTTTGTAAAGTACAACAGCAAAAAAGCAAACTCGTTTGTTGATATTTTAAATAAACTTTCTGCGGCTGTTGGTGGTCCTAAAATAGCAATGGAAAAAATGGAGAAAATGGCACAGCGAATAGATCCAGTGGCTCAAGAAGTTTATGATATCGTCGTGCGTTTGTACTCCAATAACGAGTGTGTTATGAAAGCACTTGGCGATCTTAATATTTGGAGCAGTCGTAGGCGTGGAGACTGGAAGCCAGATTTTCTACGTTATTTAAATAATGAGGTAGAAGAAATCCGAAGACAAAATCCAATTTATAGTGCGGATGTAGTTAGCGCAATTTTAATGTCTCGGGCACACCAATGGATTGAGGGTTATGCGCCAGAATGCTTTCGTAATACTGTATTAGCATAAAAACCTATAATAATGGGTGGAAACCTGGAAAGCATTAGCCCGTAATCCCAACTACGAAGTCAGCACCGAAGGTCGCGTCCGTGAAAAGGCGCGGCCTGTTTTTAACCGTGGCAGAATTCACTCAAAGCCCCCTAGAACTATTGAACCTTTTATCGACACAGAAGGCTACGCTTTTGTTGTTTTGAGAAAACCAATGGGTACAGGAGCGGAAAAGATATTTGTTCACAGACTGGTTATGGAGGTTTACCAGGGAGAGTGTCCAGACGGAATGACTGTTGACCACATTGACAGAGTACGAACACACAACGCTCTGGCTAATTTACGGTACGCAACAAAGGCCGAGCAGACAGAAAACAGAGATTTAAGCAGAATATCGGGGGAAAACTCGCGTTTCAGCAAATTAACGCAGTCAGATGTTGATGAGGCAAGAAAAATGATTGGTCTTGGTTTTGACGACGGCGTTATTGCTGGTCGTTTTGGTGTAAGTTCTGCGACAATAAAAAATATAAGAAACGGGAAAAGCTGGAAAAATGCAAATACAAATAATTGATGAGTTCAAATATTTGATCAAACCTCTCTCAAAAGAACAAAGGGATTCTCTTCGGGATAACATAAAAAAATATGGGATACGAGAGCCTTTGGTTGTGTGGAAGGAAAAAAATATACTTATCGATGGTCATAACAGATTTGATATTTGCAATGAGCTTGGAATAGAACCACAGATAACATTTTATTCGTTTGCAAATGAAGACGAAGCTAAGATGTTCATTATTGAAAATCAAGTAATACGAAGAAATCTTCAGCCATACGAAAAAATAGAGGTATACCTAAAAATAAAAGACGTTTTAAATAAAATTGGATCTGATGCAAAAGCAAAAAAAGGAAAACAAAAAAAACACAACACCCTTTTAATCTTGGCTGAAAAAACCGGATACTCGCACGACACTGTGCACAAGGCGCTGTATATTGCGGCTAATGCTGATGAGGATAGCAAAAACTTACTAAGAGATGGAAAAGCCACAATAAATCAAATATATTCAAGACTGCGAGACAAAACCCGTGGAGGGTTAGCATCTAAATTTATAGTTCCACCATTCAGCATTATAGACACCACGTCAGATGAGTGGAGGCTTCGAAAGATTTTTTGGAAAGACTCTATAGGAAATTTAAGTGAGACAAGAAACGCCGAATGGGGGAAAATAAGTGGATCAAGTTCATCGTCAAATCTGCTTGGTGTGATAAACGAAGGAACTAGCAACTTTGATCCCGTACTTGTTGAAATTATGCTTAAATGGTATTGTCCAGAAGGCGGATCAGTTGTTGACCCATTTGGTGGAGAGCAAGCAAAGGGATTTGTGTGTGGAACGCTTGGATATTCGTATCACGGAGTTGAAATACGGCCAGAGCAAGTAGAATTTAATCGCAAAATAGTGTCAGATGCAGGATTAAAAAACGTTAATTACTACACTGGAAACTCAAAAGACATAAAAACCCTTATTTCCTCTAAAAGTTTTGATATGTGCATTACATCACCTCCGTATTATAACTTGGAGGTGTACTCATCAGACGACTTAAGTTCCGTGGTGTCGTATGAGCAATTTTTAGAAGATTATTCTGTAATATTAAAGGAAACAACCGCTTTAATAAAAACGGGAGGATTTTTTGTGATAAAAGTAGGAGAGATACGAAAAGACACTGGTGAGTACTACGGATTTGTTGGAGACACAATCAGAATTCTTAGTGTGTGCGGTCTATCATTCTATAACGATCTTATTTTAAGAAATAGTGTTGGTACGGCAGCAATGCGCGCTTCTAATAATATGAAAACAAAAAAGGTTGTACGCATACACCAAAACGTTCTTGTTTTTTACAAAGGCAATCCAGAAAATTTAAAGAGCTAATAAGTGAAAATAGGGGGCAATACAATGCTGGAAATAAAGCGACTGCGTGCTGAGTTTTTAGCGCAGTACTGTGTTCACAGCGGATTTACTGGTATTGCGTGCCTGACGTGTGGCACAACTGGTATCGCCCTGATACACGCGTGTCAAAAACATGATTTAGAGTGTAGGGTTTTTTCAAATCCAAAGCGCTGGTGGTCTAATGAGGAGTTTATTAAGCACAACGGGACCCAATTTTTTGACGCAACATCTGGGCATATACAGCTTTTACTAATGTGCAAACTAGGGCTGATTTACAGGGGGCTTTTGGGAGATATTGATGATAGTAGTATCACTGTGCCAAGCGGTAGCGGTGAAACTGCTTTGAGTTTAAAGTTTGCGTATCCTGATAAAATCATTATTGCAGAGTACGGAAACACAAAAGAAACCAAAAAAGAACCGTATGCGCCACTAAACGAAATTGTGCGCGCGCTTTGTGTTGTCCGTGTATCAGACATCTGATAAACGCTAAAGTGCTTATATTGATTTTTGGTGATGTGGTATTGGGTGCACCCCCCCGACCGACCGCGCACCTATGAGTGGCTCCGGCGAGTGCCGGACAATCACCCCCCCCCTCCACTAGGAGTACTGACCGTGACGACCAAGAACCTGACCGCGAACCCGACCGTGACCGCCTCCCCCGCCCTCGTGCTCGCCCGCGCCTCCTCCACCTCCGTGATCACCGAGTGGGACGTGGCGAAGGTGATCGCGGCTCCCGCGAAGTTCTGCAAGGACCTCCTCCACGCCATGCGGACGTGGAAGGCGAACCGCGAGATGCCTGAGCAGACGATGCGCGACATGCGGAAGGCGGGAGGCCTCTACGGGAGGAACCCGAACGGCGAGACCAAGAAGGCATGGACGCTCGCGAACGCGAAGGTTGCCCGTGCGACCGCCCAGTACGCGACCGCCGTTGACCTCCTCTCGAGCATCCCGAACCTGAGCGGGATCACGATCGGAAAGATCTCCGACGTGACCACGGAGCGCGAGCTGACCGCTCGTGACCTCCTGGATGGGCTGACCCTCCCGCCCTCGCAGAGCGAGATCGCGAAGTGGCTCGCTGACGCCGCCTGACCCCGACCGTGCCGAGGGGGGAAACCCCCTCGAGCACGATTTACATAGAACGCGCGAGTCGTAGGAACCCCCTCCGCGAGTGCGCGAGCGAGAGCGACCGGTGAAAGACCCGGAGCGCGACGCTCGTGGCTCGGGCAGAAGCGGACCCGGCTCGGGACCCGACCCCCGGAACACGGGGACACGAAGCTCGGGAGTGCGCGAACCCCTGATGATCACGACCGGGAACGGTGCGCTAGGGCGCGCCGAGCCGACCCGACCGAGACGCGCAAGCGTAGCGGTCCCCATAACGGAGGCCGGTTGTCGTGGTTAGTTCGCTGCCGTGAGCGTGTAATGCGCGCACGGAGCGGGACGGACGGCCTGTGGAGGCCGTACCCTGCAGGGCAAGTAGTAGGATCACGGACGATCCTGCGAAGTACAGTACCCGTATGATACAGCGAGTAGCGCTAGGCCATGCTCGCCAACGGTCGAAGGGTACGATAGGCTAGTTCCACCGACAGATACCGTAGGGCGGCTGTCGCGTGCTCCCCGGCTAGGCCGGCAGGTGCGCGGCGGTCCTACTGTGGTGATACGTGGGTGCGTTTGGCGTTGCGTTGCGACGTGATGCGGAGCGTGCCAGGCGGTCTGATATCTATGCAGCGGCTGCGAAGTTTCCTAACGGATTCGCTACGGCTGGAAGGACTGCAACTTCTGATAAGTAGCCAGCAAGGATATGCCACAGTTGATGATGCCCACGACCTAGATCCAATAGCGGGTAACTCCGCTAGGCGGTCAGCCTTCGGGCTGACGACAATAGGTGCGCTATGTTCGGTAGCCAACGGCTACGGGGTTGCATACGCGCGACAGACGCACCTGGGAGTCGATCATGCGGGGTTGCTTAGCGACCAGCCACGCATGACACGGCGGTATCTGTAGGCTACACAGTAGTGGGGTAAGCGGACGATTCTACTGCAGTAGCCGAGTCACAGTCACCAGTAACCCGCAGCCGCACGCATGGCTGCAGATGGGCGGGGCTAGCGTGCTATCACGCCCCGTTTCCCTACCCCAGCACGGCGGAAACGCTGTGCTGTGGGTTTCCCGGATCTACCGGCAAGACCCTGGCGGTCAAACATCCGCTATGGGCACACAGTCTCACCCAGCCTTGACTGGCTGCGGTGGGCATTCACTTATGGACCGCAGCGTGCGGTTTCAAAGTCCTCATGTTACTTGCACTCGTAAGGTGCAGAAAGGTAGGATCTTGGTATGAAGATCAGCAATCAGACGACGTTCACTTGGGTGAATGGTTGGAGCCTGACGATTGTTCCGTCTTGGAACTGCGTGAAGATCAGTGTGATGGGGCCTCGCCAGGTGTTCTATAGGGTGTCGGAGGATCGGACGTACGTGCAGCCATCCGCTGATGAGGCGTTCGATTACCTGAGCACCAAGGGTCTGGCTGAGGTGATGGTGCTGATCGGGCGCATGCCATCGCGTGTTACGGTCGAGCCGTTCGCGGTGGAGGAGCCGAAGAAGGAGAGCCTGGATGGTGTGCCGATGCCGTCGTCTGTGCGACTGAGGGCCAAGGCGACCATCGTGGATAACATGTGCCGGGTGTGTGGAGGGGAGACCAAGCAAGTGGGGGAGGTGCGCACCTGTGATGACTGTGGTCACGGGGCTGAGGGCGTGGCTTACGACCCCAACGAATTCAACAGCATGCAGTCCTAAAGTCCTGAAAGGAGGACTCACATGAACCAGAAATGGCAGTTCCGAGGTCACTACCGCACCAACGAGTGGAGCGGCGGCTTGACCATGAACCGGTTCCCGAAGCCCAAGACCCCGGGGCGCACACTCATGCGCTCTGCATCCAAGGGCTTCCAGGTGGACCAGCAGGGTGGGAATCGCATCCCGAAGGTGGGGCTGGAGCGTAGGGCAATCGCGCTCGGTCACACAGTGGTGCGACCCACTGAACCGCTACCGCTTCCTGGTCGTCTACCCAGAGAAGTGAAGGCTCGCAATCGCCACGTGAAGCTGCGCGACGCTGCGCAGCAGTGGCGTCCGCTTCCCTCTCGTAGGGTGGATGCGGCAGCACGCAGGGCAAGCGCTGCTCTGGTGCATGACTTCAAGGCGGCACTCGCCGCAAGAGGAGGTGTCCTGTGAGACTCGTCGTTGATACGGAGACGAACGCAATCGACTGGGTGTCGTGGAACGCTGGAGACACGTCGTCGCTGCGCACCGTTCACTGCGTGTGTGCGTTGGACGTGGACACTGGTCGGGAGTTCCGCTTCCGCCAGTCGGAAGTGCGGAGCGGGATCAACTTCATCGCGCTCAACGCGCAGGAGATCATCGGGTTCAACGTGGAGTTCGACCGGAGGGTGATGTGCACCCACAACAAGATCGTGCTGCCGTCGTGGGTGACGCTGAACGACACGCGGCGAAACGCAAAGTCCGCATTCCCCAATGGGTACAACGAGTACAGACTCCCGCGGGAATTGTGGGGGCGACACAGTCTAGAGGCGTGGGGACTGCGCCTCGGGATGGACAAGGGGGACTTTGGTAAGTCCACTGACTGGTCGCAATGGTCGCAGGAGATGGAGGACTACTGCATGCGTGATGTTCACGTGACTGCAGCACTGTTCCACTTCTTGCAGAACCACCGCATCTGCAATGCCTAAACCATACCTCTCATGGCTTAATTGCTGTGAGAGGATTTTCTAGTGGTAAGTATGCCACTAGTGTTCACACTCCAGAATAGGAGAGTTACTATGCGTCAGAAGAAGACCCCGGTTCACTTCCTGTGCTGCAACGCGGCGCTCACGTCCCTGGCGATGATGTCGATCCAGGTGGACCAGTTGGCGTTCCAGGGGGCGTTGATGACCAACGCCAACGAGTCGAGCAACGAGCCGTGCAAGATGCGCAACGCGATCGTGGCGCTCTCGGAGTCGCTCGGCGGGAGCCACATCGACTTCGAGGACGTCGTGAACAAGTGGGACGCGATCAAGGAGTTGTACTACTCCGGCATCTCGCCCGACAGCGACGGTGAGCCGCTCACCATGGACCTCTGCATCGGCGCCACGGAGGAGGCGATGCAGGCGCTCCTGACGTTCATGGACCGCTAAACTCCTCAACCCCAGTAGCTCAAACGGATAGAGCAGCTGCCTTCTAAGCAGCAGGTTACAGGTTCGAGTCCTGTCTGGGGTGTTCACCCATGGTATGTACGCCATGGGTTTTCTACTCTTTTGCCAATGGCAAAGGATCTGTTATGGTCAAGCGTTTCTTCTCGTCCATCGGCCGTCTCGCAACCATGGTGTTCATCCTGTGTGTCACTGTCTATGGTGCGGCTCAGCCGTTTGTTGATCTTCCTCACAAGGCGCTGATCAATGAATGGCTCGTGATCGGGTTCTCTGTGCTGATCATCTGGAACATCCGTGATTTTGCGCATGATCTTGGCTTCTGGTGCAACGAGGTCAAGAAGTCCTACCGCGGACAGGAGTGACCATGTCAGACATTGACAAGCTCATCCATCGGGCTGTTCGCAGCCTGATGCGACGTAAGAACATCAGTTTCGCGGAAGCCTGTCGTATCGTGTATACGAGGGTGGACGTGCTTCAGTCCTGCGAAAAGGCTTCGGCCCTGTGACAGTTCGCTGTCTCTAGCTCAATGGCTCGTATCGGAGAAATCCGGTACGGGCTTTTTCTATTGGCATGGTGCTAATAGATCTTTCTAGAAAGGAAGGTTTGGTATGAACAAGGAATTGAGTGAGCGGGTTGACAAGGCCTACGGGTCCATCAGCAACATTCAGGCCAGGGCTTGCGCTGATCACGGTCCTGGGGTGGCCATGGTTCGGGGTGCGTTCGGTGAGTACCTGATTCTGAGCGACCTGAAGGAGCTGATCAGTGAACTCGTGAAGGAGAACAACAAGATGGTGATGCGAGAACTGGAGTTGTCCCGTTCAGTGATTGATCTCGAGGGCAAGGTCGCGTCGCTAGAACGTGTGGAGCGCCACTCCGAGTTCGTCATGGCCAGCATCATTCGGGAACGCGATGAGGTGCGTGACACGCTGGCAAACATTGTGGTTCTGTCCGAGGATATGCAGCGGCGTTTGTCGAGGAACAGCCGAGACCGGGCATCAGAAAGGAACATCCGATGAAGTCATGCACTCTGTACATCATCCGTGGGTTGCCGGGATCTGGAAAGTCCACACTTGCGCATCGGCTCGTGGGCGACGGCAACTACTTTGAGGCGGACATGTACTTCACAGATCCCAAGACTGGTGAGTACAAGTTCGATCAAACCAAGTTGCGCGAGGCTCATGCGTGGTGCTTGGAGAGCACCAAGAAGGCCATGCGCAGTCGCTATGAGACCTTTACGGACAATGTTCCGTGGGATCCCAATGGTGAGCCAGTGACAAGCCATGGAATCGGTGACCCAACTCCCGTTGCTGTTTCGAACACATTCACCCAACTCTGGGAGATGCAGCCGTACATCGACCTGGTGAAGAGTGAAGAGTTCTCAGCGGACTGGGAAGTGTGCATTGTTGAGCTGCACAACAACTTTGGAAGTGTTCATGGCGTTCCCACCGAAGCCATTGAACGCATGCGCAGTCGGTGGGAGAAAATCGGAGAATGACATGGACGAAGAAATGATCAACTTTTTCAACCTGTGTGGGAAGATCCAGGACATGATGCTTGCGAATGAGCGGCTCAGGGAAGAGAACGCTCGTCTCAAGGATGAGGTCAAGAAGGTCCGAAAGGATCGTGAGGAAGGATTCCAAATTTCTGCACAGGGACACAAGCAGCTCATCGACGCTTTGATCAGCGGAGATCTGAAGCTGAAAACATAAACACAGTCTGTGCGGGGGAAACCTCTCACAGACAATTCTGCAGGGGCGCCTGCAGTAGCCACTCTTTCCTGAAATGTCTCAGGTTGATGGCTTAATACGCTTTGTGTGACTCAGTCACACAGAAAGGGTTGGTTATGACCAACTCCACCGTTACTTCGTCCGTCACCACCTCGCCCGCCAACGTCGCCCGCAACGCGACCAAGAAGGAGGCCACCCGCGTGGCTGAGATCGTGGTCGAGTTCCGCAAGGCTGGCACCGCGTCGTCTGCGGTGTCTCAGGTGCGCCGCGTCGTGGGCCAGGTTCTGAACACCCGCACCATGAGCGCCGAGGACCGCGTCATCGCGATCACGGCAGGCTACGAGGCGCTGAAGGCGCAGATCGTGGCGCTCGTGGAGCAGGAGGCTCAGGCGGCGCTGGAGCTGTCGCAGATCCCGGACGGCACCACCGGTCCGGGCGGTATCCACATCGCTGATGTGAAGACGGAGATGTTCGCTGCCGCCTCGAAGAAGACGGCAACGGAGAACAACAGCTCTGCGCTCCGCAAGGCTGGCATGCTGGCGTAATTTCACTTTCGCACGAGGGTTCGGGGGTGGGGCCGAAGCGCCTCACCCCTGGCCTTCCAAGAGCAGGAGAACACGACATGAAGCAAGGAAATCAAGAGATCTCTGCCATGGTTGCGACCATGCGTGAGATGAACGCCCAGTCAACGCTCAACAGCAGTGAAATTCTGTTGGGTAAGATCATCGTTCATACCATGATGAGTGTTTCTCAGCCAGACATGCTTTCAGAGGATGAGCTGATTGACATGCACACGTTTGTGAACAAGATCGGGCTTACTCCAGACGATCTGATTCGCATGGCAGCCAAGATCATGGCAGAGAACCTAGTTAGGAAAATGGAAGACCACGGAATGCTTCCATACCAGCAGTGACGGTCTCATAAAAACTCCTCAAAGCGGCCCAGTCCGCTAAGTGAATGAATCAGACACTACTGGGAGTGTCTAATTTGACCAAAGGAGGTCAAAATGCAGTTTGTCAAGGTTATGCAACTCGTGCACCGTGTGCACACGGATTCGAATGGTAGGTTCTTTTACTCAAGCGTCATTCCTGAGCTGAGTGAGGTTCTGTACGCAGGCAGCAACTTTGCTGCGGCGCAGGACTTCTACTACTCCTACTGCGATTCCGCACGCAAGACCTTCCGACGTGTTCCGCGTGGTTACTGTATCGAGATCGTGATCCAGGGATACATGAACTCGACAGGCCCGAGTGGGATTGTCGGTGACAAGCCATGGCAGGATCGTATCGTGAAGGAGCGTTCCTTCGAGATTCCTGCCCATTCCATGAGTTGAGAAAGAGACCAAAATGCAGATCACTCTGTCAGAAGCTGTACAGAAGATCGAAGAGGCCAAGGAGTCTGGCCGTGTCTTCGGCGTAACCTTCGTCAAGCGCACCGATGGAACTACGCGTGAGATGAACTGTCGTGGCGGTGTAAAGAAGGGTGTGACTGGACAGGGTATGAAGTACGACCCTGCATCCAAGAACCTAGTCACCGTCTTCGACATGCAGAAGGGCGAGTTTCGCCACATCAACCAGGACACCATCACTCGTGTCACCATGAACGGTGTTACGTTCACCGTTGTCAAGGACTGACACTCAAACTCCTCATTTAGGCAACTCAAAAGCCTAACAAAGAGACAACACCATACCGTGTTACTAGTGTTGATTCACACGCAACTTTCACTTAGGACTTAGAACCATGACCACTCTCAACACCTCCGTCGAAATCCTCGCCTCCAGCACCATCGACGCCACCAAGAAGGGCGCAGCCAAGCTGACGACCCTGGTGACGGAGTACCGTGACGACAAGGCGACTCCGTCGAAGGCCATGTCTCAGCTCAACGCCCAGGTCGCGTCGCTCCTGAACGCGTCCGTTCCGGTCACCGAAGAGGCCCTACGTGCTTTCGGTGAGTCCGCGAAGGCAGCTGCTATCGCAGCTATCGATCGCCAGATGGAGCGGGCTGTTGCTCTCGCTGGCATCGCACGTGGCACCACCGGCAAGGGTGGCATCCACCGCGACGACGTTGTGACTGAGCTGTTCGCTGCTCAGAAGAAGTCTCAGGCGGTGGAGAACAACACGGCAGCTCTCAAGGCTGCTGGTGTTCGCGCTTGATCTGAGCTGACGAGTAGTGTGGGGGTGGCGTTCAGTGTGGGCGCCACCCCCCCTTTCTCTTTCGAGGTTTTCTGTTGTCCAAAAAGCTTACAGAAGAAGATCGTGATCGTGTTGCTTGTTCAGTTTCTCGTGCAGGCATGAGTCTTGTAATGCTATGCGAAGAAACTCAAGATCCTGTCTTGTCATCAAAACTGAATAAGATTTTGAACGACGTCAGATCCGCAAACGAGACACTTTGCCAAAAGCAAGGAGACACAGATGAGAACTGGAATGATGACGAATTCTGGCTTTACGTCAACTGATCAGAGTGATTTTGGGCATAGGGGTTTCTGCATAGAGTTTTCTAACGGATACTCTGTGTCTGTTCAGTGGGGCTGGATGAATTACTGCTCAAACAGAGGCGACGCGCAAAATCACAAAGACAGAGTGAGCACCTCGTTCAATTCCAAGACTGCAGAAGTTTTGCTCATGTGGAAAGGTGAGTTTGTTCCGGTTAATAAATTTCCACGTTCTCTTTTTCTAGCGTGGCAATACTCATTTGATGACTTTGGTGTTGCCGGAAATCTCTCCGCAGATTCAGTTGGTAGGCTGATCAGAGATGTTGTTTCTCTGGATAGAGAGCCTCTCGATTGACTGCAGAAGCAGAAAAACTCGCGTCTTGTGTTCGTGCATACATGGAATGTGTGTACGGTAGCTCTTCAAAACAGGAACAGGAACTAGCAAGGACCGCAATGTTTCTGGCTTTGGCTCTTTATGACAAAGCTAGAAAGAGAAGCAAGGAATCGGAATAGAGCCTGGCTTTTTCTCGCAACACTAACAACAATTCTTTTGCACTATGGACACAGTTAAAAACTGCGTTGGATGCGGATCTCTCATACCGCAAGCTCGCATAGAAGCTTTGCCAAACACGTCCAGGTGTGTCAAGTGCTCAACCGAAAAACCAATGAAGGGTTACATGGTCTTTGGTCATAAGACCGCGCCTGATCTCATTTGTGTGCCAACAGAAGACTTGGAAGCAATAAGAATCGCAGATCGTGCAAACTCTAGGTCACGCTGACACGAAAACTCCTCAAGGAGATCACTCATGAACATCACTTTTGGCTCTCGTCATCGTCCGTACAAGCAGGATCCGATTTTCTACGCTTCTTTTAATTATGCAAAGGAAAGGCGTAAGGACAATCTAGCTGAAAGAGAGCGTGCGATTTCTGCAATCGCTGGACCAAATACGTCGCCAGAAAATCTGGTGACGATCCGTTCCATGTATGATCAGACAACTCATCTGCGAACAACTGCCCGTGAGCTTTTGCTTACGATGGACTTTGTTCCTACGCCACCGAATGTTCTTGATAACTACAGCCATCTTCACGATGAGCTGTGGACGTCAATCGAGTGCCTGGCCAAGTGTGGTGTTTACTTGCTTCACACAAATCATCTGTCTGACATCGACTTGTACTCTCGTCTGTACTACAAGATCTTTGACGAAGAGTGTGCAATCATGCCTCCTAGTAATGAGGCTCATGAGTACATTGACTGCATGCACGAAGTCGATCGATTTTTCCTGAATGATCAGATTGACACTAGCACTAGCAAAAATGAGAGCATTTACGCAAGGGGACCAATCTGCAAGAAGTTCACAAGAGAAGCTGCAAGCAATGCGTTTTCGCACAGCCGAGACTTTTTCCTTCCTCGTCCTGACAGCATTATCTGAGGCTTATAAGAAAGGATCATCAAATGGGACTTGATCAATGGTGCTACGCGTGTGATTGCGATGAAATCCCTGATGGGGTTCGTGTTGACTTTTGCAGACCAGACTCCAGTGTTGAAATCGCTTACTGGCGAAAGCATCCTAATCTCCATGGCTGGATGGAGGATCTCTATAGAAAGCGTGGTGGCACTGATGAGCAGTTTAACTGCACTGCGGTTGAGCTGACACTGAGTGACCTAGAAAATCTCGAGGACTCCATTCGAGAAGATGGTCTTCCTGATACTGTTGGCTTTTTCTTTGGTCAGTCTTACAGAGATGAAGAACAGAGAAAGGAAGATCTTGACTTTGTAGAAAGAGCTAAGAAGTTAATCGTTGAGGAAGACAAGCGAATCTTCTACACTTCTTGGTGGTGAATCATTTCTTTCTAGAAGAAGAATCATTCACACAAAGCGTTGATCAACACGACAAACCCCAATACATAATGGATACTGAGAATGGGCATTCTACAAGAAAATGTCCAGATTCAAAAAGAAAGTAAGAAAGTGCGAAACCTCAGCAAGCAGAAGGTAACTCTTATTGTTGTTCTGTTCATCGTAAGTCTTTGCATCACAGGTGTTTGCTACTACATGGCCTGGAAGGGTCAGTATTGGGGACTTTGTGGTGCATTTGGACTTACTTTGTGGAGTGGTGTGGCTAAGGTTATTGGCAAAGCAATCACGGAGGCCTGATATGAATTTTGAAATCACCAAGAATTGCGTTGTTACTCACAAGTCTTACACTGTCTTTGTTCAGCTACAGGACTTTGTGGATTGGCAGGAACGTAGAAAGCTAGCCAAGAATGCTTTTCCTTATCTGAGCACAGCAGATAGGGAGTTCATCATTAGTGGTATTTCTCCTGATGGATGGGATCAGATCTTTACCGAAGACGCTTCTGACGAGTCATAACCAAAAAAATAGCCATAATGAGCCAAAAGAGAAAGCACGCACGCAATATCCGATTCGCCTCTCAACACCTGATGAGAAAGGCAAACAGAGCAGCAGCAAGACTGGATAAGGCGACCAACAAGGATCTTGTGGAGTTTTATGATCTTCTCTACACAGATCTATCAAACGCTTGGATGAACGCAAACAAGCGCTACACCGAATGGGAAGCACGAAACGGGTATCTGGATGATGATTGGTCTCCTATGGACGATAGCAGAAATTACTATCGCTACGAGGCCTGCATGAGTGTTGGTGACTACGAAGGTGCAAACGACTGCTTTCGTTAAGACCACATAAAACACTCTAAAACCACAAAAACACACCACCACAACATCCACAATACTGTTGTGAACACAGAAAACCGCGAAAAACCAAACTTTCATTTGAGGACTTCTGTGAAAGATAATTTACCTGATGAAACTCCTCAGAATCCACCCGTAGACCGCGAGTCTCTCCATACCCTTATCTGTCTTACTCCTATGTATACAGATGGGATTGTTAAGACGGAGTGGGTTCGAATACAGTGTTCAAATACGCTCAAAAAGCAGCCCTGGCTGCTCAGAAACGCGTTTTGTGCTTTGGCGTGGGATAAGATCCGTGGACTTTTCTTTGACTGGAGACTGATGATGGCACGATCCAAGGACGCAAATAAGAAGGAAACGATTAAGGTAATGTCTACTGACGTCCAGCTTACCAACGATGACAGGCAGTTGTCTATTTACGAACTGCTTTACGCCACGCAATGTCAGGCGATTTCCGAATTCATTGAGATGATGGCTCGTGACGGAAACATGACCGATGAGCAGCTTGACTTTATTCAGAGGAAGCTTCTTGGCGGTCTTTCTGATAGCGCAAAGGCGGCTCTTGTCATTCGCGCCATGTACGGAAATCGAAAGGATCAATTTACCTTTGCCGACAAGACAAACCGCAAGCCGGAGGCTTTCTAATGCTTACTCATGAAATTGAATTTGATACGAAGACACTCAAGAACAAGCCATTCTGTGATGTGATGCGGCGTGAGTTTGGGGACTTTAACAAGATCGCCGTTCAGTTTTCTGTTACCAAATGGCGTTCTTTCCTTGAATCTCCAAGGCATTATACATACGAAGCAAAGGAAATCCTTGTTCACAGTGTTTATGCCACAAATACCGAAACAGAAGATTACGTTGAATACGAAGATCCACAAGACGCACTGAGCGAAAACGGATACAGGCACATAATTGGCCTGTGTTTTAACGAATGCTCAGAAAACCCAAATATAGTTGTGGAGTTTGTTGAAGAGGCTCTCAATAGGAACCAGCCCGACAGATACGAGGAAGCTTGATATGGAACCGAAGATTGATAAGGCTTGTGCCGAGCACATTTCTCGTGAAGTCAATAAGATCCTGAGAATGGCAAGTCCCAAGATGTCTGAGGAGGACTTTTTCAGCATTGAAATGGCTGCAGAGGGTCTCATGCAGTACATTTACAAGAACTCTATGACTGAAGAAGAGGAAGAAGACCAGACCCTTCTGGATGAGCAAACGGCAAATTACTACAGAGATCTTGGTCTGTAAATAAAAGGAAGCAACCAATGAATGACACGGAAATCATAAACTCATTGATGCGTATTGACGGAAGATCGCAGAGCATCAATATGATTGCTGCTAATCAAATTCGAGATCTAAATATCGAAATCGAACGCCTTCGCGCCGAGCGCGATGAGGCAAGACAAGAGGTATGCTCTCTTAAAAGTCTAGATCGTTGTTGTGTAATTTCCCCAAAGGGATACGCAGAATTACGAAAGTGGGACTGTTTCTCCAAGGAGGATGGCAAGTGAGCGAAGAAGAGCGCGAGTACCTGAACGAAACGATCAGGAACCTCAACAGTCAACTGGTTGATGCGTTGCGTGAGCGCAACGAGGCGAGGCGGGAGGTGTGCCAGTGCCGCTCCACTTCATACCCACATGACATGAAGGAAGTATATGAAATTGCAGATTCCCGTGGTTGGGACTGCTACAAGGAGGACGGCAAGTGAACAGAGAACGCTACATCGAACTCAACACCACGGGACAGGATCTCACCCCCGAAGAGTGGGATCAGGGTTGGCATTGGTGTGTTGAATGGGATGGCTTGCTTGTAGGCCCGAACACCGAAGAGGCTCTTGTCTGCTCTTGCAACCATCCTGTCATCGAAGCATGGAAGCAGTCTGATGCTGGCAAGAAGTTGCAAGAGGAACTTGATAAGCGGTTTGAAGAAATTAATGAAAAAAACTTCCTCATGGAGGACGGCAAGTGAGCAAGAAGAAGCGCAAGACCAAGATCACGAAGACTCAGCGAATCGAACAGCAACTCAAGTTGCTGTACAGGACAATGGATGAGTATCGGGACATGGAAAACAAACTGGTCGCAACTGGTGATCGGATGTTCCACCGCATCTACCAACTGGAACAGATTGCGCGAGGCTGGGACAAGGAGGACGGCAAGTGAGAATCATCATGATGGTCGAAATTTCTGATGGCGAAACCGAGTCTTTTTGGTCGCAGTTTGAAAAGATGGTTGAAGATTCGAAAGTTGAGGGTTTTTTCTCGCTTTGTCAAAACGGAAACTCCCTTGCCCATGAGCTTCCTCCGCATATGTCACACGAGAAATCTTTGGCTCAGGCGATCTCTGCTATGGAGCAGGACTTTCTTTGTGATTCTAATGAGCATGTTAGAACTGAAAGAACTGGAGAAGAGCATCTTAGCCTAGCCTATCAGGAAGAGGCTAGACAGGCTTGGTATGAAAATACTTACGGGCCAGATGGAGGAGAATTTGATGACCGAGATGATTATGACCCAAGAGAAGATGATGATTTAGATGAAGAAGTTGACAGTGGCGATTTGAGCGACTCAATGAATAAGATTTGCGACAAATACGAAGACGTTTTCAAGAGGCTTAGTGAAACAGACTCAAAAGAAAATCCGCATAAGGAAGGTGCTGACTAATGGACCAGCAAACAATCATGCATATGTTTATTTCTGATCTCTCAACCGCCATTTTTACAAACAAGCCAGTCAAGGAGGTCTTTGATGCCTACGAACAAACTTTCAGAGTCTGTGCTAAGTCTTCCGGTAATAACGACATGGGTAATTCAGAGGTACAAGGGGAAAATCTCAGCGGATCTGCAGAAGTTCAAGACAATCAAGCAGGCTGATCTGGTTCACGGTAAGTTTTCGTCCCCGTCAAAAATGCCGGGATGGGGATACGCCTTGCCGTCAAGCAAGTGCAAGACAGGTGGAAAGCTGAGGTTTGTTGCTGGTTCTGTTTGCTTTTCTTGCTATGCAGCTGACGACTGGGCTTGGGCCAAGCAAGGAGGCCATCACTCAAACTATCCCTGGAGCAATGTAAAGTCAGCAAACGCAAGGCGATTTGAGTCTTTGACTAATCAGCAATGGGTTCCATCAATCGTTTTCACCATTCTCAAGAGAAAGTGTAAGGAGTTTAGGTGGCACGACAGCGGAGACCTCCAGTCGCTTAATCACTTTTTCAATATCTGCAAGGTTTGCGAGAACACACCGAATACTATTCATTGGCTTCCTACAAGAGAGTACGAGATCATTGATTCGGTTGATTTCAGTATTCCTGACAACCTTTGTGTTCGTGTTTCTGCACATATTGTCGGAAAGAACGCACCAAGACGATTCGCTAACACATCAATAGTTGTAGATGACCCTTCTGGTCACCAACATGTTTGCCCTGTGACAACAGACGAAGACCGTAAAAACTGCGAAGACTGCAGAAACTGCTGGGATAAATCGATTCCAACAATTGCTTACGTGAGGCACTAATGAAAGACATTGCTCTTGTTTTCAAAAACGTTTACGTTCCGAACGACTCAGTTCCGTACACTATCAGAGTTGAGGCCTCTGTTGACTTCTTGAACGAGGACGAAGACGACGACGATTGTCACATGGATTTTGTTTCTTCAGTCTGGGATATCAAGGAAATCAGGCTTACTGACTACACTAGGCACAGCAAGGCTAGTGTTGAGACATCCTGGGGTGTTGGTTTTTCACTTGTTGACAACAGCGAATACAAGAAGGTTGCTGATTTTGTAAGCTCATTTGATTTTGCAGAGATGGTTTACGACAGAATCGTGTCTGGAAACACTGGATCTGAAATCATTTACGGAGACTACTGGCTATGAAGGTTATAGTCGTTTTTGATTACCCAGACATCAACGATGTAAACGGTCCACTTGCAGATGAAGAAATTGACACCTTGACCATTGATCTAAAGAATCTTGCCAAGGATGTTGGATACAAGTGGTACATTGATGATGTGGTAGGCTAATAAAAGGAACAAGTCATGGCATTCAAAAGATTCATGTTTAACAACAAGACGGTGGTCTCGCTTGATGGATTTGATAACATCACGAGGCGAAGACCAGCTGACATGACAGCGCTTGAAACATACGTAAAATTTTGGTCTAGATCTTATTCGACACTTACTGTTGGTTGCGAGATTTTTGTTTGTGATAGTGTGTATTCTTATTCCACACAGTGGTCAAAGGGTCAAATTCACAGACCTACCATTCTTCGTGCATCATTTTGGCATTCCAAAGAAAACAAAGAAGATCCAATTAATTTTAAGATCTGTAGTTCTTATGGTCTAAGATTGGAGAATCCAGAGGCGAGTTTTGATGAATTGAAGCTTGTTTCTGTGATTGTATCTGAAAAGATCAAAAGTATGCTCTAGTGTATTATAAATATGGCACTGCAAATACGTCAAATCAAGTCCGATAAAAGCCTTGGACTTTTCTGGAACGGAAACACGTTTGCATCTGTTGGTTCTGCAAAAACATTTACATCATTCAGATCTGCAGCTGTTGAAAGTGCTAGAATATCCGTGTCATTTGGTGTTCAGACAGAGGTTGTTGATTCTGTTTCAAATCAAAATGATGCAGATCTACAGTCTGTAACATATAAAACAACTCAAGAAGTTGGAAAGAAAACATCGTCAGTCAAAGTTGAACTTTTGTCCCAAGATGAGCCTTACACGAAATCATGATCTCAAACATTGTTTCTCCAACCGTTGAACGATTCGGTTCATTCACAGAGTCAAAGTTTGGAATTTCCTCAAGCGAGGATCTTGTTTACATCTTTGACATCCTTCGCAGCAAGCTTTACTCAAATAAGATTGCCGCTGTCGTAAGAGAGTATTCTACAAATGCCGCTGACGCAAATGTGGAAAACGGACTGCGCGACAAGCCAATCGTAATTACAGCGCCGACAAGAATGGTCCCGCAATTCAAGGTTCGTGACTTTGGTCGCGGACTTACCGAAGAAGAGATCAGGAATGTCTATTGCATGTATGGCCGAAGCACCAAGCGTAACAGCAATGACTACACTGGTCAGCTTGGTCTTGGATCAAAAAGCGGATTTGCTTACGGAGATTCGTTCACAATTGTCTCCTACAAGGACGGCGTAAAGCATACTTATACCGCATACATTGACGAAACCAGACTTGGCTCTATCGCAAAGGTTGACGAAAGCAAGACCCAGGAAGAGAACGGTATTGAGATTGTCATTCCTGTAAATATTTCAGATATCCGTTCTTTCGAGAGCGAGATCGCAACTGCTGTCAAGTATTTCAAGGTCAAGCCAAACGTTCTTAACATCAGCGCCATTTCTTTCCAATCTGACGAAAAGGAGATCATCTCTGGAAAGGGCTGGAAGGTTTACGCAAATGGTGTAAACTCATATTACCAAAGTAAGGCAGTTGCTGTCATGGGAAACATTGGTTATCCAATCAATGTTCAAACCCTGACCAACAACACATACTCTGTAAACGCACTAAACTCACCAATCTGCATTGACTTTGACATCGGAAAGCTTAGCATCTCGGCAAACAGAGAAGAGCTTGAGTACAACGAATCAACAAAGAAAGCTATTCTTGATCGTGTAAAGGAAATTGAAGCAGAAATTATTGATGTTACTGAAAAGCAGCTCAAGGACTGCAAGAACATCATTGAGGCAAAGAAGAAGTTTGGATCGTTTAACAGACACTTTAGCTGGATTATCAACGGCAAGGTGAAGTGGAACGGCATCACGATCACAAGCAGCAGCCTTGATGTCAACACCACATTCTGCACCGCGAGACTGTACAATCCTAACGGCAAAAGCGAGGTTGTGCACCACATTTTCCTGGGCGACAATCACAGGAATGTTGAGGAGATCTTTTACCATGATGGTCAGCGTGGAAACTACGCAAAGGTAGCACACCTTGCAAAGACCAACAACTATTTCTACTGCCTTATCCAGTTTCACGACAGAACCAACGAGGACGGTGGAACTACATCGCCTGACGCATGGATAAAGGCAAACGGGCTTGATAGGAATCTTTTCAGAAACGCAAGCGTTCTTGCTGATCCGCCGAAGTCTGTCCGTGTTCCAAGAGTAAAGGGTCAGTCGTACTGCAACTGTTATTTTATCAACGATGAAAAGTCTTTGAAGTCATGGGGCACTGCTTCTGAGAATTACTCGAATGGGAAGTGCGACAAGAAGGCTGGTGGTCTTTATATCAAAGTTGACCATTTCCTTGTCATGGTTAATGGATCTCGTACTTCCGCAAAGGATTTCATTCGCATTGTTAAGATTTTCAATGAGATAACTGGAGACTCAATCGATCCAAACAAGATCCCGTGCTTCAGAGCAAGCGAGGCAGAATCTCTTAGCGATAAGTGGACTGACATAAACAGCTACATGATTGAAAAGCTTAATAGCTGCAGCACAATCGTTAAATACTCAAATCTACAGTCATACTCTGATATTTTCGAGTCTATTGACGGCTATTATGGTATCGGCATCTTCAATAAGAGCTTGCTGAACGCCATCTCTGCACGATCTAGCGAATTCACAGACAATACAAGGGTTTCAAACCTCATCCGTCTTTGGGAAAACATCAAAGCCTTTATGGAGGAAAACCGCAAGCAAATGAAGGGCGGCATGTACGATAAGATCAAGGATATTGGCCGCTACTTCACAATCAACGCTGATACCAATAACAAGAACGAGCCAGAGCAACTCAGAGAAGAAATTCAAAATATGGAAACAGAATACCCGCTTCTTGCTATCATCAACAGGTCTAGCAACAACAATACTGAACTGAACAAGCACATCGTTAACTACATCGCAAAGCTCTGAGACCAAAGGAAATCACACAATGAACACTCCTTCCATCATCTGCACTGATATCAGCATGACCGTTGTTTTCTCTGGCGAGTCTCCTAAGGTGATCAATTCTAATCACCCGAACTTCCAGAAGTGCCGTGAAGCAATTCGAAACCGCGACTGGTCGTCTCTTCACAAGATGGTCAATGTTGAAGAGGCGGTCCGCTCTTACGTCTCCGACAACGGCAACATTACCGTTGCCAACGGAACGATTTACTACAAGGGCGAGCAGCTTCACGGTCTTATTGTTGATCGTGTTTTCCAGTTCATGCGAGAGAATCTTCCGTTTGAGCCTCTCATCAACTTCATCAATAACATGATGGAAAATCCGTCATTCCGATCCCGCAATGAGCTTTACGGATTCCTTGAGCATGAAGGCCTTCCTATCACGGAAGACGGCCACTTCCTGGCTTATAAGGCTGTTCGTAATGACTACTACGACATCTATAGCGGCAAGTTCTACAATGGAATCGGCACTCGCGTTTCCGTTGCTCGCCGTAACGTGGATGACGACTGCAATCGTGGATGCTCTCATGGTCTCCACGCAGGTAGTCTTGACTATGTTCGTGGATACGGCCAATCTGACTCTAAGTTCCTGATCGTCAAGATCAACCCAAAGGACGTTGTTTCTGTTCCTTCGGAGGACAGCCGCAAGCTTCGCTGCTGCGAGTATGTTGTCCTTTCCGAGTTCAAGGAGCAGCTAAACAATCCTTGCTACGGTGTCGATGGTAGCGACTTCTCTTGGGATGATGATTTTGAGGATGAGGATGATGACTGCTGCGGCAATGATTGCTGCACTAGCAAGGCCCCAAAGACTCGTGGTGACGAGTACGATTACTACAATTACTGAAAACACTGTAGACAAGCAACTGAATAATTGCTAGAATCACTTCGGGATGGGGGAGGTAGAGCGGCGTGTAGCTGTTTCTGCCTCTCCCACAACACTAAGGATTTACGATGAGCAACGAATGCCACAAGATTGACATGACGACCGGCAAGGCTGCTATGTTCTCTTCTCGCGGAATGGTTCCGTGGCACGGTCTTGGGACTGTGATCCAGGAAGACGCAGCAACTTCAGCAGACGCCATCAAGTATGCTGGTCTTGATTACTCTCTGTTCAAGACCAATCTCTGGACGATTGATGGTGATGGTAACAAGATTGATGTTCCAGAAAACTTTGCTGTTGTTCGCGGAGACACCAATGCTGTTCTTGGTGTTGTCGGCAAGAACTACAAGATTTTCCAGAACAGCGAAGCCTTTGAGTTCTTTGACAGCGTTGTCGGTGAAAAGCTTGCTATTTACGAAACAGCAGGTGCTATTCACGGAGGCAAGATTGTTTGGATTCTTGCCAAGCTTCCTGCTGAGCTGCGAGTTGCCAAGACTGACGATGCGACCAACGCATACGTCATGCTTGCGACATCTCACGATGGAAGCATGAGCGTTACGATGATGCCAACGCTTGTTCGTGTCGTTTGCAATAACACATTCACGCTCGCTATCAACGGCTTCTCAATTGAGCGCGGCATCAAGATGCGCCACACGAAGAATATGTCAACGAAGATTGACATTGCTCGTGAGCGTCTTGGTGTTGTCAATTCTCAGGTTGAGGAGTACAATGAGCAGATGAACGCTCTTGCAAAGCGCAAGATCAACAAGACTGAACTCAAGTCCTATATTGAGTCTCTTTTCCCTGATAACGAAAACGCAAAGAACAATACTCGCACTGAAAACATGCGCGATCAGATTTACGAAAACTGGGCGGAAACGGAATTTGCTCAGATTGAAGGTACTGCTTGGGCTGCATTCAATGCGGTGACTAAGTTTGTTGATCACCAGCGCAGCACGAAGGGTACTGATGACGCTGATCGCGCAAACAACAGGATGTACAGCGTCCTGATGTCTTCTGGTGCTGTTAAGAAGCGCGAAGCCTTTAATTCTGCCCTGGCTCTTGTCTAAATAAAGTAATGGGGGCCGGGTGCGTTGCCCGGTCCCCAAAACTCCTCAAAAGGATCTACCAATGAAGCTCATTATTGAAAAAACAAACAATTGCTATTATGCCTACACCGAAGATCAGCACCATCACGATACTGTTGAGTCTGGTCGAAGCGCAGAAAGTGTGAGGATGAAGCAGTCTTGGCTTGAAGAAAGCTGCGATCTTGCCGATATGCCAGAAGGCTCTTATATCGTTTTTGATATTAAGGAAGCTTGATATGAAGAAAGATATCGCAAAGAAGTGGACTAAAGAACTTAGGTCCGGAAGATGGGAGCAGGGACGAGACGCTCTGTGTTCTGTTGAAGGCGATGGTACTATGTGCTATTGCTGCCTTGGTGTCTTGACTGAGCTTTATAATCTAAATCAAAAGAGGTCAAGAAAGAAGACACTTATCACAGAAAACATTGAAGAGCGCGCCTTTGATGGAAAAAATGTTGTTTCATACAACGGCCAAGACGAGGTTCTTCCGGATGAGGTTATGAGGTGGGCCGGAATGTCTACCGAAAACGGTAGTCTGCTTGACTGTGATCTTGATGTTGATTACGAACATCTTGCAGACATGAATGACTCTGGCAAATCTTTTAAGTATATTGCTAGTATCATCGACCAGCATTACGAAAATCTATAAAAACTACTTAGTCGTAAGAAATTACGCAAGGAAGACCAGTGCCTTACCACAAGTTTAGAATTAATGCGGTTGACATGGATGGTTTTTGCGTAACAGTAACAAAAGAGATTCCAGAATTTAACCTAAGTGTCGTTCCTGGGCATGACGAATTTTGGGTTTTGTTTAATGGGACAAAAGACGAGGCAAAGAAACTCAAGATGTTGATTGAAGAACGTGTTTGTCCAATTGAAAAAGCATCATATTCAAGAAGTCTTGGATAAAAAACTATAATTGGTCTGGTTAGGGATAAAACCCTAGCCAGATTTTTCATGAAAAACCAAAAATACCCAACTTGGTTTGTTGTTTACAGGAAAGTAAGCAAGAAAAAAGAAGCAGTATACTGTGAAATGGTCCTTGATGACAAAGGACTGAAGAAAGCGATAGCAGCAGCAACTAGGGATTTTCCAGAAAAAGAATACTTTGTTGAGCTTCAGAAAAAAGAACCTTTTATGGGGTGGTAAATGCCTTCTAGAAAAACAATTGAAGTGCCAGTGGACTTTTTAAAGTTTGTTGCGTCTCTCAGTGAATCAATCTATGTTGATGATGTTGACGCTGCTGCAGCAATCGGATTCAAGTACCTGAAAAAGAATAAGATTAAGCCGTACTCAAATTTCCAAACTTTTGATAGTTACAACGAAAGGCACGAAAATGAGTGATGACAACACAATTGATCTTCGCAAGTTTAATAATAATCTAGCAGACCCAAACTACGTACTTAACAAAATTACTAGTCTTGAAAAGAGGATCAGGGTGATGCGTGAACTTTTGTGGGAGTGGAATCCCTCAGCAGTTCCTGTTTGGGAGCATTACAAACTTCAAAATGCTGGAGAGACTAGCGAAGACTATAACTTTATTAATGAAGACCCGGACTTCATAGACGAATATAAGCCATATGAGCCACCAGATGTTGAATACCCTGAATTCTGACGACAAAAACCGCGACAAAACCGCGAAAGGATCGCTACTTCTTGATTCGGCAATGATCAGAAGGCTGAATAAGTGCGTTGACCTCTCAATGTCTCTGATTGAAGACATCGACTCTGACTCAAAGCATGTTTCATTTGTTCTTAGGCGCAGCAAGATCATTGCTCTTGGCGTCAACAGAAGTATGCAGACACACCCTCTTGCGCTGAAGCTAAACTGCAGGTTTGGCACAATGCACTCGGAGCTTTCTGCTATTCTCAAGGCTAAGAAGTCAAACGAGTTTTACAATGCTACACTTGTGAACGTAAGACTTAGCTCTTCTTCACTAACAGAAAGGACGCCGATACTTAGAAACTCAAAACCTTGCAAGTCTTGCCAAAGACTTATCCTGGCTTGTCCTGAAATAAAGAAGGTCATTTACAGCACCGACAATGGATGGTACGAATATGCTTAATGCAGAACAATCACTACAAATTGATTACTTTGGTGACGGTAAATATGTTCTTATGGTTGGCGAGCCGTTTTCAGGAAGTGATAGCCATTATTTTTCTTCAGTGCAAGAAATCTTTGAATGGGTAATGAAGAACTACGGAGACACTCCAGTCGAGATGAGTCAGGTTGCGCATCTTGTTCTAACTATTGAACTTGGAGTTGGCCATGACACTAACTTCAGCGGTGATTAACAACGCAATCCCACAAGATGAACCAGTTTTTATCTACAGAAATCTACATCGAAAGTGCTTCTCTATAAGAAAAGAAAGCACAAAAAGGATCGTTGGATACGATACTAGTAATTTTGCAATAAACGCAGCTCAGTTTAAGGTATCCCAGGCTGGAAGAAGACGCGTTCTTCGCTCTGGACAAAAGAACGTACACGCTGGTATTCGCGGTTATTTTGAAAAGCTCCCCATCGGATTTGCCCTCCCAGAAGATGTCGTAAAAATAACTTACGATCCATATATTAGCTCAGGTTTCCATATTTCTGGAAACCCAAGTGGGCTTGTGCTCAAGGGCGCAAGCGTTGTATACTTTACGCAATACGGACTTTACACGAGGAAAGCCAATGTTTATTAAGACAATCGCCGCTCTGACAAGTTTAGTATTGGTAGGCTCAGGCCCACAATATAACGGTGTATACAAAAGCATGAGCACTCATAGGGCCTGTTGCTGCAACAACATTGGAATACTGACAGACTCCACAAATTTTGAGGGGTCTATCACAGAACCATGCAAAACAGACTTTGAAAAGATGTACGAGGGCAAGGCTAATGTTATTCGTGTTGATAGCATTGAGACCTTAAACTCTTGCTCTGTTGTTTTCTTTGGTCTAGTAAGGCTCAGGGGCGCTTCAACACAAACAGCATCACTTTATCCAAGCTATGATAACCACCTTGGTACAGGAAGTTCTGCTGCACTAAATGCAAAGCTTAACGAATACGTTAAAAATGGTGGAAAGGTCGTAGCTATTGGAGACACAGTAGGCAGATCCAGCGCCACCGTGCCTAACGGCACAGTCGAAGCAAATCTTAATACAATGAATGCCACCTTTACGGCTTTTAGAGGTGGTGTCTCAACTGGTCTTACAATTCTACCAGACGTATCTACTGCAAATCTTACATCCTGCACACAAGCAGGACTTGGTTGTTCTTGCGCATCAACACAAATTAGCAGATACTGGACAGGAAGGGTGTCAGTACCATCAGGCGATCCTGACGGTGAAATTTTTAAATCTTCTGAAGACGTAAGCGAGCACTGGATATCCGCATTCGGTGTTGGTCATTCGTCTGGCGGCATTTCACTAACTTCTGATATTTCAGCATCATTCTTAAGTCTATCACCAAATACCTGCTCTTCTACATCTGCAACACTGAGACCGTTCGCTTACGAGAAAATCGAAAAAGGATACATTATCTATCTTGGCGATAGAAATATGTTTGCTTGGCAGAGAACGCTTGAAGCTCCAACTGGTCTAACGCCAGCGCTTGCTCCATGCGGAGTTTCTAACAGCACTTTCCCAACAACAATCAATTGTTTTACTGGTCCTTCAGGCTATACAGGCCTAAATGTTTACGAAGCAAATAAATTTTTCCTTTGGTCATTGCTAAAGGCTTGCTCTAGTTGCTAAAATAAATCATCATGTCAGATGATACAAAGTTCAGCATTGCCAAAGCAACACAGCTTCTACAGTCATTTTCTGGACTGATGAAAAACGGCTGTGTTTCGCTTCAGGTTTATCAAGACCGAAGAAAGGCATGCGAAACATGTGATCAAGTTCAAAAAAGACCGCGTGATGGCAAGATGTTCTGTGGCTCTTGTGGTTGCGGAACAAGAGATTTGGCGGCGTTGTTTGATCCAACTATAGAGCTTGAAAAAGATTACAGTCCCAGACTGTGGATGCCAAAGTCTAATTGCCCAAAAAACCTTCACAAAGATGAAGAAGGCACTGGTAACTACGCCCCAATTGGTGGAAAAATAAAACAACTTGTAGCATTTACAAAGGCGACCCTGGCTGAAGCTGCTGGTGTTTCTAATCCAGACGAGCAAACAGAGATGGTAAACGCAACTGCACAAGCAGTAAAAGACGTAGTATCATCAGAAGAAGAGATAGACGAACTAACAAAGGAGATGGAAAATGATCAAGCCTCTTAATAACGTAATGCAGCATATAGCAACTTTTAATTTTGGTATTGGGTTTGGTAATAAGGTTTTTGCTTGCACTATTCAGGTATGGCCATTTGTTTGGGGTCTAAGCATATCTAAGTCAAGCGGCGTGTTTGAGACTCGTATTGGTCCAATTACAGTATCTTTTGTAACACAGCAAAATGTATAGACTTCACATTGATATTCCAATGCCATTCACTGAGAGCGACGCAAAGTCGCTTTCTTTGTCAATCATCCAGATGCTTGATAAGGAAACTATCAAGGCTATGGGCGTTGATCAAATTAACTATCGTCTTGGGCATGACGAGGATCGGCAGAAGTCAAATTACTTTATGACTAATGCTAGCGGGCACGTAAACAACAAAAAGAGCAAGATTACGCTTCTTGATGAAGAAAGTCCTGAAGCAGATATCTAAAATAAAACACAAGCGCACTTAAGCAGCCAAAGATAAAAGGCCAGGCTTATATGGATTAAGGCTCCTAGGGCCGAGAATTGAGAAGAGGTGCAAGACCTTCGGTGCGCTTTAATAGTTACTTCGCGTAGTGGGCGGACAGCTTCGCAGGCCGACTTATAATCGGCTCAAACCAGGGCAGCACTGGGACTACGCATTACGCCTCTATAGCTCAGATGGTAGAGCATTCGGCTTTTAACCGATAGGTCGTAGGTTCGATTCCTACTGGAGGCATTATGAAAAAATGTATTCTACTGTGTACAGTCATTGTTTGTTCTTGCTCAAACAACCAAGACGAACCAAATGCATACTATGACGAATACAGGCATCAGGTTGTTGTTGAAAACTCAGATGCTTACACTGTGCAAATGGGTTGGCTTGACAAAACTACATTCATCGACGTTGATGTTTGTTTGATGCCGCAAAACGAAGAGATTCATCTGTATGCATCACACTCAATCGAAGACATCAAGTGAAAGCTGGGGCCTTTGGTGCAAGACAATAAATGACTGGCTAATGGAAGACAGAAAGACAATTGCTTCTTGGCCGAGTGAAAAAGAGGCCGAGTCGTTTAGAAAAAATCATACAGTTCACAAAGATTCTTACGAAGCAAGGCTAATTAATGATTAGACATCTTGGATACGCTTGCCAGTGTCTTGGTATTCAAAACACTATCGCAAAAAAGAAAGACAAGATATTTACAGACAGAACCCTCCGAATGGACGGGTTTTCTTTGTCTAGGGCGGGTGATCTCGCATCTAAAAACGCAGCAGACCTCATCAAGATTCTAAAGTGGAACGAGCAAAACGAAATCAAGTTTTTTAGAATTGGCAGCGGAATGTTTCCATTTATGGATCATCCGACTCTTGGCTGGACTCTTGATGATATTGACGTAAGGCACAAAGAATCAATCAAAAAGAGTATGAAAGAGGCTGGTGATTTTGCAAAAGAGAAAGGCATGCGACTCTCTTGTCATCCAGGACCTTATACATGCATTTGTTCTCCAAACCCAATGGTTGTTGCAAAAAGCGTAATGTGCCTTAATATGCACAGCCTGATTGGTGACTTGCTTGGCTTTGGAAATGATTTTGCAATTAACATTCATGTGGGCGGTGTTTACGGAGACAAGACTTCTACATCATCTCGCTTTGTTGAAAACTTTGAATCTCTAGACGATAGATTAAAAAATAGAATCACTCTTGAGAACGACGACAAAGAAAGCATGTGGAGCATCTCAGAGCTTTATGAGATGATTGCCTCTCGTTGCGATGTAAAGCTTGTTCTTGACATACATCATCACCGATTCTGTCAAAAAGAAACCCTCGTTGATGCTGCTCAAATGGCTTTCAGTACATGGGATGGCTTTTGCGAAATACCAAAAGTTCACTACTCCGAAAGCGCCACAGATAAAAGACCACAGGCTCATAGTAACTGGATTGCTTCGGAAATTCCAGTGCTCAGCGAAACAATTGAATACGATGTCATGCTTGAAACGAAGATGAAGGATGAGGCTCTTCTATCATACGTTAATCTGCAAAATGCAAATCATAGTTAAAAATTGGACTTGCGGATTTTTCTCAGATCAAATGAAAGATTTGTACTTGTGGCTTGGTAATGGCTGTCTGACAAATAAACCACAAGTTTGCAATAAGCTTGACCAGTATCTATCATTAATACCAGGAATAACAAAGCCATCGTATTATGAATGCAAAACAAAGTATGATAGACCTGAAAACTCAAAAGCAACTGTCACATTTAGTGGTGGCAAAGATAGCGTTGCATCATGTTTGATACTAAAAGAGCTTGGATACGATGTAAGCGCTTTTTTATTTTCAGGAATAAATAGATCGCACCATCTTGAGCCTAATGCAGCAAGAGCCTCAGCTAAACTTATTGGGGTAAATCTTTATGAGGCGTCTGCATCATTCGTTGGAAAACATGCGTACTCTGAAAGCCCAATTAAAAACCAGCTTATTCTTGCCTCTGCTATTGATCTAATTTCAGACTGTTCAATTTTCTCATGTGGTAACACGAAAGAAGATGTAATTGAGAAAATGAAGATCAGTTTTAATTGGTCTGATTCCATTGAAATGTACGACGCATTTAATTTGTTTGTAAAAGATGTGATTGACTCATATAGATTTCTTATAGTTTTAGATAACGATAATCACGCAATTGATTATCTTTGCTCAAAAAATGAAGAAGCCCTAGTTGAGTCTATGTCTTGTATGCTTCCACATAGATTTTTTAAATCAATAAGAGGTAAGAATGAATCCAAATATGGAATATCTCTTATGAAAAACAGGTGCGGGTCTTGCGAAAAATGTTGCCACGAATACATCTATTTGTGCAATAAAGGATTTCATAAAAAAAATACCGGATTTTATGAACACTGCTTTTCTTTTCTAAAAGAAAGAGGAGATCTTGTTAATGTACCAAACATCTGAATCTATAGACAAAAGAAATCTAATAGATCACTACAGGTACTGGACGCATGAAGCAATAATGACAGACCTTGACACAAGAAGGAATAACTTCAGTGTCCTGTGCTGCAATCTTGCGAACGACTTTAATATTGCTACAGTTGTACGAAACTCAAATGCCTTCCTTGCCGAAAAAGTTTTTATCTACGGAAACAAGAGATACGACAGACGAGGAACTGTTGGTACTCATCTGTATACTCATTTTAATCATGTAGCAAAAATTGACGACCTTAAAAAGACAATAGACATGCTTGGTAAGGACAAGAAGCATATCAGAATTGTCGGTGTTGACAATGTAGCTAATGCTCGCCCAGTAAACAAATACCAGTGGCCCAAGAACGAACACGTTATCATGGTGTTTGGTCAAGAACAAATAGGTATTGACAAAGAAGTTCTTGAAATGTGCCACGACTTGGTCTATATTGAGCAGTACGGATCAGTAAGAAGCATAAATGTCGGCACGGCAAGCGGAATTGCCATGTACGACTATTGCTCAAAAATAGTAACATGAATCTATAAATCACAGGCACATGGGGTCGTAGACCAACGGCAGAGTCAATTGACTCAAAATCAATAAAGTGTGGGTTCGAATCCCACCGGCCCTATTTATGAAAAAATTCACTGAAGATAATTATCCGGCGTGGATTTGTAATGACTGCGCGAAGGAAATGAATGCCCAAAAAGCAATACGAGTATCAACATACCATACAGGAATATGTGGATTTTGTAACAAAGAAAAAGGAGTTACAGAACCACGAGATTGGGGATACCCAAACTACCCAAAGAAAAAAGACAAAAACAGAAATAGTTGAATACATCGTTGGTTACATTGCTATAATTATCACATTACTATTTGTAATAATTCCAATGCTGCTTGTTGCTGCTGCGGTTATTGCTGCTGGTTTTAAATTCTCAAAATAACATGATCTGGCTAACATCCGACACACATTTTGGTCACACAAATATTATCAAGTATTGCGAAAGACCATTTTCTTCCGCAGAGCAAATGGAAGAGGTTATCGTCAATAACATCAACTCAATGGTTGGCGAAAGAGATGAGCTTTATCATCTTGGTGACTTTTGCTTTCACTCTAACGGCAAAAAGTGGGAAACAGAAGTAAACAAAATTCTCGACAAGATCAAGTGCAAAAACGTTTATCTTGTTTGTGGAAATCACGATCCATCTGCGTCCTATGCAAAGAATCGCAATACTGGATTTAAGGACATTTTTGAATATTACGAAATGTCAGCAAAGCATCTATTTTTGTCAATGCCAGAAAACAGGCGGAACACAAAGATGATTCTTATGCACTACCCAATTGAGTCGTGGAGTAGTCAAAACTATGGATCAATCCATCTTCACGGACACACTCACGGAAAGCTTTTCTCAACAATCAAAAACAGATACGATGTTGGCGTTGACAGCAATAATTACATGCCAATATCACTGATGCAGATTATGGATAAAATTGGAATGGAGAACAACTAATGGAGTTTACTGATCAAAATGGCAAAAAATGGACTGGGTCTGAAATGGCAGCTGCTTTTTTGCTTCACACATTAATCTTTATGGCTAAGTCAATTTTATTCTGCATGATTTTTAACAAAATGACTGGCGGTGCGGTATGACAGCAATAGTAGAAGTCAAGATAAACACACCAGAAGATATGGTTACTTTTGGTAACGCCATAAAGCAATTTGACATTGAGCATCTAAACGTTGCATCAAGTTACGGCTATTCAACAGTTTCCTACAAGTGCACAAAGCGAGAGCTTTCAAAAATAAGAGACTTTTGGAGAAACACATTTGATAGCTGCCGCGTAGTAGCATATTAAAATAATGTTCCCGTAGCTCAGTTGGATAGAGCAAGTGCCTTCTAAGCACTAGGTCGCGGGTTCGAATCCCTCCGGGAACGCTAAACTAAAGAAAAAAAATGAATTACTCAATATCTACAATTTACGGTGAAGGACAGCATTTCTACACAACGATTGATCAAGGATCAACATATGTTGGTTTATCATTCACTTCACCTCTCAATTTTAACTACAATTACTCTATCACTGAACCTAGAGGGCCGGCACTAAATCCGCCAACAACCATTAATTATTCGATACCATCAAACGATTACTTCATGGGAACCTTCAGTGGTTTTTGGGTTCATAACATCTACAGAGATGGTCATCTAGTTTATACAACACAAGGTGTAAATCAACAACTGTTCATCCCAATACAGTATGACTTCGTGCAAAGTGTCTCAATGTCTTTTGCCGCAGAATCAATTCCATATGACGGCCCTGCGAGGCCTCCAGTTCCTGGACCATCAGTTGTGTCTGCAATTGCCGTTGGCGTTTTGATTTTTGCTGCTAGGAAAAGACACAGATGAAAAGAAAGAGGGGCAAAAAAATGCCAGCACTTGAAAGAAGGCCTTTGTTCTCCGAGATGAACGAGGATCAGGCAAATGAGTATATTGTTTGTTACATTGAAAATAGATTTCCAAGAAGCGGTCCACTAATTGGAAAGCTTCCCGTGTCTGAGAGGGATGATGCTGTTCAAGAAATCTACATTGATCTTTGGGAAAATAGATTTTCATACGACCCAACAAAGGCAGACTTTTCTACGTATGCCTTTAATCGCGGTCGCGGTGTTGTTAAAGATCTGATGACCAAGAAAAATAAGACATACAGGGTGGCATCTAAGATCTTTCAAGAAAAGCCAAAGTGCTATTATGTGGAAGATCATCTAAACGAGGTAGTTGAGCAAGCCGAAAAAATCCTCAGCAAGATCAGGCCGGAGTATGCTCAAATAATGAAAATGCGTTTTATCGAAGATATGACAATTGACGCAATCGCAAAGAGGATTAATTGCAGCAAGCAGAAAGTCTATCAGGTAATTTCTAGGGCTTGCGAAGAGAGTAAAAGGTGTATTAATATTTGATGAAACGGTACAATGATGCAAAAAAAATACTATTCGCAGACTACAAAAATATTATGTCTGCGTATAGTCTCATTTGTACCCAGATTGAATTTCAAGAAAATGATCTAACACAAGATCAAATATCAGCAAAAGCAGCGTATTATACAGTCGTCTGGAGATACCTTGAGGGCGTCTCCCCAATGGTGTCATCGATTGAAAAGTTTATCAAGCAAAATCTTGATATTGTTCTTACAGAGATAGACAACGAGCTTGCTATAGCGATTCTCATAGAGAGCAAAATACACGATCTTGAGATAAACGGCCTGGCTTCTGTGACAAGAAATCAGGACGGAACAACCGTAGTAAACCTCACGGAAAAAGGCAAAGAGGTTTCGAAAAAGATCAAAAGAGATGTGAGAGACTAAAATGATTGAACGATGCAACAAGTCTGTACCAACAGAGATTCTATTTGTTCACGTTACAACTAATCTTGCGCTACAGATGCAGTCAGTTGTCAGCAACCAGCCCACAATGAAGGCTGCTGAAAGAGAATACGGAATTATCGGCAAGCAGCTAAAGAAAAACTTTTCTTTTATCTACACGGTCCTTGAGTCAATAGTATCATTTAACAGCGAGTGGGAGAAACAGATTACAGTATCTGCCGCAATGCTTGCGGTAGAGGCTTTTGCTCTCTCTCAGCAAGAGGATGTTTCGGAAGAAAAAGCAAAAGATATTGAATGTATTTTAGACTGGACCGCTCTACAATATAAGAGCGGCACATATCGTGCCAACAAACCAGGATACAAATGGCGAGCAGCACTAATATTTCTTCTACTAAACGAAGTAAGCAACGACACAAAACAACAAAAACCAAAGCGAAAGGCAAAAAGCTGAAGTTCAATAGCGGCATGTATGCTCAAATGCTCTTTCCATCCATTTGCCATCTAAATGGGTGGGAGTGCGCAAGGCCGCTTCTTGAAGAGCTTCACTACGATTTTGTTGTTCGCGGTCTTAATGGAAATGAGTTTTCGACTGTTCAAGTTAAACAGTGCTTCTATGATAGAAAAAAAGAATCATTCAGATGCGATATCCGGAAAAAATCTTCCGGCAACAAGAAAGTACCTTATGAAGAAGGCGACTTTGATTTCCTGGCGGTCTACAATCCGATCACGGACTCATGGTATCTATTTTCGTGGGAATCCGTCAGTCATATCTCAAGCGAGATTTCAATAAATGACAGTCACGCCAGACACAAAATCCGTGTGGATATTCCGTTCGCTGGACCAAATCTTGCAAGAATTCGAGCAAAGAAAAAGCGAAAATAAAAAACTTGCTCAGCAATTTAACTATACTGATATGAACAAAGGTGATGGGAGTACGGTACTCGTCACCACCAATGATGATGGTAAGCCTGAAGGCTGTTTGTGCAGGCACTGCTTTCAAAAATTGGATCATTTACCGTTTTCTTACGGAAAGTATGTAAGTCCAATATGCGTAAAGTGTTTGCGCGATATTGCTTGGATTGAGTCACCAAATAACACAAAGGAGATTAAGATGAAGAAGAGAACATCAAAGAACGATCCCGCTTCGGTACAGATTAACTGGTCAGAGTTTGAAACAATGGTCTCAAATGGAACAGCAAAACTTGTTGCTCTTGCGCAATCATACAATGTTTATCCAAATGATATGCGAGATATGATTATCGCAAAGTATGGAGAGAAGATTGAATTCAAGCGCGGCAAGAACGGTGGAGTTCGATTTAAGTCCGCAGTCCCTCAGCCTACAATGTAACATGAACTTCAGCTGGAAAAATTGCAAAGTCGTATCGGTTGTTGGAAACACAGGCAGCGGAAAAACCGCTGCTTGTTTTAATATTTTAGCTTCCGTAAAGGATAAAAAGACCTACATAGTAGATCACCCGTTTCCAGAAGCACTAGACGGCACTGGTGTTGAAAACATCCCCTCAATATCTTTTGAGGAGGTTTCAGACTGCGTGATTTGGGTTGATGAGCCACAGCTTGTATTTCCGAAATACGAAAGACGAAACAACGATGCTCTCTTAATGATGTGTTCTCTGGCTAGACAGAGAGACATTACTCTTGTTTTTTCCACAAGCGATACGCGATGGATCAACAAGGGAATGGAGTCTTATGTCGATACCTGGCTCATCAAGAATCTTGATTTCAACATGGTAAAGCAAGGCAGCATAATCAAAAAGATTATTGCTCAAAAGAACCACAATATCATGCCTTCTACTTTTAAGCTAGCGCAAGAAGAGGCTATATTGTATTGCCCGAATCAAATAGACAGACCACAGAAGGTAAAGATGGGATTGCCCAAGTTTTGGAGCGATAAGCTCAGCAAGCCATACAAGTATTCAGCACTTAATTCATCAGCAATTTTTGGAGAATAAAATGATTGTCAAAGTAAAGAGTGAAACAGAAAATCCGCACGTGTTCTGCGTTGACCAGCCAGCAAAATACAACAACGGACATCACGAGCTGTACTGCCTTTTTAATGGTATTACGCCAGAAATTGGAAAAAGCTATAGCGCAATGCCAGTGCACAAGTGGGTCGATATCAATTACAAAGAAACAGTAATTGCACACTGCTTTGTTTCTAAAGGTCAACCAATAGATGATAACTATTCAGTTTATAATTGATGAAGAAGATTCATCAACTGAAATACAATACGACGACCCTTCGGAAATTTCTGACGAAATAGCGTATAAGATTCTCTATTGCTCGCAGATATCTAAAGAGTGCTTTCTTGATTCAGCTGATGCAATTGCGGATATAATTGGACTTGAAAAGACGCAGGCAATGGTAAATGGAATACTTGAAAGATCTTCCACACTTACAGGATCAAGCCAAAACAAAAAGGATACTGTTATACCAACGGTATTTTTAAAAAATGACGACAACGGAAGAGATGCTCAGATCGATTGATAGTGGATATCGTTTTTTTCTTGATCTTATGAACCCGCAAAAAACACCAAGGGTTCCAAAAGAAATAAGACAAAGAGCGCGCCGTGTTTCAAAACACTTTCCTTTTGATCACAAATACCTACTGCTACATACATCAGAGCTACAGCACAGTCGTCTTCTTGATGAAATAGAGGTGCTTCAAGACACTTGTGATCATCTTCAGACAGACAGGAACTGCCTTGCAGACGGCATACCACGTAAATATAAAATCGCAATGGAAGTTCTTGAATCAGAACAATTTGCGTGGTTGATGGCTGGCTCTAATCACGTTAACTCAAATATCAACGCCATTAGACCGGCATACCAGGCCTGGAAAGAGGCCGGTGGTAGAGGATTTTTTAGTAAGGAACAAAATGCCAAAGTCTAAAAAAACAAAAGATTGTGGCGAATATCGACCAACAATTGTTGGAAACGGCTACGATGGTGAATTGGAAATAACACCGTGGTATAGCTCTACAAGAAAACAAAAGGTGGTTGACATAAGATCAGATATTTTGTCAAGCAGTGACCCGGTCCCGCCAGCGATTTCCTTTTACGATCCAGCTCGTCTAAGAAGGATATCATCAGTAATCTCGTCTCTAGCTGACTGGATGGAAGACAAGGGCGCCAACAAGGAGAACAACAATGACTAAAACCACAAAAAAGACCAAAACTAAGACCGCAAATAAGACTCTAAGACTTTTCCCTGATCATGGCGTGCTTGGCTTCCTTATGGATATTGCCATCACCGTAATGTTTCTTGGAACGGCATTCATGATGATGATGCTGTGCGTTCAGTTGGCTGAAAAGATCACCATTACCTTTGGAAAATAATAACATGGCCACCAAGACCAAAACGAATAAGACACCGATCACCCTCCACGGCAAGATGGATCACATTCAGGAGATGATTGAATTCCTATCCAATGAAATCATGGATGGCACGATCACCAACAACGAGATCACCGATAAGCTGGACGAGATCGTTACCAAAATTGAGAACTTTAAGGACTTGCTCTGATGCCCGACTACGAACCACTAGACTGCCGCCTTCGCTGCCACTCCAAGCGCACCGATCTTCCACCTGATGTTCTTCGGGATATCTGTGAGGCTTACGTGAGGCTCCTCAACCTGGAAGAGGAATGCAATAAGAACAAGCAGTTGCAAGCCGAACGCGATGAGGCTCGCCGTGATGTCTGTAGTATGATGCACATGACTGGCTTCCTTGCAGGTGACTATGCTCACTCAAAGGGTTGGGATTGTTTCAAAGATGGTTATCCTGGCTTCTCATCCGATGTAAATAATTTTAGAGTTATATGGAATTCGCACACAGATAAAGTGACTGCCGAAAGAGACGAGGCCAGGAGGAATCTCTGTGATCTATATGTTAAAGGTCAGCCAAGTGCAAGCAGTATGACATCCCACGATTATGCCAATGAACTTGGATGGGATTGCTTTGGAAGGCCAAAGACGGAACAGCAAATGGCTATGGATAGACTCGCAGAACTTGATGAAGAACTTGGTCTTCAATAAGAATACTTCCTACAATATATACAAAACAAATGAAGAAGAAGGTTGACTGGACTAAGAAACCAGAAATTCGCTGGGAAAAGCGACTTTGTCCAATTTGTAATGAGCCAACTGGAGAAATGAGCAAATGCCATGATCCAAACTCAAAACGAATATTTGATTCCTCAGATGAGGACGCCCCATTTCCAAAAACAATTGAGGTTAATGGGGACATACTTCCTCTGTTTAGTCCGCAATGCGCCTTTAGAAAAAGCAATGAATTTCTTGTTTTTGTAAACTTTCCAATAACACACGAGATGGCGGATATTCTTGGGTCTATTGATGGTGTTGAAAAAATAATAGTTAAGTCTCCGTACAGAATGTTTGTTACTATTGCGGAGCAGTTTGATGAAGTTCAAATTAAGCAGCACTTTAACAAGTGCTACAGAGATCACGTACTAGAAAAGGCAAATGAAAATGAGAATCAAAGTTCTTGATTACGGACACGTTGAGCTTGTTGATCATATGGGAAACGATCTAACGGTCGTTAATTCTGCGCGCGTTTCATTTAATAAAGAAAGCTCGTGGGCTATGGACTATCCATTTGGAGAAAGCGATGAAAGCCCAATTAAGACGCTGTCTCAAAAAGACAAAGCCCTAATTAAATATTTAGCTGAACACAAGCACTGGACGCCATTTTCGCATCCGCAGATTACACTTCGGATCAAGGCCCCTATTTTTGTTCGAACACAGCTTTTTAAACATAAAGTTGGCTTCACCGAAAACGAAGTCTCAAGACGATATGTTCAAGAAGATCCACAAATATACTATCCAAGATGGCGCGGAAAACCAACAAATGGTGCAAAGCAAGGCTCAGAGGACTTTTTAGATATAAATGAAGACTATAATTACGTGAATCGTTGCTATTCAATGGCTGTTGAAGAAGCAATGACAACGTATAGAATGCTTATTAATAAAGGAGTGGCCCCTGAACAAGCCCGATCTATTCTTCCACAGGGCGCTTACACCGAGTGGTGGTGGACTGGATCTCTTGCCGCATACGCTCGCGTGTATTCACAAAGATCGGACCCTCACGCGCAATGGGAAGTTAGACAGTACGCTGATGTTTTTGACAAGATAATCGGACCACTTTTTCCGGTTTCTTGGGAGTGCTTAACAAATGTCAAGACGTCAGGAACTGCTAGAGAAAATAATCATTACAAGCCTGTCTCTAAAGTCGAACAGCAATAAGATTGTATATGACCACGCTTTTGTAAATGAGCACGGCTTTTACGCCTGTGTTGTTGACACCGCCTCTCTTGATCTTTTTGAGCCTGGGCTACCACAAAATAATAGATTAATATCAGCAATAAACTACCCATATCAGGGTCTTAGCAAGGACAGCGCGCTTGACTGCCTTGTTAAGACCTTTTCAATTATGAATAGTTCTTGTATGGGCGTAATAACAAGTCTAGATAAAAGTGATGTCGAGTCTGGTAATTACGAAAAAATGAGGGAGTTTCTTCTAGAGCTTTCTGAGCTTTCAGCGGTGGAAAAAAGAGTCGCTGTTGAGTTTTCTTGGCTTAAGTCCGACGAGCATTTGTCAAAACTGTTGAGCGTTGTTGCGCCGTATGAAGAAGTGCGTCTGGTTTTTTCTGGATTTTTATCAAACCCGAAAGACCTTAAAGAATTAAAGCAAGCCGCCAAAATATGCAAGGTCTCTGGCTTTGATAATTACGAGTACTTTGGATCAGTTCCAAACAAGATATCTAATATATTCTCGATATTTGATATGGGATACAAGCTTGTCGGAACGCCTTCTCAGGCAATTCCAAAGCTGTTGCTAGATAAATTATGATTGGTATTAAAAAACAAACTAGTGTATTTTAAAACAAGAGGATAAACATGGCAACTAAATCAACTTCTAGTGCAACTACATATACAACAGCTGAATCAAACTTCGCTCAAACTGCTCGCGGCCTTGGTATCAGAAGAAACCAAGACACCCCACCAAGCCCAACATTTGATAAGCTTGGAAACTTTACAAGCCTTTCAAAGGCTGACGTCTCTGTACCAAGCTATGTAACAACCACATTTGCTGCCGGAAGCTTCACAGCAAGAGTTGCTGGCTTTGCCCAGACAGAATTTAGAAGAAAGCCAGGCGACACTACTCTTGCTTCCGCACAGCCGCTAGCTGGAATCCCAGAAAGAGTTGCGGACGGTGGCCAAAGAACATACTCACTAATTAAACAATACGATCTAAAAGAAAACGTTCAAAGCGGTGAGGCTACAAGATGGATGGATCTTTACGGTCGTGTTCTTGAAGTTAACGGATCTAACATAGCAATTCTTAACGACAAAGCCGCTAACGCTGAAATCACATCCACAACCTTTAGTGCAGATACAGCCTCTGGTAATGAGACATACGCTAAGAACAAGGGTCTTACTTACTACACAAAGTACACTGGCGGAAACAAATCAATAGGTGGGGTTGAAGCATTCAGCGTAGGCAAAGGATAAAAGGCATAAAAAATGTCAACAAACATAACAACACTAAATAATAACAAGAGCGTCTTTAAAGGCGGCGGTAGAGATATCGGCCCTGCGGCTGGTGATGTTCAGCACAACGACATAAGACCAACCCAACCAAACAACCAATTCACAACCTTTAGAGGCCCAAAACAACTGCAAATTTCAGCTGGCACCACAGAAGTATTCAATGTTAGAGCAATGCAGCTTGATGATGATGATCAAACTATTGCCATTAAGTTTAACTCTCCATCAGAATGCTTTACTGGTAACGGTGGAATGTTTATATCAGAGCACGACTTTATCATTGACAGCATAAAATTTAGATCAAGCAGCCCAAACGTTGGCGCCCTTACAGCAACACTCTTTAAATCAAATAGCGGAACCGCTTTTTCTGCCGGTACAGCCATTACTGCTGCGATGGACTTAACAACAGCAGCTCACACCGTTGCAACTGGTGCGTTGGTATCAGATACTGCTAGAACTGTAGTAAGGGGACAATCTGTTGGTCTAGTATTTACCGGCACACCCGATCAGGCTTCTGGCGTACTTTTTAGCGTCAAGGCTAGACGCGTAATACCAGGAACAAGATTCGACAACTACCTAGAATAAGGATAAAAATGTCAAACATTAAAAATTTACTATCGAAACTACAAAAGGCTGTTGGCCAAGACGAAATGGGTATGACTCAGATGCAAATGATGATGCAGCAGCCAGAGATGGGTGGTGGTATGCAATCAGCTCCTGCCGAAATGCCCGAAATGCCAGAGATGCAAATGATGAGCGAAGAAGAGCCAGAAATGGAAGAAATGGATACCTCTGAGGTTGATGAAGAGACCAAAGAAATGTTTATGAGCGACATCAATGCTCTTATCGCAAACGCTGGCGATATTGCTAATCACGTTTCTCAAGGCAAAGAAATTGAAGCTTGGATGCTTGGCAAAATAACATTAGCCGCAGATTATATCTCTGCAGTTCGTGATAATTTTGTTGGTGATAAATAAATAAATAAAACAACGTAAAAGTAAGAACCGGCAGCAATGCCGGTTTTTGCTATACTTAAATGTGATAGCAAATATTTATACAATTATAAGCCCTCTATGCGACGATTACTATTTAAGCGGTGGCCATACCACTGGCAGAGATCTTATTAATGCCTTGAAAGAGGCCGGGTATTTTGTAAATGTTATAACACCAAATGATCCTTTTCAGACACCAGACAGCGCAGATCTTTGTGTGTTTTTTGATTTATTCAATGATCCAGGCGGATCAAAATGGTTTGGCCCTGGCGAGCAAAGACAGTTTTTAAATACTAAAAAACCAACTGTTGTTTTTGAATGCGCGTATACTGGAGCAACCCCAGAAGAATACGGCGGCTGGATGATACAGCCAGATGTTAGATACCAACCAAACGCAATAAAGACATTTATGGCTGGGTTGATGACAAACAGCTTTGTTAATATATTTTTAAGCCCACTTCATTATAACGAGTGGTGCAAGTTTATTGGTAATCAAATCCCAAACCCGTTTTGCTATTTTCAAAAAATAGACTCTGGTATATTCAATAACAAAGGATACGAAAGACCAATTAACGTTCTATATGTCGGGGCAATAACAGAAGCCAAGGGTGTTGTTGAAGCCCAGTATATGTTTGGAAACAACATAAAGTTTATTGGGCGAGGAAATCTAGATCTCATAGATCAACAAAACTATTTAGGAACTGGAACTCCGCAAGAAATAGCAGAAGTTATGAATAAGGCTACGTTCTTTATACACACACCAAACTGGAAAGAGGCGTCAGCAAGAACAGTTGTAGAAGCGGCGATGTGCGGATGTAAACTGATTGTAAATGAAAACGTTGGGGCTTGCTCGTTTGGTATTACTGATTTGTCAAACCCCTATTACGGGCAAAAATCATTTAATGATTTGGTTAGTGCAATAAAATCAATCAAGGGATCATAAATTGACTTCTGAATTAATAAAAAACATTGTTCAAGAATCTTCTTTAATCATTGACATTGGCGCAAATGTTGGTCAAACTTTTCTTGAGTATAAGTCTATAAACCCAAACGCTATTGTGGCTTCAATAGAAGCTAATCCACAATGTGAGGAAGCTTTAAAACAATCAGGAGCAAATTATAAAATTATTGCTTTAGGTGAAAAGGCGGCAGATAATAAAGATTTTTATATAAACAAGAATGAGCCAACATGCCAAGGAGCCTCTTTCTTTAAAGAAAACACGGCTCACTATGATGAAGGTAATTTTAATACGATTAAAGTGCCTACCATCACATTAGATGAGTTGACAGGATTCCAGACTTTTGATTTTATAAAGATTGATACGCAAGGCTCTGAGATGTCAATTATTAACGGAGGGGTTAATACTCTCGCAAGAACAAAGTGGCTTTTAATTGAACTGCCTGTGTTGGAATACAATGCTGGAGCCGCCTCGTCTGAAGATATTATTAATAGACTTTATGAGATTGGTTTTACCCCAAAACAAATAATTAAAGATAATAAATTTGGAGATACAGTTGTGCAGCAAGATGTATTGTTTATAAACACTAAATATGATCAAGATATCTTAGGCAGTGATTCTCCTCGAAAAACGCTTGGTGTAAAATATGATTTATTGTTATGGGCTTATGAAAAAATAAAGCCTCAATACTTTGTTGAAGTTGGCACATATAAATGCCAAACCTCTATTGGTTTATTTAAAACACATCTTCCTAACAAGGCTTATTTGCTTGATCTTTTTGAAAAAGCCCCACCTGAAGAACTACCACCTAACGACTTACCAATTACATCAGATCAAGCAGTGGGGCTGATACAAGAAAATTTTGGCGACGATTTTGATTGTGGGGTTGTGGTTGGTAATTCAATTGATACACTGCCCGTTGTTGTGGATGCGATAAACTCATTTGATGCTGGTTCAACATTTATTTTCGTGGATGGCGGACATAGTTACGACACCACCCTTGCTGATCTAATGAATGTTAATTTAATAAAACATGAGCTATATGTGGCTATTGATGACGCAAACTTTTCTGGGGTTGCTCCTGCTATAGACGGATTTATTAATGCTGTTCGTAATCGAAACCCACAGCTTGTAGCGCATAGACCCAATTTAGTTATTTTTAAATTAGACCCACATGAACATAACGCTTAACGTTTCTGAAATTAAAATATGTGAATGGATAGCAAAAAACAGATACGCCTCCAATAGAAACGGGGGCGTTTCTGATAAAAAGATCGGTCCTCAGTCGTGTGAAGAAACGGATCTAGAGGGAATATGTGGAGAGTTTGCTTTTTGCAAAGCTCTTAATTTATATCCAGATATGTCCATAAGTCCAAGAAAAGGCTCACATGATGTATTTGCCTTTGGTAAAACAATAGACGTTAAAACAACAAAATACAAAACCGGTAAGCTGCTAGCTAGACAGTCAAAGAACGAAGCCCCTTCTGAGATTTACGTTTTAATTGTTGGTCAGTGTCCTTCATATAAAATAGCTGGATGGTGTAGTGGATCAGATCTTATTAAAGACAGCAATCTTTTAGATCTTGGTTACGGAAAAACATACGGACTTGAGCAGTCTGCGCTCAAGCCCGTAGAAAAGATTAAGGCGTCTTTTTTATCTAACCTTAAGAATTGACATTACTGTATCCATTATTTGCTTTTCGGTTGTTATTTTATCTTGGGCCATTTTAAGATTTGCAGCTAACGCGCAGTTGTCTCCACCAAGTTCAGCACATGTTTTACCAGCGTGGAAAATACCCCCCACGCATTCTGCTGGTGCACCTACTTCACTACACCTAAAGCCGCCAAAGTCACCATCAGGACTACAGCAAGCGCCAGTCTGAGCAACTAAAAACATGCACTTAACTGCGTAAAGCCGACGAATAATATCAACCATTTCATTAATATCTGCATTACTAGGACAATTTACTAGATTATTATTTTCGTCCCTTCCGCAATGATATGATCTTATCATACGTTCAACGAAACCATTAGGACCAAATACGGAACCCCATGTTGAAGGGTCGTCAGGATTAAATTCTGGGTGCTGCCTTTGCCAAGTCAAAGGCTGATCTCTGGTCGTTACAATTTGTTTTGACCCCTCGTCTTCATTGATGTATAACGCCTCGCACCGGCCATCTTCGGGCCTATTTCTACAATACATCCAAGGTATTATATCTCGGTAAATTTCTCTTACACTCCCGTGGCCGACAACGACACCAAGGTCATATTTTGCTGGATATGTTACTCCACAAAGAGTACTCATGGCTCCAATCGGCGCTTCTTTTTCAGCACCTGGTTTTTCTAAACGCGTTGGCGGTGGCGGAACTGCTTGTTTTACAGCCACTAATTTAATAATGTCTTCTATTGATCTTTTCATTTTATTTTCTTTTAAGTAAAGACATCACCATGTCCATTGCTTCTTTTGTCTTTTTTGTTTGGTCGTTTTGTTGGATGGGATTTCGTGCTAAGCCACAATTGTCGCCACCGATATCTCCACAGCTTTTTCCAGGATAAAAATTTCCATCACATTCAGCACCAGTGGTTGGAACACATGTAAAGCCACCAAAATCTCCAGCTACTTTGCAGCAAGCTCCAGTTTGGGCAACAGCAAAAGAACACCTAGCAATGTAAAGTTGACGAATAATTTCAATCTGTGCGTCTATGTCCGCTTGAGTAACACCAGGTCTTAACGGACCAGTTCCATATTCGCCGTCTTCACCCGCGTAGGCAAGGAAATATCTTAACTCTCTGTCAACAAACGCACCAGGCCCAAATAAAGAACCCCAGGTTGCAGGATCGTCTGGATTAAAATCTGGGTGCATCCTTTGCCAAGAAAGTGGTTTATCTCTATCCGTTACCCATTGGTCTGCTGGCATTGAGCCATCACCAGCAGGCGGGCCAAGGGATAATTGATTACATCCGCCACCAGGAATAGGATGAGGTCGGCAATACATCCAGTCTACCATGGTAGCGTATGTTTGTTGCACTAAGGAAAGATATCTTAGCGGAATTGTTACTCCGCAAAGCGTAGTTGTTGAACCACCACCCGTTAAACTTTCTTCGGTAGACTCTGGTCTTTTTAAGACTGTTGGTATTGGTTGTTTTAAAGCGATTAATTTAATAGTATCTTCTATTGATCTTTTCATTTTACTTCCGCTTAAGCATGGACATTACCATATCCATTACTTCTTTTTGCTTTTTCATTTGGTTGTTTTTCTGAATTGGATTTGGTGCTAAACCGCAATTGTTGCCACCGATTTGTTGACAGCTTTGTCCTGGGTAAAAAGCCCCCTGACAGTTAGCTGTTCCAGCAACTTCTGTGCACGCAAATCCGCCGAAGTCGCCAACTGGCGTGCAACAAGCTCCGGCTTGAGATACAGCAAAACCACATTTTCGAAGCCACAGCTGCTTGAGTAGGTCAACCATTTCGTTAATTTGCGCATCGGTAATACCTGGGCACGGTCCAGTTCCGTACACATTGTCCTCACCCATTTGGCAATTAAGGTATCTTACGAATCCTTCAGCTAGACCACCTGGACCCCACACAGAACCCCATGTTGCTGGATCTGTTGGATTAAACTCAGGGTGAAGCCTAATCCAAGTTAATGGCTCATCTCTATCGGTAACCTGGCCAATCCCGACAACAGAACCAAGGGGCGGACCGGCATATACTGGGGTGCACCCGTATTCAAGGCCTAGTGGATTCGGCTGACAGTACATACTAGTAATAATCCAATCGTACACCATAGTGATTGTGAAAGGATACGGAATCTGTGCTGGGATACGCACTCCACAGATATCAAAAGTTTCACCAGGGCCACCACCCATAAGATCTTCATTTACACCTTCAGGCTTTTTTAAAAGCGTTGGGGGTGGTGGTGTTTGTTTTAGTGCCGTTAATCTGATTTTTTCTTCTATTGACTTTTTCATACTCAACCTTTTATTTTTTTCATTACAGCAGACACAAGATCCATAGCTTTTTTATTTTCTTTTTGCATATTCAATGGGTTTGCCGCCAGAGCACAGTTGCTACCACCAATTTGTTGGCAGCTTTTTCCAGGGTAAAATGTTCCCTCACACCCAAAACTAGCAGTTTCAGTGCATGCAAACCCACCAAAATCACCAACTGCTGTGCAGCAGGCACCAGCTTGAGATACAATAAATCCACATTTACGAATATAAAGCTGGCGAACAAGATCAACCATTGCATTTACGTGATCTTGTGGGCACGGCGCGCGCGGACCGCGGCCATCTAATGGATCTGCGCAAGCAAACCACCTTACTTGATCTTCAATAACTTCACCAGGCCCAAACAAAGAACCCCATGTTTGAGGGTCTATAGGATCAAACTCTGGATGTATTCTTTGCCAAAGCAAAGGCAGATCCCTATCCGTTACAGTTACGTCTATAGGCATTGTTCCATCTATAGGCTCTGCAAGGTATAGTCCACGGCACGCACTAAAATTAGGATTATCACCCATCCTACAATACATAGACTCTACCATAATAGTGTATACTTTAATAACGGTATCTGCGTATCCTGATGGTATTGTTATCCCGCAAACCTGATTGTTTGCGCCGCCACCCATTAAACTTTCTTCTGTAGACTCCGGTCTTTTTAATACGGTTGGCGGTGGCGGAACCGCTTGTTTCAAAGCGATTAGTCTGATCTTATCTTCTATTGATTTGTTCATTATAATACCTTATACACCACCCCTTAGGGCTTTTATTATCATATCAGTTATCGAAGCCCTTCCAAGCTGCGTGTTTTCTCTTTTCGATGGCGTTATTGTAGTTAATTTTGATTTTCCACAATTATCACCACCTATTTGCTGACATGTTTTTCCAGGATAAAAAGTGCCTTGGCACTCTCCTGCGCTACCAACTTCAGCACAAGAGAATCCTCCGAAATTTCCAACCGCAGAACAACACGCACCAGATGTGGCCTCTGCTCGTATACCGCATCTAGCATCAAACATCATTTTTGCGAGCTGCAGCCCTCCAGGCGTAAAGAACGGGCTAGATGTAATAGAGCGTGAGTACGGGTGAGTACCATCCCAAAACTGCTGCCATATGGCTGGGGTTGTCGGAGCCTGCATGTCAGGCTCTGTTAATCGCGTTGGGCCAAATACGTTTACCCAGTTTCCTGGGATCGTCGTATCCCCTGGGTATCGACCAGTAAGATACTCAATAAGCATTCTGTATGTTCTAGGGACCGCCTCAAGCGGATTATCTACTGATCCAGCATAATTACTAATCACACCAGCCATTCCAAGGCTTGCAAAAGACGGACATCCAGCTGGAAGCTGTCTTGGTGCCGGCTCGTGTACGTCACCAAACCCACCGCCACTAGAGCAATAAAAATTGTAATAATCGTACTGCAAATAAGCGTCTAGGCACTGGCATACCTGTGATGATGAGGCTGAAGTGCATGTTGGACACAGATCTTTTGCCGTAGCGTCTCTGTACACGTAATTCAAAGGATCTGTTGCAACTTCTATAGGATTTCCGCGCTCGTCCTCGGTTTTAGTTGTTGGATTTGCTACAGTCTGAAATCGACCCTCTGGCCTGCGGCAATCAGCGGCTGTGGCTTTGTTTGGAACCAAAAGACGTTTTATTTTTTGCTCTAATTTGCTATTCATTTTTTCCCCTTGCTAGAAAGCCTGTGCGTTCCTGGTAGTAGATCTGTGTCAAACGGCTTTCTCTTGAAAGACCCCGTTCTAAGTGCGTGTAAAAAACCGTTAACCCTTCCGTATCCCCACTGATCTGCGCTTCGTACATTTGGTCTTACGCTTTGCGGATTTGTTTTGTAAGCACCAATGCCCCTTCTGAAAACAGTAATTAAAGTAGAGACCCGTATTTTATGCTTTCCTTTTTTATTGTAGTCGTCAGCTTTTTTCTTTAGTGTGCTGCGAACAGAATCGCTGACGTAGTCTCCACCTTGAGTAAAGTACGATCTTAAAAAAGCATCAAAAGAAACTGGGCCTTCGCACTCTGGAAAATCAATATCCTCCGTGTTTAGGTCTTCAGCCTTGGACATCTTCTTCTTGTATTTGGAAAGATTGTTGTGCAGGGCTTCACGCGAAGAGCACGGCAGATAATAAGTAGTATCCGCCTTTAATCCAGCCTGTTTTCCATCTATATTATAAAACTCTTGTGTTCCGCCACAGCCTAGTTTTTTAGCCATGTTTTCTGCGGCCTCACGAGTTGTAAAAATGTAATCTGGTTCTTTAGTATCCATAACTGTACTTTTATTTATACACCTATACTTAATTATGCGGATAGCTTTTATAAACAACTTCTTTAACGCTGGCGGATCGTCTCTGGCTTCTTTTAATCTAGCGCAGTCATTATCAAAAAATCACGAAATGATGTTCGCTGGTTGTGTTGACGGCCCTTATAGAGAAAAGTTCTCTAAACTTGGACAAACGTATTTATACGCAAACAATGGTTTTGAATACGGCCAAACACTTATTGATCAGATTCACGGGTTTTTACCAGATGTTGTTCATATATTTTTGCCCGGATCTCAGAGCCTGTCTTTTGTTGACGCGCTTCCGAAATGCAAGCTTTTTGCAAGCGTTTTATGTGGTCAGTCTATCGGGTTTGATGCTAGCAAATTTAACAAGATTTTTTTCAGCTCTGAGTATCAACGATCACTCAGCCCAAATGTTACCAATTTTGAAATCATTAAATACGGAATATCCTCAGCAGAAGCAGTGTCTCAGCAAAGAGAAAGTCCTGTATTTGGGCGTGTTTCAAGCTTTTGTCCATCAAAAATGATTCACGATACAATCTATTGTTCTGCGCGTATGCCAAACAATAATTTTATAATCGGTGGTGAGATTCTTGATAAGCAGTATTTTGACGGTGTTGTTTCTTATCTAAATCACACAGGGGCAAAAAACACTAAAATATTTGCCAATGTTAACGAAGATCAAAAGCAAGAAATTATTAACTCTTGTGATGTTTACCACTATCCCTCATCCAATGAGGCTTTTTGTTTTTCAATTCTTGAAGCCTTCTCCTGCGGAAAGCCAGTAATATCCTACAAGAACTCTGCAATACCAGAACTATTTGAAACAGACGAATGGCTGTGTGAGGATTTTGAATCTTTGTTAGCGATGACAAAAAAGATGGCTAGTACTTCGGCACAAGATCGTCAAACTATTGGCATGAAGAATTTTAATCTCTACAAGAAGTACGGTGTGGACATTTACGCTCAAAAAATCGAACAAGAATACCGTAATTGAATCCACAAACCAGGTGTATGCGAATCTACTAATCCTACAATAAAAACCAACATGAGTCTACCAACACAGTACCAGCAGTTTATTCATTTGTCACGCTACTCAAGATTTCAAGACGCAATTGCTCGTCGTGAATCTTGGAACGAAACTGTTGACAGATATTTTAATTTCTTTCTAGACCACCTCAAGACAAACTGCTCTTTTAATCTTGACAATCAGCTTTTGTCAGAACTAAAGTCTGCAGTTCTAAATCTTGAAATTATGCCAAGCATGCGAGCCTTAATGACTGCTGGCGAAGCTTTGCAGAGAGACAACGTTGCGGGGTATAATTGTTCTTATGTCACAGTCAGCAGAGTCCGCGCGTTTGATGAAATCCTATACGTTCTCTTGTGCGGCACAGGAGTTGGATTCTCTGTTGAGCGACAATACGTCGAAAAGCTACCAACTATCGCTGAAGAGTTTACAAACAGCGAAACTACTATTGTCGTTCAAGATAGCAAGGCTGGCTGGGCTAAAGCATACAGAGAATTGGTATCCTTACTTATTGGAGGCCAAATTCCAAAATGGGACATCTCAAAGGTTCGTCCTGCTGGCGCAAGACTCAAAACATTTGGTGGACGTGCGTCTGGTCCGGGGCCGCTGGAGGATCTCTTTAGATTCACTATTGATACTTTTAAAAAGGCTGCAGGAAGAAAACTCACTTCAATCGAATGCCATGATGTGGTCTGCAAAATTGCAGAAGTTGTCGTGGTTGGAGGTGTGCGAAGATCAGCACTTATATCGCTCAGCAATCTTACTGATGAGAGAATGCGAGACGCAAAATCTGGAGCCTGGTGGAATGAAAATCCCCAGCGCGGTCTTGCGAACAATTCCGTTGCCTACAAAGAAAGACCAGACATTGGCATCTTCATGGAAGAGTGGGTTTCGCTTTACAAGAGTAAAAGTGGCGAACGCGGCATCTTTAATCGTGAGGCATGCAAAAAAACTGTTGAAAAACTAGGCGACAGAAGAGATCCATCTTATGACTTCGGTACAAATCCATGCTCAGAAATTATTTTGAGGGATCGTGAATTTTGCAACCTAACAGAGGTTGTTGTTCGCAGTAACGACAACGAAAAGTCCCTGGCAAGAAAGGTAAGACTCGCAACAATTCTTGGTACTTTCCAGGCCTCACTGACACACTTCCCGTATCTTTCTTCTGAGTGGAAGAATAACTGCGAAGAAGAATCTCTTCTTGGTGTTTCTTTGACTGGCATAATGGATAATCCATCTATGGCTACTGTGTGCAAAGAAACAGAGATGATGCTCGCTAGACTCAAGCAAGTATCTATAGATACAAATAAAAAGTTTGCAAAAAGCATCGGGATAAATCCAGCAGCCGCAATTACTTGCGTTAAGCCAAGCGGTACTGTTTCTCAGCTTGTTGATGCCGCCTCTGGAATTCACCCAAGACACAATAACTTTTATATCAGAACCGTTCGCGCTGATAGAAAAGATCCACTTTGCAAGCTTATGACTGATAATGGCTTTCCTCATGAGCCTTGCGTGATGAAACCAGACTCAACTATGGTTTTCTCGTTCCCAATGAAAGCGGAAGAATCTCTAACGAGAGACTCTCTTTCTGCAATTAAGCATCTTGAGGTTTGGCTAATGTACCAAAGATATTGGTGCGAACACAAGCCGTCAATTACAGTAACAGTCAAAGAGAATGAGTGGATGGAGGTAGGTGCTTGGGTATATGCGCACTTTGATGAAATCAGCGGTATTTCTTTCCTGCCACACTCTGATCATTCCTACAGACAAGCGCCATACCAAGATTGCACTAAAGAAGAATACGAAAAGCTAAATAAGTCAATGCCAAACAACTTTGATTGGTCTTTGCTAAAGGATTACGAAAAAACTGATTCAACTGTTGGAACACAAACCTTTGCTTGTAGCGGAGATAAGTGTGAACTTGTAGATATAACGTAATGCATTATCAAACAGTTTTCCTGTCCGATCTTCATCTTGCATCAAAGAAGGCAAAGCACAAGCCGCTCATAGACTTCCTGAAGTCCAATACCTTCGATAACATCTACTTGGTAGGTGATATCATCGACATTTGGAGGTTCAAGGATGCATTCTCAATGAAGCATGAGAAGCAGATTGGACAGGTTGAAGTCGTGGAAAGACTGTTGAAGCTTTCTCGTAAGGGAGCCAAGGTTCATTACATCTATGGAAACCATGACGAGTTCATGGCAAAGTTCATAGGGCATGAAATATTTGGAAACATTTCTCTGTACGAGAGAATGGACTACAGCACCAAGACTGGGAAGAAGTTTCTCGTTCTTCACGGACACCAGTTTGATCTCGTCACGAAGTATCCAATAAGTTCTTCAATCTATAAACTTGGAGACATCGGATATGAGATCATGCTTGACCTGAATGAAATATTCAATTGGTGCCGTCGTGTCTTGGGAATGCGATACTGGTCTTTGTCGAAGTACGTGAAGATCAAGGTCAAGAGAGCAGCACAGTTTATTGAAAGCTTTGAAGAGGTCATATGCAGATACGCAAAGGACCGAAAGTATGATGGAGTGATCTGCGGACATCTTCACAATCCGAAGATTACGGAAGTCAACGGGACGGTGTACGCAAACTGCGGTTGTTGGACCGAAAAGGACAACTGCACATTTCTGTACGAGGACATTAATGGAGAACTTAGGATTGGCAATTATGCAACAGAGTGATATAAAAGAAATATATTATCGCCAACCTAAGTGGCACGACCCTATTGTCCTTGGTCTTTGTGTTTTCTTTCTTTCTCCGTTTTTTGTCTACGGTATTTTTTTAGGATCAATCAAGAGTCTCTTTTCTAAAAAACATCAGCCGTGTCAGCAAATTAAGGGCGGTTTATCGGATGAAGAAATAATAATACTTAGAGAGTTATATATGAGAAACTATAATAAGATCGAAACCAATGATAGTAAAAATTAAAAAGCTTTCTGATAGCGCAAAGACTCCAGAGTACGCAACCTCTGGATCTGCTGGTGTAGATTTATGCTCTGCTATTTCTACTACGATAGAGCCAGGCAAAATAGCTCTTGTAAAAACAAATATCTCTGTTGAGATGCCTCCAAACATTGAGGCCCAAATAAGAGCTAGAAGCGGTCTTGCATTTAAAAACGGAATATTTGTACTTAATGCGCCAGGCACCATTGACTCGGATTATCGCGGCGACGTTGGTGTAATTCTGGCAAACTTCAGCGACAAAGCGTTTAACATCAACGTTGGCGACAGAATTGCTCAAATGGTTTTTGCCAAAGTGATCAAGCCGGAATTCTCAGAGTCCTCAGACCTTTCTACAACATCAAGAGGAGAGGGCGGGTTTGGGCATACTGGTGTCTAGTGTATTTATGATTGATGAGCGCAGAGAAATATGTAAATGAAAATCGTAGTTCGCTGCTTTCAATATACTCACAAATATTGTCTGCAGAAGAGCTTTCCTGCGAGGTATTCGAAAAAAGAGTTGATGACAAAACTAAAAAAGATCTTTGTAGAAAGACTATAGTCGTTCATAAATATTTAAATGGCGAGGTTGATTTTCCGATCAATCTTGCCTTTTTAAAACCAAAAGATAGTCAAATTGTAGATGAGCTTTATAGCATCATGCTGTGCGAAGAATTTGTAAAAGCCGGTAAATTAACAAGAACCGGCGATACATATGAGGCTATAATTGATTGGGATTTTAAAATAATTCCTAAATTTAAGAAATACGTTAAGGGCAAGTAATGCCTATATACCCATTTGATTGCCAAGCGTGCCAGCACCACTTTGAGATCTGGCTTAAAATGTCAGATGAAAGACCAACACAATGCCCATCTTGTGGATGTGATGGATGCTTGGCTCGTGATTTTTCTGGAATAAACACAGTCGTTGATTCCAACCAGCCAAAAACAATAGGCGATTTGGCTAACAAAAACACAGAAGATGCGGTTAAGAGAGGCGAGCTTCCAAAAAGTGCTCTTGATTGGGAATCAAATAAAAAGAAAAAACGAGAAGTAAAAAATCGAGCAAAGAAAATATCAGAAATGACTCAGCAACAAAAAACAGACTATATTATGACAGGCAAAATGCCATGAGTGTTGAAATTAAAAAAATAGATGACGAGCTTTCGTGTTACACATTCATTTGTGATGACACTGGAAAAAGAATGCTAAATGTTTGGTCTCGATCTATTGTCGGAAAAACACCAGTGCAAACAGTTGAGGCAAAATGGTTTAGCAGCGGATATGCAGGTTCTGGGCCATTTGAAATAGAGGGCGTTTTATCTTGTACGCCAATTGATGATTCAAGATTTAACACAGAGATAGTAGACTTTATGACCGATGAAATATCTGGAGACGTAAAGCTAACAGCTTTTGTAAAACAAAAATGAAATTTATAAATTCAATAGATCAGCTTGGTGGTGAAAAGAAATACTCTAATGAGTATCTAAATGAATACGGCAATGCTAGCGATGAGTCTAGAGCCTGCGCAAAAACACAATCATCAGAAACTGGAACTAAATACTACATACTACAAAGCAACGCCCAGAGGAAAATATTTAATCCAATAATTGATGACTTTCACAAAAAACTACCAGGTAGATCCGAGCACGAGTTTAAATTGACCGAATGCTCAAAAGAAGCATTTGATGCCTACGCCGATTATCTTAAAACTAAAAATCCACTTATGCTCAAAAGGGCGGAAATTTGCGTAAAAAGATGAATAAGACAAAGTCCAAATCTATTCTTAATCAATGCAAGAAAGCAATCAACACAATATTTGATGACGCTGAAGAGGCGCGGCTTAGCAAAGAGCAAATGGAAGAGATTATTTCTTTTATTTCAACAAGACTAGAAACTCCCGTATTAGCTAATGACACTGATAAAGAAAAGACTACGGCCATTAAGCCTCATGTTTTCAAAACTGGCGCAACAGCTGACGAAAGAGGCGCGTATGTTCACACTAAATCGGCCTCTGAAAAATTTGATCAAATGAACGGCAGATAAAATGAATAACTCTATTGATCCAAAATTAAATATTTTTTGGTCAGCAAATCTCAAATCAGAAAAGACTTGGTTTGACAAACTTAACCAAGATGGCGCTGAATGGTTTAAGCTTTCTGAGGCAGTAGAATCTGGCGAAGAAGAAATACAATCAATGGCCCTGTGGGTTCATAAAAAATTTCCACACTCGCATATAACATCAGTTCCGATTGGTCAGGATAAAGACGGCTATTTTTTTGGAAAACGAGCATCAATTACTTTTGGTGATGGCAATGCCCAAGAGTTTATAGGGGCTGGGTATCTTGAAAATGATATCGTAAAAATTACTTGGTATAACAATTTGCTTGAGGCTATTATGTTTGAGGAGAGATCACCGCAAGACTGCGGATTCTCCTTAATAAGATGCAAGAACAAGAACACGACAGCAACTTCGTCTCAGGTTTAAAAATTAAAACATCGGCCTATATAACAGAGCTGATTATACTAAACGATATAGAGTGGAAAATTAAAAAGGGAATTTTGGCGTCAAAGCCAATATCTCCTTTTTGGAGAAAAAACTCTCAAACAACACCAGAGCTTAAAACTCTTGCAGAAAAGTTTAGGCTTGAGCTTAGCTATGTAAAAAATCTTCTTCATGTTTTCAGTGCTCCGGTCTTGATAAAGTACATTAAAGATCGTGGAATTATAACTATAAGATTTTTGACTGCCGACAAGCAAAAGGCTATGGTTTTTAACTTGTTTAACGAGCAGGTTGAGTTTGAGAAAACAAAAGCAGAAAAGAAAAAAAACAAATTTGATGAGACCATTATAACCGTTGAAGACACACGCCGCGCTCCTAAACTACGTAAAGGACTTGTATGAGCACAAAACCACTTGCAGTTGAAGATTTTTTAATTCCGGCAGATTTGCTTCGTGAAGAAGAAGGTCGTGTTTTTAGAACAACGATATCTCTTGATATTGCTCTTTCTGGCGGAATACCAGAAGGAACTAGCGTTTTGCTAAGTGGAAAGCCGAAGGTTGGAAAAACAACATTGGCTCTTCATTACGTCCAACAATGTCACCGTAAGGACCCATCGAAGAAAGTGTTTTTCTTTGACGTAGAAGGTCGTCTTCGTACCGAACTCATTTCTTGTTTTCCAGACATCAATAAAGAAAGTCTCAATATAGTGAGATCAAACTCAAGCAAAATCTTGAGTGCCGAAGACTATTTGAATCTTATCTTTCAAACACTCAAAGACAATGAACACTCTATTTGTATACTTGACTCAATCGCGGCACTGTGTCCAGAGGGCGAGTTGTCTTCTAACATTGGTGATTCTGTTAAGATGGCTGGAACCGCGACTCTTATGTACAAGATATTCCGAAGAGTCAGCCAAATCCTTCCTGTCACCCACAGCACATTCATAGCACTGACTCACATGATTGCCAATCCAAACCCTGGACCCGGTAAAAAAAGCGCAACAGTTGGTGGTAATGCACCCCAATATGGCGCGTCTGTTTGGCTGGAAGCCGCTTGGAAGCAGGACATAAATGATTCGGCAAATAAAACAATTGGGCAAAATGCTCACTTTAATGTTATTGCTTCTGCCCTTGGTGCACCAGGCTCAGAAGTAACCGTTCCTATTATTTATGGTCGTGGCGTTGACGAGCATATGGATCTTTTTAACATTTGTTGTGAGCTTGGACTAATACAGAAAGCTGGTGCCTGGTATAGTATTGGTGGCTCTAAAGAAAAAATTCAGGGCCAACTTGCCGTAGTAGAGCTTTTAAAGAAAGATGAAAAACTTTATAGCTCACTTCTATCTCAGGTAGAAACGATGGCAATGCCATGCAAGTGATTTCAGTAAATAACCCTATTAAAAAAATAACATGGGACCTTCGTAAAGGGGTCTGGCCAATGAAAAGCAAGGCGGCTTGCCGATCAAAGATTCAATATGCAATTGGCCAAATGATACTAGCCAAATACCCTTTAGATCCAATCCTAGAAGATATTACAATACCAGACACAAGACTTTCACTTGATTTTTATTTGCCTCAACGAAAAATTGCTTTTGAGATACAGGGTGAGCAGCACACAGAAATGAATCCGTTTTTTCATGAAACAGTTGCTGACTTTGAAGAACAGAAACATAGGGACTCTCTTAAGGAATTATTTTGCGAATTAAATAACATACAGCTTGTGAAGCTACACTCTTTAAAGGAAGCTGAGGCGTATTTTGGAATCCCAAAATCTAATGGATCGGTCTGAGATTCAAAAAAAGATGGCTGAGTTCCGCGACAGATTTAAGTTTGCGGCAGTCATGGTTCCGCCAGAGGTCGATAGGCTTCTTGGCATGACGAGGGATTATTTGAAATCTGCGAATAGGGAAGATCTTGCAATTGACTGTATAAGGCTTTCTCAGTATGGGCTTTATATTAAAACTGAGGCAAATAGACTTCGTGCAAATATTTCTTGGTGCGATGCAAATATTAACTCTATTGTCGGCCGAGAGCTACCAAACACAAACGGTTACGGTATAGCTGAAAAGTCACTTGTAATTAAACGTAATGATCCAGTCGCAAAGGAGCTTGAGTCAATAAAAACACTCTGCGAGGTTCAACTAAAAACAATTGAGGACATAGACAAGAAAATTGAGTTTATGGCTTCATCTATAAAAAATCTTTGTTTTGAAAAGAGAGGAATAACAAATGAAAGATCTTAAAGGTTTTCTGCAAAAGGCAATCATTACAAATGACATGGAGTCTGTCCGCGAGTTTTATACCACAATATTTGGGGAAACCGCCCCAATAAGTATTGTGCAGCAAGGCTCCAATATTGACACCCAAAAAATTGAGGCTATTAAAAAAATACTTCTTGAAGATATTATTGAAGATCGTGGCTACGAGTATGATACTCAATCTCAAGAACAAGGCGAGGACGAAGAAGAGACTAAGTCTGGTGATCAGAGATTTATATCAAGTAAAGAATTTGAGCTGCCAGAAGATGCATTGCCGCATTACCAAGACGAGGTTAAAAAGCTTAGTGCTAGAAAAAAGCATTATCGTGATGCCTATAAGCCAAACATGAAAAAGTGCGAGGTTTGTGCTACAACATTTGATTTCAACAAAGAGTATCCGGCTGGTATGCTACAATCTGATAACTCGATCAAGATAAAGTGCAATAAATGCAGAGCAAAGTAAAATCTTACAACCAATCTGTCTGTGAAGAAAGCTTGATATCATGCGCCATGAACAGTGGCGCTGATGTTATTTATTCAAGCGATATTTCTATTTGCGATTCCGATTTTGGTAATCCGCTTCTTAGCAAATGTTTTTTTGCAATTGCGGCGCTGGCTGAATCTGGAAATTCAGGTAAGATTAGTCCGCAGCTTTTAGTCTCTGAGATATCAAAGACTGGGCAGGTTTCAACGAAGGATTCTGATTCTATATACGCAATTCAAGCTATAGAGTCTGAGAGAAATGATTATCAGCATTTCGCAAGACAAGTGAAATTTTGGAGTCTTTGTCGTTCCCTAAAGAAAAAACTTGAGTCTGGAATAAAGTCCATTGGAGATTTGAGTGGCTCAGAAAGCATAGTTGATGTCGCATCAGCTGTTGAGTCATCTGTATTTGAGTTTATTCCTGAGGTTACTAATGAAAATGACCTGGTTCAGATTGGTCAATTTGCAGAAGGCCACATAAAATATCTTGCTGAAAATCCAGTAAAGTCAGCGGGTATTCCTACAGGATATCCACGCTATGATCAAACAATAGGTGGTGGGTATCGACGCGGGACAGTTAATGTTGTTGGAGCAAGACCAAAAGTTGGTAAGAGCACCTTTTGTCTTAATGTGGCAGCAAATATGGCAAAACAGGGAATCCCCGTTCTGTATCTTGACACAGAAATGAAAAAGGAAACACAGTCCGTCAAATGGGTTTCCCTTCACTCTGGTGTTGACCAGCAATCAATTGAAACTGGTCAGTTTTCGCAAAAGGAAAACTTAAAGTTCTCTATTGACCAGGCACTGTCTTCTATTAAGAAAATGCCATTTTATCACATTAGCATTGCTGGTAAAAAGCCGGAAGAAATAATGTCGATAGCTCGCCGCTGGATTTCCTCTGTTGTTGGTCGTGATGAAGGCGGAAACACAAAAGACTGCCTGATAATGCTTGACTATTTGAAGACTATGGATCTTGCTGACGTTGGAGATTTCCAAGAGTACCAATACCTTGGAGACTTCATCACTAAGCTTCATAACTTTGCTGTTAAAAATGACGTTCCGGTTCTTGCAACAGTACAGCTTAATCGTGACGGAATTAGCAAAGAAGACAGTAGCGTTGTTTCTGGAAGCGATAGAATCTTGTGGCTTTGCTCTAGCCTTGCTTATCTTAAAAAGAAAACAGATGAGGATGTTGCTGCTGGAGACAGCAAAACAAACGGTGACAGAAAGCTAATTGTGATAGATACTAGATACGGTGGAGGAATGGACGCCTCATCAGAATACATAAATATTGTATCCAATCTAGAAAGATCAGAAATGATCGAAGGTAAGTTTAATTTTGAGATACTAGAATCAACAAATAACATTGACCAAAATGATGACGAAGACGATATTGAATTCTGAAGAGATAAAAATCTTCAAAAAGATTGCCTGCGAGAGTGACTACAAAATTTTGCAGGCTCTTGGTTTTGAATTCAATGGAAACTCTTCTGTTCAACAAGAATGCCCAGTGCACGGCGGTGACAACCCAACAGCTTTTAGTTATCATTTTGGAAAATGCTGCTGGTCTTGCTTTACTCACGGATGTCATCAAAAATATGGCAATGACATTATTGGTCTTGTTCGTGGACTTAAGCAAATAAGTTTCTCTGAAGCAATAGAGTGGATACAATCAGTGATAGAATCTGATGACTTTGCTGATTCTGTAATAACAAGAAACCGTCAAGAAATCGCAAAAAACAAAGTTATATCAGATGGCAGACTCTCAAAACTAGATAAATGTCATCAGTTTATAAAGTCAAGAGGTTTCACTGAGGAGATTTGTGAATTTTTTGAAGCTGGAGTTTCTTTGAACGGAAAGACGTATCACCACAGGTTGATGATTCCAATTAGGAATATCGACGGTGATTTAGTTGGCATAACAGGACGTTCAATATTTGAAAAAAATACATTGGGCTGGTACTTTCCAGAAAAATTTACAATAGACGAGGCGTATAGAAAGCTTTACGCAAAGTGGAGACACTACCCAAAGGGTTTCAATAAGTCAATTGAGATTTATAATATCAATAATGCTTTAGAGGAAATTAAAGCTACTGGTCTTGCCATCATCGTTGAAGGTCCATTTGATTGCTGGAGAATGCATATGTACGGAATAAAAAATGTTGTTGGTGTAATGGGTTCTTCAATGTCTAATAGGCAGGCAGAGCTTCTTCAATCTATTGGGGCAAAGAAGCTTGGTCTTATGCTTGATTCAGATGATGCCGGAATAAAAGCTGCTTCAAAAATAAAATCGCTGTTTAATTCACGATTCTCAATATCTAAAATTCTTACCGACAATAAAGATCCGGATATGCTATCTTTGGAAGAGTTTAATCATAGCGTCCTACCTCAGATACAGGTTTTATCAAAATGAAGACACAAATAATTATAATGACAGGAAAAGCACAAAGCGGAAAAGACACCGCTTGCTCCTATGTGCGTGGCTTTTTAAAAGAACATGGATACTCTTCTAAGGTTTATCCATTTGCAGACGCTTTAAAGCAAGTATGCATAAATGTTTTAGGTCTTGAATATAATCAATGCTGGGGTGAAAACTCTGACAAAAACACAAAAACAAGATTTAAATGGTGCGATTTGCCAATGTGCAGTACTGATATCGCAATGATAATGCAAAATAAACCAGGATCAAGATGCGACGATTACATGACAGCTAGAGATGTTATGCAGGTTTTCGGCACAAACATCTTTAGAAAATTTTATCAAGACTGTTGGGTACAGGCAACAATTAAAAAAATAAAAGAAGAGAGCCTAGACTTTGCTCTTATATCAGACGCAAGATTTCCAAATGAAATCAACTACGCTACTTTTTACGAGCCTATAGTAATTAAATTTACAAGAAACCCCCTAAATAATCAGCACGAAAGCGAAACCGCTCTTGATAGTTACGATTTTAGTAATATAAAAAAATTTCATACTATCAAAAATGACGATATGGACATGGATGAGAAGAATGATTCCATCAAGTCAATACTGAGTCTATATATATGATTATTGGCATAAAAGCTGAAGCCGTAAATTTTAACGGAGCATACGACCTCAATGATCCGGCTAGGCTTTTTGTTAGAAATCAAATTGTTTCACATCTGAATTCTATAGAGGTTGATGGCTCAATCTGCGTATCAAGAGCCTCAATAGGTTTTGAACTTGATTTTATATACGCATGCCAAGAAAGCGAAATACCATATATAATTTATATACCATTTAAAGGTATAGAAGAAAGATGGCCACCTCAAATACAAAAAATTTACAGGGAAGTTCTTAAGCTTTCAAAACAAAAATTTGTAAAAAATGGTGGAGGTTACTCTCCAAAAAAGATAAAATCTACTCAGGACTTTATAGAGTCAACATCAAATGCTCTTGTTGTTGTAAAAAACTCAGAGCGTATATTTAATCAACCAATTGTCAGGGTTGAAGAAGCCATAGAAAGAGTTACGAAATGAATATTCAGTATTTAAGAGCGTCTTCAATAAAAACCTACGAAGGATGCCAGTTTCAGTTTTTCCTTGATTCAATACTTGAAATACCAAGCGGCTCTGGTAAAAAGGCTCTTCTTGGTACGATTGTGCATCACGTACTTGAAATAATGGCAAAGGCCACAAAACTTGGCCACAAAGATGGCCCTCTGCTTGATCACGTGTTTTTGCTAGATGTATGCTGGAAGCGATACAAGGCAGAAAACGCCGGAAGAATTGAGTTGGCTGATGGTGCTGACAAAAGGTTTTGCCTTAAGTCTATTGAAAAGGTTCTTGGCACAAAGTACGACCCAAGAAATCTAAAGGTTCTGCACACAGAGCGTCAATTCAGAATTCCTCTAACAATGCCAGGTTTTACTTTTGAGTATTACGATGTGCTTAGCAAAAAAACCACTTCTGGAAACTACGAGATTCGAGGAACAATCGACCTAATAACTAAGGTTGACGACGACACACTAGAGATAGTTGACTGGAAGACTGGATCAAGAAAATCATGGGAAACAGGAGAGCTTAAAGAATATGATTATTTTGCAAGCAAGGATATACAGCTGCGAATGTATGATTTGGCTGTATCAATGTTGTACCCGCAGTACAAGACTAGGCTGCTTACAATACACTTTGTAAATGATGGTGGGCCTTTTACCGTATGCTTTGATGATGACCAAAGAAAAGAAACTTTGTCAATTATTAAAGAGCATTTTAATACGATAAAGGGAAATCATTTACCAACCAGAATTAAAGAGGTTAATGGTTCGCAGGCATGGAAATGCAAGACAACATGCCATTTTGGAAAGACAAAAACCTCAAACGGCTGCAGCGTATGTGATAATGTTTTTAACTACCTTGTGGCTAATGGAATTGATAAAACTATACTGAGAGTCGGAGAGGTTCGCAAAACAAAGGCTGAAGAAAAAGCGCTTAAGACATCCGATAGACGAAACACTTTTAAAGACGACCAATGAGTTATATTCCTGTTCATGTACACACCGCGTGGTCACTTCTAGATAGCGTTGTAACAATTGACTCTCTTGTGGCAAAGAGCAAGGAGTATGGCATTCCAGCACTATGCATGACGGACCATAACAACATTAAGGGTGTTGTTCCATTCTTCAAAGAATGCAAGTCATTCGGAATAAAACCAATAATTGGCGTTGAGCTAGACACTTATAATGGTGAAAATTTTGTAGGGAGAATAACACTTCTTGCAAAAAATAAAGTAGGTTATAAGAATATAGTTAAGCTTGTTTCTATGGCTCGCACAAAAGAAGCCCTTTCTTTTAATGGAATGCCTAGAACACAAGTAGAGTCACTGTATCCATATAAAGCTGGTCTTATCTGTCTCGTTGGCGATCTTAAAAGCCAAATTTATTCAAGCGCTTTTGTAAACCACGAAATGGCTTACTCAAGCGACTCTGTTGAAGAGTGCGAAACACTCCTGCACAAAGACTGGAAGTCTCGCATTGAAAAAGTGCTAGATAACTATAAGAAGATATACGAAAACGTATTTTTATTTTATGATGTCAGTCTTCTGCCAGCCCATCTTGTCCTTGGCAAAAGAATAAGCGAGACTTTTGAAGATGCGCTGCCTTCGCATAATATTCACTATCTTAATAAAGAAGATCTGGAGCTTCACGAGCTTTTAACAAAGGCAAAGGAAGATGGCGGGTCTTGCTGCGAGGCAATGAACGATTCTCGCATATTTGACAAGCGATGGTCTCGTGGATATCTGTCAAAGGATATTAAGCGAGGAGAAAAAACACTAAAGCTTTTAGATCTTATTGAAGACTACTCAATTCAAGAGCGCCCAATTCTTGCAAGCTTTAAAATTGGAGATCACAAAATAGTTGATCCACATGAGCATCTGCGCGGACTTTGCAGATCTGGTTTTAAATCAACTGGTCTACTTGAAGAGTTTAAGCAAGACCCATCTCTTAAAGAAGCTTATGTAAAAAGAATACAACACGAACTTGAGGTATTCAAGCAAGCAGGAATGTCTGCCTATTTTCTCATTGTTCATGATATTATAAATAGCTTGCGATCAAAAGGTGTTCCAGCTGATATCAGAGGTTCCTCTTCTGGATGCATGATATCTTACCTTATAGGAATTTCTTCCGTTGATCCAATGCGTCCAGATCCGACACTTGGTTATGATCCAGGAAGAGAGCTTCCATTCGAAAGATTTTACAATGAAGGTAGAAACACAAAAGATAACGTATCTTTACCAGATATCGATATGGACGTACCACCGTCTTTTAGAGAACTGCTTATTGAATACATTAGCGAAAAATATGGAAATGACTGTGTTGGCCACATTATTACTCACTCAAGATTTAAAGGCAGGGGTGCAATAAAAGAGGTTTTTAAACTACTAAAGCCAACGCCTGATTATTTTGATGTATCAAACCAAATTACTAAAAAATTTGCTGAAGAGGCAAAGATCTCAGACGATCTTGTAGAAATGCAGAAAGAAGACCCATCTTACGGAATTATCCGATGGAACATAGACAATATTAAATCAATTGCTGAATATTACGAGCAGTTCAAGGAGGCCTTTGACTATGCTTTAAGAATAGAAGAAGTGCCTAGAAATGAGAGCGTACACGCCGCTGGAATTATTATTGCAGATCAGCCGCTAAGCAATCTTTTTCCAATGGTATATTCGGAAAAGCTTGACTCAATGGTAATTGATATTGAAGGTGCTGATATAGAATATCTTGGTGGTGTTAAGTTTGATATACTTGGCGTCACAGCCCTAGAGAAAGTTTTTCAAATACAGCGTATGGTAAACTTTAAACTTAATGAAATTGAATTTGGGGAGTTTTCTTACTCCTACTATGATTAAGTGTATATATAGGTGATTACGCTATTCGGGCATCTTAGGCCCGTCTGAGTTACGCGTAGTTGCCCATCAGTTCGTAACTGTTCTGATGGGCTTTTTAAGGAATATTATGGACGATATAGACATGCGCGATATGGACCCAAGGCTTGCAAAGGCTATGATAATATTTGGTCTTAAGTTTGCCGAATACACTAAAGAGATGGACTACGAGCTTTGGAGCAGAGCCATAGATTACGCGAAGACATTTACAAAGGTTGACGGGGTTGAGATTAACTGTGACCCTAGAGAAAACAATGAATTTCAATAACTTTGGAAGCGTAAAAGCTTCTCATAAAGTCCGTGGGATTGAGATAATTGAAAGAGAATACAGTATAGAACTTAAAGCTGAAAGCGGTTCAGTTTTTTTATCATCCCTAGAAGAAATAAATAATGTTATTGATGTTTTAAAGTACGCAAAGCTTGCACATCATAAGAAGAAATTTTTTACACTGCTTGATTAGTGTATAAAGTTTTATGGACATAAAGCCGTTTATAATTAAAAATATTAATATTGCTGCAAGACGCAGCGATGTTAAGCTTGTTGAAGACTCGGAAATAAAGCCAGCAACAAGTCCAGACCTAAACCTTAACTATGAACCAGGCGAACCTGAAGATCAGGCGTTTATTGTTTTTCTATTCACTACTGTAACCAATTTGCTTGGGGTAGGGCGTGATCCATGTATAAAAAGAGTTATTGAATCCCCAGAGGGAAGAGAAATACTTAGAAGGATAAGAAGGACATTATCACAATTAAAAAATATTGCAGACCCAAACGAGTTCAGAAGTAAATTCTTTGCTCTCAATTTTGCTGCTATTATACAAGAATCACAAAGAGAACTTAGAAATAAGTTTCCATGCTGGAATGAAGACTACCTTGAAAATGCCATTAAGTCAATGAATGCATATGACAAGATTCATAATAAAGGCGTTTTTGATCAGTTTTTTAGTGTTGTAGTAAAAGTTATAACAAATGAAGAAGGTGTGGTTCTTGCTCCACTTTCTGGACCTGCTTTAAATATAAAAATTGCTGAAAAGCTAGTAGAGCTTTATCCAAATGATCCAAACTACGTTGGTCTTTTGGGATACGCAATAATTATTTCAGAAGCAGCTAACGCTGAAATAATGGCTTATCTTGATATGATTTTTAATATAACTGCTTTAATTACAGCGCTTGGTGCTGCAATGATTGCTTTTAATGGTGGTGTTGCCGCTGCCGCTTCTGCAATATACGCTATTGTTAGAGCTGCTGAAAATGGTATTGAGCTTATTCAAAAGCTTATACAACAGGGTCTTTTACCTTCAACTTCATAATCCTATGAATAAAAAAGACGTAAAGCTTTTTAATTACATAGCAAAAGTCGCAGCAAAAAGAGGCGATACTGTTTTAGCACCGGGCCAGACTCAAACATTTGAAGACATAGGTCCTGTTAGCGAACCAGCGGAAAAACCAGACAAGGAAACCGAAATTGCCTGGGAAAAATGGATTACAGGGCTTTCGCTTGCCCCAATTCTAGTTTGGGCATTGAGATCTCTTTGGAAATATCTTGATCCGTTCTGCAAAAGAAGACTAGCTGGAGTTCTTGAGTCTTTAAGCGCAGCGATGAAGAAATTAAATGAAGCGGCTAGCCAAAATGAGTTTGCTGCGGCAGCAGAGGCTCTACGGCAAATATTTCAATCATTACCTAAAAACTGCAGAGATGGAGTTTTGGAAAATCCAGAGTTTGTTGCCGAGCTTAGAAGAATCTCAGACGGTATGGCTATAACCATTGAGGACTTGATTGGCAAATACATTATGCAAAAAAATCAGGACGACGCCCTGAGATGGCTAGTAAACTACGGAACCTCTGCGGCAACAGTAGCAGCCGTTTATCTTTGGGCTTTAAATCAGCCCGGCTCAAGTCCTAGTATTGCAGCAGAAATAGCAGCATGGGCAGAAACAAATAGAACTGTGCTTTGGGTAATCGCGGGTGCTGCTGTGTTATTCGGTCTAGCTGCTGCACTTAGCGGCGTTGGCCTTCCAGCCGGCATTGCATCTGGAGCTACTGGAGTTATACTTATGGCCCTATTAGCTTGGCTAAATCAAGACCCCCCGCAAGATGATGGTGGCGGGATGGAAGCCTAAATAGAAGCTTCGTTTATTGCTTTAATAAAAGAAGAAATTACTGAGCTGCTTGTGTACTGGGTTACAGACTTCTTAGCTTCCCACATCTTGCAGGACCAGTAGTTAGCCTTCCATTTTGGGCCAGGATTACTGCACCCGTGACGAGATCTGTAGTTTTTTCTTCGTTGCGGATCGTCACGCCGGATTTCCATATTAGGATCACCAAACATCACGCGAACAACATTGCCGCGATCATTCTTTACATAAACATAAAACTTCTTCTTGCCGTAACCTGGATCTCCCTTGCCTATTCGTCTTGGTTGATTTAGGGTAATCTTTTTACCCTGATACTCAACCGCTTGGGCTTTCTCTGAAGCAAAAATTACGTCAAGTTCCGAGTCGTTCATAACTTCTCCAGACCCTCAACACTCTCCGTTATGTTCCAGCCAGTGTTGCGAGGAAACTCAGGATTCATTATTTTAATGGTTGCAATTCCTGAGTTAATCTCTAAAACCTCGCCCCAGACGCCAAAGTTAACTGAGTCCTTGTTTACGCAGCTAACTATGTCGCCCTCGGAAATGCTAGCCACTTGTGGCTGCTGTGGCGGTGTGTAAGAATATTCGTTTTCTTCTTCGTTCATGATATTTTCTCCAATTGATCTTCTGTTTTTGTTAGTACTTTACCTGGGCTATAAGAAGGTCCATCGTTCTCAACCGTATAATGAATAAGATAACCACTATTTTCTGGAAGTGTTTCTATCATTGTAACAGTGCCAATGCTGCCGTAGTGCATGCACTGCTGGTTTATGTCCTTGACCTTATCACCAACCTTTATCCCCTTATAAGAAATCACTTCGGTTCCAACAGCAACCTGTAGATTCTTAAGAGCTTTTCTAATTTTACTGTTTACGATGCTCATAAATAAATATACACATTATTACGGATCTTCTTCAGTCTCAGTCGCTGGCGGAACTAGGCTTATTGGGTTTGCTGATATAATTCCCGTTATTATTCCTGGGTAGGAAATGGAATTAAATAAGGCGATGTCTTCTGCGTAATACCCCTCCAAAACGGCTGTCTGCTCGGCTGTAAGGGTTGGCTTTGGATAAGATGCTGCATTTATTTGAGGAAGCGGTAGTATAAAACCGATCTCTGCAGAGGCCTCATTTATATGTTCTGGAAATTTATAAAGTTTGGTATTAACATCGACCCACAGTATTTGAGGTTTAAAATGTAGATTAATACTAGCATTTATTTCTCTAGCTTTCACTGTTCCAGATACAAATTTTGATCCGTTGATTAATGAGTCAATTACAGCGTTAACATCAACAGTGTGGAATTGCGCCATTGCCGATCGAAATCTTTCTAGCGGATTTCTTATCATTGCAAGTATTGGTTTTGATGGATACTTTTCTCTTTTCACAAAACCTTGCCACATTGAGTTGTCTGAATTTTTACCAACAGGATATGAGGCAGTTGTTATAAGCAACTCCTCCTCTGTTTGAAAAGCTTTAATTACAGCACGAGAAATCGTTGAACAACCAGATTTTGGTATAAATGCTACGCTATAGTTGGGTGTTATAAAATAAGTCATTATGGTGCTATGTTAAGTACTGTGTACCCCTTATTAGTTGCAATCAAAATGTCAGATGCGGTTAAAGATGCTGCGCCTATCGTACCAGAAACATCAAGATAGCCATTTCCGTTTGCAAGATCATTAAAAAATTGAACTATTGCCGTTCTATCTAAATTTGAACCATCAAATTCGGCACCTCCAGAAAAATTATTATAGTCAGAATAGTATAAAAGATTTAGCGCGCAGTTTTGCGCTCTAATCGAAGTTATTGCACTGCTCTTAGTATCAATGTGGTATAACGCTAAGAAGTTGGAAAGATCTATAGATGTAAACGATGTACAGGTTGACAATTCAAATTCTTGTAATGTGTTTTTTACATTATCTAGGCCGTTTAAAGTAGTAAGGGTTGTACTGCCAGATATTGAAATGATCCTAGCTAAGCTTCCAGGTGGAATTGAAATAGATGTAAGTGAAATGTTACTAAGATATAAATATTTTATTCTTCCATTGTGTGTGTACGACGTTAAATTAGCTCCTGCATCACAGGCAAAAGTCTCAAGTTTAGATAAACCAAGAACATCAACATAACTTATTGGCGAATAACTGTTGTTGCCAAAAGAAATACTGCTTAATTGGCCAATCTGAACACCAGATGAGTTTGTTGGTATAATTGAAAATCTTTTTTCATCTGTTGTATTATATGGGGCAGAAATAGCCTTTGATGCGCTTGAGACACCAAAGCCAGGATTATAAAGATTGGATGTTCCATCCCACCAATTAACTTTAAACCATCCAGTGTAAGAACCTACTTGAAATGAACCAATTGCTCCAAATGTACCAGATGATCTCTTTGTGCCGAACTCTGCTATTTCTGCTCTTGGATTATATGTTAACCGGGGCGCTGCGCTTGGTATTACAATCATATTCCGAGTGTTCCTGCTAAATTATAGACATTGCTAGCATAGCATAGTACGCTTGCAGATCCGTGCTGTCCTAGTATTTTGTTTCCAGATGCGTAGCAGTTGACTGTCGCTCCAGATAAGCCAGTACAGGTAACCTGTCCAGTTCCAAGTTGAATTATTGTGGCATTAAATCCAATATCTAGGCCAGTTGGTATTCTTAGCGTGTGTGTGGCGGCGCTATCAAATGTTATTATTCTGCCGTTGTCCGAAGCCTGAAGAGTGTATCCGGTTGCGGTTTGCGCGTTTATTGCGTTTGATGTTATTCGGTAGCCGCTTGCAGCTAGCATGTGTCCAGTTGACTGAACGCTTGACCAACCAATAACAGACCCTGTTGCTCTAACATCAACGCTTGTTAGTATTGACTGAGCTATTGCTCTTAGTGGGCCAGAATCAAGAATAACTCCGCTTGAATTAGACCCTTTAAGGATAAGCCCACCTAGAGTGTTTCCGATTGTTATTTGGCTATTACCAAAAGTTCCGTTTGTTCCAATATTTATTATCTTGTGGCCACCAAAAATTGAGTTTGTTCCAATATCTATAAACCCAGTACTGCTACCAACGGTTGTGTCTAGTTGCAGACCACCGATTGTTATTCCTGTCGCGTTTGGTCCTATTACGTTTGTTCTACCGTTTATTGTTACCGTGCCGGTAGACGCTATGCTTGGACCTATCGTTATGTTTGTTGTCGCTGAGCCAACAGAAGCACCAGTGCCGATGTTTATTGTCTTTGTTACACCAGCCCCGTTTGCGCCAGCGCCAATGTTTATTACACTGTTTGATGTAACGCCACCGATTGTTATACCTGTTGCGACACCGCACATCGTTAGAGATGTGGCGGTTGCGTCAAATACTGATACTGTCGTTGAAGTTGTACTTATCGTTCCGTCATTAACTGCAAGATCACCAACAACTACGACACCTGTCGCATTACCTATTAATACACCACTGGCAGACGCGCCTATATTAACCCTTGAAACGTTTGTGTTAAAGACGCTTGCTGTACCAACAAGCGGGGTTATTATGTCTGGAGTTCCTAGAGTAAGCGTTCCAGAAGCCAAAATGTTGTTTGGAACATCGTTTGTTCTACCTGGACCAAGTACTATGATTTGCCCATTGCTTACGTTAGATCTTGCGACGCGACCAATGTTCTGTACCAAAATACTTGCGCCAGTCGGCCTGATATTTGTTACCCATCCAGTTGAGTTAACGAAAACGCTGTTACCAACAGTAAACGCTGATGTATCAGTGTCATTTAAAACGCCAACGACGACAACGTAACCAGTTGCGTTTACGGCCAAAGACTGGGCACACAACCCAACCGCTGGCATTTTTGCAGTGGTATCAGCACGAGCAAGCTGAATTTCAATAACATCACTAGCCCCAACGTTTCCTGATATGAAAACTGGATCACCTTTACGTAGCGTTACTGAGTCTGTGTTTTTACATGCTTTTAAAACAGCGCCGTCCATGTCACCTGTAATGTGGTCTACAGTTAGCGCCTTTGTGATCGTTACGTTTCCAGGAAAAGTGGTTGTCGTATTTCCATGACCTATACGTACAGCATGTGGTGTTGGGTAAAGGTATCCTGTCGAAGCGGTAAGTGTATCAATAGTAACAGCGAGAGATCCAGTAGGCTCAATCGCAACATTGTTTGACTGTGTTCTAAAAATTAAATCACCAGAGTCGTTTCCGGCGATCTCTGAGTATGTATTGTTGTAGCTTCTACCTGTTATCCAATGACTCCACGAGGTCGTCGGGTCTTCTGACGCAAAAAGATTAAGTGCCCCTATATTAACGCTTGAGACACCGCTTACATGTATCGATCCACTAACGTAAATATCCGGATCAAGACCTATTGTTGTCGATCCAGTTGCTTGCGTAACGTAAATACCGCTTGTTGAGCCGGATACAGCGGTAACGCCCTGGTTTGTGATTTCTACTGGATTTCCTGATGCGTTACCAACAAAAAGTTTTTTGTCTGTTATGTTTACCGCAAGCTCTCCCTGCAGCAAAGAACCGCTAGCTGGCGTGGATGTGGAAGTTGTGGAGTTTTTTGTCTTTATTCTTGCCATTACATTAAATATACACGAAATTACCGCTGAGCACTTTACAGATCTACAAGATCCGTCTAAGTGTATTATAGCATATGGGGAGCAATGAAAGCAGGGTTAAAGATTTTATCGCTCACGTTAAGGCTGTAGCAAAAGAGCACGGAGTAGTTGTAAAAATAAAAAATAGCAACAACGTCAGGGAGCCTGCTGGAAACACTCTTTGTTGTGGTTATTTTTTAGATTCTGATAATGAAAAAACAATAGTGATTGCTCGCGGCAATCGCCCTTTGCACGAATGGCTCGGTTTTTTAGTGCACGAATACTGCCACATGATGCAGTGGATAGAGCGATCTCCGGCTTACACGAATACATTTTTGAAAGACGGCGAGGACGCCACCTATAAACTTTCTCTTCTTGAAAACGGCGAAGCAAACTACAATAAGCGATTACGTCGTGTTTATACCAAAAAAACTATTGCCTGCGAGCTTGACTGCGAAAGGCGTGCCGTTAAAACTATAAAGAAATTTGGGCTTCCAATAAACGTTGAGATGTACAAGCGTTCTGCCGCGATAACGCTTTACAAATACTGGGTTCTTTGTAACACTGGTAAGTGGATTGGTGATTCTTTTGAGAGAAAAAGATCGCTCATAAATAAAGTAAAACCGTCCCTAAAGGGGCGGTTTAATTGTGTGCCGAAAGAAATAGAGGTGGCTTTTTCTTACATTAACAGATAAGATGCTGTAGGGCTTTTCTTGCCATGACCTTTTCTCTTTCGCCACACACGGTGCTAATCCAAGTATAAGAGCATCCGTCTCTATAAAAATCTAAAATTTGCTGGCCCATTACGGCTTGACTGAAGCCTAAATTGTTTACACTTGGCGTGCCTGAAATAGCATTGTTCAAACAGTCGCATTCGGCTTTTCTTGAGGCTTCTGCTCTTTGCGCTGGGGTTGCGTTTTGTGGCAATGCTGCAACCACAGAGTTTGCATACGATTGGCATTTTGCAATTATTATGTCACCCTTCGTAAACTTTTTTGTTGAACAAGGGTTGTTATTATTTCTTTTAATGTCTTTTGCGCACGGATCAGATCCAGGGCTTCCAACAGATCCAGACAACTGTTTAACCGCTGCGCATATTTTATTTATGCTTAACTGCGTGGTTCCATCTATGCAACAATTGCAACTAGAAACAGGCGCTGTATTTGGGGCAATTCTAGTTGATTGTTGTGCCAAACCAACAAAGTGTTTACGTATTATTTGCTCTAATTTTTTCATTGTTTAATTCTTGTTCTTCTAATATTTCGGATTCAGCCTCTGACCACGTGTCTGGCCAGTGATAATAGGAGCCTGTTCTTAAATGAGCCATCCATTTTATAATTTGCTGTAATGTCCAACCTCTTTGCAAAGCCGCACATACCTCTCCTACGATAGTTGGACTCCACACGTTTTCTGTTAGACCATTTGTTATAGAAATTGCGACTCTGATAACAAGCTGCTCTGCGTCAGACCCAAGAGGAAGATTAAGAGCATTTACAAATGTCCATATTATTGATTTAATAAGCTCTGAAACCACATCTGTCTGCCTTCCCCAATAAAACCACAAAGACAGATCGTATAAAAAGCTCTCAATGAGCGTAATGTTTACAACAAGCATTTCAGCCAATTGTTGCGTAAACCCAAGTCTGTTTACCAAAAAATAAATTATCGCGTTATTTATACCGCCAAATCTTTGGATTATTGAATCAATTACACTTGACATCCATAAATCAAACTTTGATGGGGATGACAAAGAATGTGTTGGTGTTGCGTCTATAGGCACATTTGGTTCGTCAAAACGGGTAGGAAAGCTCTCAGCTGCCGCGTTAATGTGTTTTATTATGCCCAATCGCATTTGATCCATAAAATTAAATACACGAACACTACAATCGTGCATGAACAAGCGAAATTTCGTTGTTTACGATATTGAAACTACAGGCCTAGATTATGAAAATGGCGCCGAAATAGTTCAGATAGCGGCAATAACACTGAATTATTCAGATTATGAAATATCAAAAACGATTCCTGAATTTTGCATCACTGTACAACCACAAAGTCCTGAAAAGGCTGACGCAAAAGCAATACAAGTAATTGGACAAGATCTTTGGTCAAAAGCGCAGTCAGAGGGCATGCATCCAAAGACAGCCCTTAGAAAATTTAAAGAATATCTTTCGATATCAAACCCCTCGGAAAATCCATGGGAATATCCAATAATTGTAGGATACAATAACTGTAATTTTGATGACAAGTTTGTTGAGTACTGGATGCGCAAATACAAGATAATTAATGGAAAAAACGACTGCCCCTGGTCAAACATAAAGCTCGACATGATGCCCATGATGTTTTCTATTTTTGGCAGGGATAATCTTAAAAATAACAGGCTAGACACTTACGCCGGTTTACTTGGTATGAAAAGGACATCTAGTACTCACGATGCTCTTGAGGACGTGAAGATTACTGCGGAAATGTTTAAGCGGTATATGTCATTTATGAACTTTAAGATCAGACCTAAGATCAAGATAACAGCTGGGTAAAGTATGTTCAACATCGAAGAAGTAAATTTTAAAAACGATAAAACGTGGCGCCTAATTCAAAGCGGAAACACCGGTGGTGTCTTTCAGCTAGAAAGCGAACTTGGAAAACAATGGGCGGCTAAGATAAAGCCAAAAAACATTAACGAGCTTAGCGCCGTTCTAGCTCTTATTAGACCAGCATGTCTTGAATCTGGAATGACAGAAAAATACGCAAGAGTAAAGAACGGTCTAGATGTCGCGCACAAGTTTGGAGACGAGGACGTTGATCGTATTCTACAGCCAACAAGCGGTGTTCTTATTTATCAAGAACAGCTAATGAAGTTTGGTGGGGAAATTGCCTGGAGAGAAATGCCGTATATTGATCGCCTTGTTATTGTTGACAAGCTGAGAAAAGGCATTGGCAAAAAGGACTACAAGGTAATTAGCGAACTAAGAGAAAAGTTCGTGTCTGGATGTGTAAAAAACGGCAAAACAAAAGACTTGGCAGAGCAGCTTTTTTCAATGATTGAAAGCGCTGGAAGATATGCTTTTAACGATGCGCACGCAAAGAAATACGCTGTTTGGTCTTACAGAACAGCGTATATGAAAGCAAACTTTCCATATGAGTTTTATTGCACGTATTTAACATATTCAAAGGCTAGACAAAGATCCAGAGAAGAGCTTCATGATATGATCAATGAAGCAAAGCTTTGCGGTATAGAAATAATTCCACCGACAATTACAGACTCGTCAAAAGATTTTAAAATTGTCAGTGATAATAAATCAAAGAGCATCATATTTGGACTAAGTCACATAAAACAATTTGGTGAAAAAGACTGGGAGACAATAAATAATAACAGGCCCAAGTATTTTTCTGACTTCCTAAATTTAGCATACAGGGAGAAAGACTCTCTGCGTTCTCTTGGTGTAGAATCTCTCATAAAGAGCGGCGCATGTGACATATACGGAATTGGAAGAAAAACAATGCTTGATGTAGTTAGCGCCATGAATGAACTAACTCCGAGAGAAATTAAATATGTTGTTGAGGAGATTTGTAAAAATGGGCCAAATAATTCAGTAGCTCTAGTAAAAGAAAAGATGATTGAGTGCTCCGATGCTATTAGCACCAAAAAGAGAAAGCCAATAGTTAAATCTGAGGCTGATGCCATAGACGAAAACGCAAAGGATACAACTGATTGGAAGTCTTCTAGTGAGCAAGAACTTTTGTCTATTGCAATGACCTGCAGCGCAGTGGATGAGTACAAAGATGTATGTGATTTTACATGCAAAGATTGCCATAGAATGCTTAGGAACAATAAAGGTGTTACGAAAAGAGTTATTGCCTCTATTGTAGATACAACATTTACAGTAACAAAAAAGGGTGAAAACCCAGGCCAAGAAATGTGTCAAATAAATATTACCGATGCAAGTGGCAGCATCAGAGTCGTTGTTTTTCCAAATTCTTACGCAAAACATAAAGCAAAAATTAGAAAGGATGGCAAATATGAATTTACAATAAAGGGGACTGGTAGTGGATGGTCCGTAGAGTCTTTAACAGAAATAACGTAATTTTATAGTGAAAGTCAAGTCAGATAACTACAATAAGGCACAGGTACAACATGTCAAATTTTAACAAAGTCGTTTTAGTAGGTAACTTGGTTAGCGATCCAGAACTAAAGGAAATCGGAGACAACAACAGTGTTGTTCGTTTCAGAATGGCGATTAATCGTCGCTACACCACGAAGTCTGGTGAAAAGAAGGAAGAAACCACATACATTGATTGCGAGATGTGGGGTTCTAGAGCTGGGGTAATCTCTGAATATCTAAAGAAGTCAGATCCAATTCTTGTAGAAGGCCATCTGAAGCAAGAGAATTGGGAAAACAAGGACGGCGAAAAGAGAAGCAAGATCCTTGTTAGCATCGAAGACTTTGAGTTTCTTTCAAAGCGAGGGTCCGGTGATTCACAACAGAGTGAATCAAAGCCAGCGCAAAAGATTACAAAAAAGTCTACTCAAAAGCAGTCTGATCTTCAGGACATTCCGTTCTAATGTCATCGATTAAGATAATCAAAATTCTTGAGATCTTGCAGGCCAGGGGTTTACTCAAAGCCCCTGGCCAGCTTGATTTACTTGCTGAAGAAATTGAAAAAGAGCTTAACCTTTCATCGAAGGCGAGCACTAAAAACTTAGGAAATTTTAAAGGGTTTACTACAGGTGAGCGATAAAAAAAGAATTCTGCTAGTTAGTGAATTTAGCCTGCTAAACACAGGCTTTTCTGTTATGGCATATGACGTTCTTTCGAGACTTCACAAGAGCGGAAAGTACGAGGTTGCGGAGCTAGCATCTTATGTTTCAGATGACGATCCAAGAATAAATCAACTGCCATGGAGGGTATATCCAGTAATACCGTCGCAGTCAAAAAAAGATGAGATGGAAAGATTTCAACGCGAGTATCAAACGGCCCAATTTGGATCAATAAGATTTGAAAGCGCTGTTAATCATTTCAAGCCCGATATTGTTTTTTCATACAGAGATTACTGGCACGATGAGTTCATAACAAAATCGCCTTCAAGACCGTATTACACCTATATATGGTCAGCCTGCATAGATTCTGAACCACCAAGAGATGAGTGGATGGCAACATTCTCAACTGTTGATTTGTTAACATCATATACACAGTGGGGGCTTAACGTTCTTAGGAAGTATGGTGGTGGAAAATTGAACGTTTCTGATATAGACACTATGCCTGGTGTTGACATAGATGTTTTTAAGCCTATGGACAAGGCAGCAGTCCGAGAAGAGTATGGATTGCCAAAAGATGCGAACATCATAATGACCGTAATGAGAAATCAGCCAAGAAAACTCTTTCCAAATATAATGAGCGCTTTCGCAAACGCTCTTGATAATTTGTACAAACTTGGTATGAGCGATATTGCGGATAAAACGTATTTATATTTACATACCGGAAATCCAGATTGCGGTTTTGATATACCAAAAGAAATTATCAGATACGGCGTCGGTAATAGAGTTATAGTTACTTACTACTGTCAAACATGTAAACAATCGACACCTGGTTTTTATTGTGGTGATAGGAAATATTGCCCTAAGTGCAGAGCAAAAGCCTGCGCAATGGCAAATACTTCAAACGGATCCACTAGAGAAGAGCTTGCAAAAATATATAACTTGGCAGATTTGTATGTTCAATACAGTGTTGCTGGCGCTCTTGAAATTCCAATAATTGAAGCAAAGGCTTGCGGGGTTCCTGTTGTTTCTGTTGATTACGCAGCTCCGTATGAATTGGCTAGACTTGGTGGTGGATACGGACAAGTCAGAATGGCTGGTTGGAAGCAAGAGTCTGTAAGAGAAACAAGCCAGATACGTGGCGTTCCTGATGATAAGCATCTAGAGGAGATATTTACAAGCTTCTTACAAGAAAGCGATGAAAAGCGACAGCTGTTGTGCTCTCTCGCAAGAGATACGGCCGAGCATTATCATTCAAGTGATGGTTTTGCTAAAAAATGGGATGATATATTTTCATTAGTGCCTGTAAAAAACCCATTCAGATGGTTTGCGCCGCCAGCCACATCTAATTATATTAACTTAAAGAGTGATGTATCTTACGATGCTTTTAGTGCTTGCTCAATAGCGTCTTCGGCATTTACTAAGGGTTGCATGCAGGGAACCCCGTTTCAAATGGCTGCAATATCTGATGTTATGAATAATAACTCGGCATTTACAGGAAATGATATAAATCTTGAAAAGTTAAATAACATTGCCAATAAAGAAGTTTTTGAAAGAAATAATTTTGAGCAAAACCGCTATTTTAGCAATGTTAATAAAAACAGCACTATCCAAAATAAAGGTAACGCAAAACTAATATGAAGGTAGCATACATATCTGTTTATAGAGATGGGACTGGTTACGGAAATTCATCTAGGGATTTTATTAAATGTCTTCAGGGTCAAGGGGTTGACGTTACTCCGATTTGGTTCAGCTTAAATCAAAGACCATATTTTATTGACAGTCAAATAAAAGAGGGTGGATCATTGGATGACGTTGATGTTGTAATACAACAAACAATTCCAAATACTTTCGTTAGAGCTGAAGGCGTAAAAAATATCGGTCTTTTTTACTGGGAAACTTCGTCATTTTCAGACTCTGGATGGCAGTACTCTTGTAATTTGATGGACGAGATATGGATGACTACCACAGAGCAAATTGAGGCTGCTGTAAACTCTGGAGTAAAGGCTCCTATTGGTATGGTCACTCGGCCTGCCGATTTTTCAAAATACATTGAGTGGAGCGGAGAAACTTTAGATCTTCCAGAAGAAATAAAAGACACCTACAAGTTTTATACAATTTCTGACTATTCATATAGGAAAAATATTTCTGGAACCGTTGCTGCCTTTTTGTCTGAGTTTACATCTAGAGACAATGTTTCTTTGGTTTTGAAGACATATATAGATGGAAAGAATCCCACAGAGTCGCTTGAGGCAGTAAAATCTTCTATAGACTCTATAAAGGCGGAAATCAAAAGACCAGAAAAACTGCACCCCAAAATATACCTCATTACTGATGTCTTATCAGAGAGAGGTGTTTCCGCAATTCATAATACTTGTGATTGCTTTGTAAGCGCTTCTCGTGGAGAGGGTGAATGCATACCTGCTTTTGATGCTGCGGCTATGGGTAAACCGGTAATAGCGACTCACTTTAATGGGATTAAAAGAATGTTTCCAGCAGACTATGAACCAACGGTAAAAGACATGATAAGCAAACCAGTTTTTGCTATGTCAAAAGGGGCTATAGTTCCTGGACTCTATTCTCATAGAGGAGAATGGATGGAGGGGTCGCTTTCTGAAATGATGTTTAAGATGAGAAAAGCTGCAAACGGCGATTACCAAAAAATTGCAAAAGAAAACATAAGGCACATGCACAACAATTTTTCATACGAAGTCGTTGGCCCAAAGCTAGTATCAATGCTGAGATAAAAATGAATCCAATAGTATCAATACTTAACAGAGTAAATTTGCCAAAAAAAGAAAAGTATCGTATATTAACTTTTCCAACTCACGAGTCGTATCAAACAAATCTTGCTGAAACAGGACACGAGTTTTTGTTATTTAATCGTGGTGGTAATACAAAAATATGGGAAACAAAGTATAAGCCACTACCAAAAAATACGCACATATACAACTCAATAACAGACACTGAATACGATATTGATTTTGTGTTGTCGCAAGAGCGGTTTGGGCAAATACAATTTGCTCAAGAGGTTTCAAAAAGCCTTCGTGTTCCAATAGTGCACCTAGAACACATAGAGCCTCAATTAAATAATTGGCCGAAAGAACAGTTTGATCATATGAGGTCGTTCAAGGCTGATATAAATGTATTTATAACTGAACACAACCAAAAGTCTTGGGGTATCGAGGATTCTGCTGTCGTCAAACATGGCATAAGAACTGAAGACTTTGTTGGCTGGTCTGGTCCTTCAGAAGGAGATGTTAAATACGTTCTTTACATAGTAAATGGTCTTGAATCAAGGGATCAGTTTTGTGGTTTTACTGAGTGGTTATCAGTAAAAGAAAAAGTTTCTAAAATTGACCCATCAATAAAATTTGCTTTGATAGGTGAAAACCCCGGCATAAGTCAGCCTATATCAAATGAAAAATCTCTTATTTCATCAATAAACAAATGCTCTTGTTATATTAATACATCTCGCCTTTCTCCAGTACCGATGTCTTTGATGGAAGCGATGTCGTGCGGAGCACCATGCGTTTCAACAGCAAAGCAAGAGATACCAAATATAATGCAGAACAGCGAAATTTGCACCAATGACATTGATCAAATTGCCAATCAGATTGTGAAAATCTGCAATAATAAAGAATATGCCAATAAGGTTGGTTCTCATTGCCGTAATAGAATTGTGAGTGACTACAATATAAATGACTTTGTAAATTCTTGGAACAAAATTTTTGATAAAGCTTATTCAATTAGAATTGGCGGTACAATATGAAACTAAATATTAATCACAACGAAAATTATCTTGATGGATATGTTAATCTTGAAAAAAATAATTCCTTTAAAACAGACCATGTTGTTAGCGACTACGTGATAAATAGCGTAAGTGGGAATGATTCTATTGAAGAGATAATTTGCCATCCAGGCGCTCTTGAAAGGAGCCAAGCTGGATATGCGGAAGTTTTAAAATCTTGGTCTATCTTCTCTTCAAACGGGTGCACAATTAAAGCGAAGTGCATAGACATTGAGGCTCTTGCAAATGCGCTTTCTTCTGGCACAGTAGATTCAGAGCTATTTAATTCAATCCTCAGTGGTTATCTTGTATTTTTTGACAGACATTCGTTTACACAAACGCTTTCTTCTTTTGGTTTCAAACCAACAAAAACATGGTATGGGCCACATCAATGGGTTCTTAACGTAGAGGCAAAGAAATAATGAAACCGGTAGTTTGCATATTTTTAATGGAGCATAGAAATGGCCCATTGTTTTTTGGTACACAAGCTGAATGTAAAAGTAATTTAGAAATAAACCCTGATTATCAGTATATATTTGTTGATATTGGTATATCTGGAGATGAGCTAGACTGCAAAAGATCAATTTACGGCAGCTTTCAGAATGTGAGATTTGTGAAAATAGTCGATTCTTTTTTTCAAGACACAAAAATGCTTTCTTCAATGGAGCGCCTTGAGTCTGGAATATTTTTAATCTGGAATGATTATTTAAAAAATCAAAAGATGCCGTACAAAAAGGCTGGATTTGATTATTGTATTTGGTCAAATGAAAGATACATACATAAAATACCAGAGCTTATTTCTGCAACTTTGAAAAATAAAAATACAGTGCTATACAGATCTGAAGAGGACGGGTTTTCGCAATACGGAATTTTTAACATCTATAGATACGAAGATATAAGCGAAGACGAGCTTTTTAATCGTGAAAAAGAAAGGTTGTCATTTGTATGAAGTGCTCAATAATAATACCTAATTACAATCAAGGTCATTTTTTATGGCGATCCGTTAATAGCGCTATTAAGCAAACGCTTGATCCGTCAGAGTACGAGATTATAATAGTTGATGATGGAAGTAAAGATAACTCTCTGCTTATAGCGCAAGACATAATCGCCAAAAATAAATCTCATAATATAAAACTGATAAAGAAGAAGAACGGCGGAACAGCAAGCGCAAGAAATGCTGGTATAGTAAATTCGGTTGGAGAATATATAGGATTTTTAGACGCTGACGACGAATACGCTCCTGAAAAATCGGAAATAAGCATAAAATATCTGAACTTTGGTCCAGAGGTTGGGCTTGTGTACTCTGATTACTTTGAGGTGCACGGCTCAAAGCTTTTTTATTCGGCAAAAAGAGATTTTAATCCAGAAATCCTAAAGCGAAACTGCATAGTTTCGACAAACTCGTTTATTAAAAGATGTATTCTTTCAAATGTTGGATATTTTAATGAATCAATAAAAATAATTGAGGACTATGATTATTGGATGCGTATATCTGCTGCAAATTATATGTGCTTAAGAATACCAATGCCATTGTTTACTTATTACGTTCACGGTCAAAACAAAACAGTAGTCTCTAGCAATGATGATATTTCTAGAGAGCACATGATGCTTAGGAGATAAAATGACAGCAATAATGAATGAAAACTGCGTAGAAGACACGTTTTTTCTCGGATCTCTTTACAGAAGAGCGAATTTAAACTTTGTTGTTGACGGTTGCATGACGCAAAAATATTACGAGATAAATAAATTTGCTTCAGAGTTTCAGTCAAAGAAAGTATCTTTTAATTTATTTACACTTGGTGATACAGCCACAATATCTGTTCCTTCTTTCCCTGTTTTTTCAGCAACGTATATTTCTGCAATATACGGCCCAACTCTTTGCTTTTCACTGCAGGCTCTTTCGGCGGTTACTTCAAGTATAAATCTTGCAAGACCAGTTATTGCTATGGTGATGGACATAGAGGACTGGTCTAGTAATGACGCCAATTTTGATCGAGCTGATTTGCTTGTTTTTCCAAATGAATACATCAAAAATGTATTTGATTCAAGATACGGAGGTTCTTATGGAAAAGCAGCCATCATACTCCCACAATCTGCAGAGGACTATATAAGGATAGCACAACATGCCGCGAAAGAGCAAAAAAGCACTAATTAAAAAACTGGTTGATCTTGGTAAGGCTGAGGTTCTGATTTCTGATTTGCCTATTCCTGATCTTGAGGACATGCTGGCCGAAGCTGAGCCAACAAAGGTTCCAGAAGAGCTAAAGACAGAAGCTGGTGTAATTGATGACACAGATCCAAAGTGGTCAGATTTTGTAATGTCTCAACTTACTGAAAGAGAATGCAAAGACGGAATGCCAACATGTGATGGCCTACGAAGAATTTTTAAGAAGCTCGTAGGTAAAATTACATCTGTTGATGTTGAGGTTCTAAAATCGCCCACTATATCGGATAGAACAGCAACCGTAAGATGCTCTATTACGTTCCGCAGACACGGTGTTGTCGGTTTTAATTCAGAGTACGTAAGTGACGTCTTTGACGTAAATCCAGATAATACACCATTTCCTTACTGCAATGCCGCTGTTGCTACAGCCGCAACAAAGGCTGAAGCTCGCGCCCTGCGTAAGGCAATTGGCCTAGTAAAGGTTTATACTCTTGAGGAAGTAAATCAAAGCGCCTCAAAGGACGAGATGGACCCAATGATGATTGATGATAATAAGCCAATTTCGGATAGCGCAAAAATTGCAATTAATACAATGTGCAATAGAATTGGGATCGATCAGAATAAACTTATAAAGTTCTGTGGTCTTTCAGCTGAAAGCATTCACGCTTTGACTTACAAGGAATCACACGAAGTAATCAATGTTCTAAACGGCTTTAGCAGAGGTCCTGAAAATGGCGGTCAGACCGTTCCGGATCAAATCAAGGGCGAGGTAATTTTCTAATGCAATACAACTCATCTTATCGTATCTATAAACCAAACACTAAAGATCACACAAAGGGGTGTGCGTCTTCGTGGGAGTGGAATCACAAGACATGCAACTTTTTTCTGACTGTTGCGAAGCAAGAAGCACAAAAAGACGGTGAAGGCAACAATCGTTTTTCATGGAAAGAGGATTCGGAAACAGTAAAGCTTGATATAGAAGAGGCTGCTGAAATTGCATGTGTGCTTTCAGGAAGAAAGGCATTTCTTGGAGCGACAGATGAGTCTGGAAAGGGCAAGGGCTTCTTTCATCAAAATAAAAGCGGCAATGTTATATTGAAGCTTTATAAGCTTGACGACGGATTTGCTTTTGAGGTAAGCTCAAAAAAAGGAGACCAGCGTTTTTGGGCTGGTCACCGAATAACCGTGGCTGAGGCGTTTGTTATTGAAACAATTTGCAAAAATATAATCTCAAGCACATTTGCTGGATGTGGAGACTAAATATTTTTTCCTTCACAATTTTTACCTAAAATAAATTCATGAGAAATAACCTGGACTGGCCTGTCTGGGTTATTTCCATATTTTGATGCTACATCTGAGCATTCTTGTTTTGATGTTTTTGTTGTAAAATCACAAGTAACAAAACAAGAAACTTTTTCCTTACCGCCTTCTAGGATTTTTATAGTGCAAGATCCGCAATTTATGCCGCTACGATCTGCAGTTTTTGAAAGTGGCGATAGCTGTGGCTGAACACTGGTTATTGCAAAAAGCTTGCTAACTAATTTTTCAATACTCACGAGTATCTCTTAATTATTTCTAAAATCTTATCTTTTGATGTTTTATTATCTGAGATTCTATAACGTCGATAGCATTCTGTTATAGCCCTTACAGCTATCTCTTCTTGATTTTTAAGCATGTCAGTCAATGCTCTTCTTGATTTGTCATTCCATTGGTTTTGAAGCAAAGCGGAATTAAACGTGCCTATAAAGGATGTAATTAATTGCATAAATGCAGCGCATAAACAGGCGGTTCCATCTTCATAAGGAGACACATTTCCGTTTTGTGATGTTGAGCATCCAGAAATAAGAGGACACATATCCCCAAGAGCTTCTTTTGCCTTTCTTAGCCGATCTCTTATAACGGTGTCTGATATATTTCCTAGAGAGGCTGTTATTCCAGCAAGTTTATCACAGGCAGAACACGAATCATTTTGCTCGGCAGAGCCACATGGCTTTACACCTGGAAGATAAGGTCTAATTACTGGTAGTGTAATTGGGCCATTTGGTGATGGTGTAACCTGTGTAGGTGCTGATTGCGATATTACGAACTTGAGTTTGTTTAACGAGGAGTATTTCATTTTACGCTTTCATTGTGGTCGTAAAAAACGCTACGACTGTTGAGATTAAAAACGCAAGTGTGCTTGAGGTAAAATAAACTTTTGTTTGTAGAACGGCTAACTTTTCCTTTATTTCACTGATATCAGTTTCTATACGAGTAAGGCGATCATTAGAGCGTTGAAGCTCGTTTAAAACTAATTTTCGATACTCCATCCATCCACTGTCTTCCATTTATTTACCTCACACGTAGTCTATAATACACGAAATGGTCATATTTGCTTGTTGAAAAGTTTTAGCTGGTGTAGTACTTATGCAAATATACCAGTCGTGTCTTACCGCAAATGCAGCGCTTCCTACAGGATTAGATCCGGTTGGTCCAGGGCTTGTTCTAAGGACTATAGATCCAGTTGAGCTTGCTGGCATAGATGACCAAGAAGACGCACCAGATCCAGGCAATGTCTCGTCAGTACTTGTGTGAACGCACTCGTACCACTTAAAATCATAAAAAGATGTCGAAGTGCCGGTTGAAGACGCATCATTTATGTACATTCTGCAGCTAGATATCCTCATGGGAGAAAGATCTGTAACTCTTAAATTTAAAGTTGCAGCTCTGTTTGGTATGTAGCGAACAAAAATATCTTTGTATGTACCAAGCTCTGGACTTACAACATCAGCTGTTGATGATGTTTTATAAAGCGTATTATTTATTTGGTCGTTAACAGAGACTGAGTCTGCAGGGGAGATAAACGTAACGTTTTGATACTCTCCAACCTTTTGAAATCCTATTGAGTTTATACTATTAATAACTCCAAGACCAAGGGCTGTCTTAAATGACGAACCGTATTTGCTTGGCGTTCCTACAAGCTGGTTTTTTGCGCTTCCAAATTGGCCATAAAGCCCAAATGTTGGCATTATAGGTACTCGGTAGTAAAGTATATTCCAAACTGTGTGTGTGATCCTATGCCGGTTGGAGAAGCCGATATGCAAACATACCAGTCGTGCTGGGCTTGTGTTGTATTTGATCCAGACACTCGTATTCCGCTTATTCCTGGGCTTGCAATTAGATTAACGAGCGGCGTTGATCCGCTGCATGCCGTCCACGATGAAGATCCTGAGCCTGCAACCGCTTGAGAAACCTCTGGGTGAACTATCTCGGCTACTTGGCATATTACACCAGATGGCCCATTATTAACATTTGATCTATCGTAAATCTGAACTTTCGCATTTTGTGTACGAACAGCAGAACCATGATCAAATCTAATGTTCAGTGTTGATTTGTAGTTTGGTATATTTACAAGTGGCAAAGAAGCATCTGTAGTGCCACCTCTGCTTATTAGAGCGCCTGTAGCATTTACATACTTTACATTATCTATTTCTGCACCAACTGCTGTTCCGTTGGCGTCACATACAAATGTTCTGTCTTGGTATTCATTTATTCTAACGCTAGCAAAAGCGCCGCCATTTCCAAAAAAACCTATTCCAGAGCCATTTAAATTTTGGCTTCCGCTGTTTATTGCGCCTACACCCTCATTTGCGTAAAAAGTAACTGTTGCCATACTGTATTATACACCAGGTCTTGGCACAGAAGCAGATCCGTATTCCATTGGACTTTGTGTGGTGTGTCCGTAGAATGGCCAAACTCCGCTTACACATCCGCCATCATGTGCGTTTTCAACCTGAAAGTAATAAACTGGGCCATAAGTGCTTGTGCCATTTGGTGATGGTAGCCTTCTAGCTTCTACGATAGTTCCACTACAGACTGGTTGAACTGCAAAACCCTTTGGGTATGCGGACTTTGTACCGGTTAATACTATTCCAGCAGGAACTCCATCCGGCCAAACGTTTGCTGCTGTTATTGTGTTTCCAGTAGCAGTAACAATTCCTGGGCATACTAAGCCTCTTCTTCCTGGGGGATTTCCAATCTCGATAAGATTTACACACTGGACTTTTCTGTATTGACTTGGTATGGTTTCGTCTTCAACAAAAGAACCAAAGGGGGTTGAGAATCTTCTATCTGACGGAAGATCTCTACCACCGCTAAACTGAACTATAACTCCTTGATAAATCCATCTAGTCGGCATTCGCGCCTGATTGTAGTTTAGTTCTTGACCAAGCGGAGACGCATCACCCTCAGAAAGTGGTCCGGGATAAGTTCCATCGTACCCTAGTATTTTTATAAACACACTATTGTATCCAGCCTGTTCAAAAATATAAAGCGGCTGATAATCGTTAAGAGATGGATCAGTACCGTTATTTGATTTAAGAACATTGATAGATCTCATCTGCACAATTGTACCAGATGGTATTTTATGATGAATTCTATCGTGTTGATTCGCAGAAGATTCAGCTAAATTTATTGCGTAGTTATTTATTTCATTTCCAGAGACATAAGACCTTGCTGGGTATGGAAAGTCAAGCGTGTCTACTGGCATATTTTTTGTTGTGGGGTCTGGACGATTGATTTCATGTATTTCTATTTCTCTCCAGCCATATCTGTTGCAAAAAATACTATTGCCTGTCGAAACAACTCCAGTTATCTCTGCTAGGAAAAAATGATTTGTTCTCCAAAGACCGTGTCTTGGGTCATATCTTACATCAAGCATTCCAGCCACGTGATGCGTTGGAAGAGACTCTCCACCGAGCGGAAACTTTGCACCTCCTGCGTTTTTTGTTATAAACTTTGTCTGACTGTAGTTTTTTGGGCTACTTTCAATACCATTAAGTTCGGCTAGGTTTACAGCCCCAGGAACAGGCCTTCCAAAAATATCGTATCCCCATCCGGCAATAGCTACTGGTCCAGCAAGGCCTATAAATCTTGCTGTAAATGGGTTTATTGTTCCAGGCTCGCCACCTTGTGGAACTGGTCTGTTTCTTAAATTTGAAAGAGACGTATCTCCTGGTACTAGACCGTGTGTGTCCTTTGGTATTTCCATTTTAAGTTTCCGGCAGTGCTACTTTCTGATCAAATTCCTTCAATTCAAACACTGGTATGTACTTGCTCTCTGTTTCTTTCGGCGCCGCTGTTGAAGTAAACGCTACGCTTCCACCAATTGGTATGCCATGTATACTAGGTATTATAGTTTCAGAAGCTCGTAGGGTTTCTGGATAAGCGCCGCCAACAGGCGTAAAAATTTCACTCAATCCAGCGTATGCAGATGCGGTGTAAGTGCCGTAAACGTCAGCGTTTACCATCTCTTTTATTGCACCGCCCGAAATAATCGAAACATTTGGTTTTTCGCTACCAGGAGACGTGCTACACATCAGGAAGCTGCTGTCAACAGACGTGTTTTTGTCTTGACCAGAGGTTATTACTGTAGCTGACGTGGATCGTGATCTGTCGATGTATATAAATTTTTTACCCGATTCCGGCTCATAGTCTTTTACTAGCGAGTCAAGTTTTATGAATTCCTTTTTCGCGTCAGCAAGCCTAAAAGTATTTGATCTTTCAGAGTCTATTTCTTGCTTCCTTCTAAATCCTGTTGGTCCAAAGAATGTTTTGAATCTGTATGTTGTAGTAAAGCCACTAGTTCCGTAAGAAAGTGAAATATCTGCAAGATTCGATATTACGGCACCTCCAGATGATATTTCGTATCCTATTGAGTATTCTGGAAGACCGGCGACTGTTATGGATGCGTATCCAACAGTTGAAACCTGACCAGAAGAATTATCCGCAAGTATATTTCCTGCAGTTACCATATTTCCAACATTTCCGTAATTCCAAGGTGTAAGACTAGTATCGTCTATTACCTGTGTCGGTCGTAGATTATAATTTATATTAGTACTGGTTCCAATAAATGGTCCGTACTTAAGGAATCTCCATTTTAATGGAACGGCAACTTTGAATCCAGCGCCCATCGCTGGAGTGTATCTTCTTTCCGCTAATCCTATTTTTTCTTGCCAAATTTTTGAGGAGCTGTTTATCATCTCCATATATTTTTTTGCTGAAATTTGAAGTGATGCCGGTATTATATCGTCAGTAATTGCGACTATATTGTAATCACTATAAAGCCACGACAAAAATTCTCGTGTTCCTTCGCTTTTGTCTTTTTTTGTTGTTAAAAGGGCTGGAACGCTCTGGATAGAATCAACAGTTTTTGTAGTTCCAAGAATTCTCGGATTTGATTCTATTGCAACCTGATCTGTAGAATACGAGTAATTTGTAAATGTAGCTACCCTAATATCATCAAATCCAACGTTAAATGGTTCGTTTATTGTTGCAACAAAATATCTAGGATCAAATTTATACTGTTCTATAGAAACGTCTGATCTAAGGAGATAGCAATTTGATGTTGTTGAAGGAATAGATGTGTTTGTCTTGCTCACTTTGAGGTAAGAGGCTGGATCAAAATTATCTAGCCTTGTACCTGGCCTGTTTGTGGAAAGTGTACCAAAATCTATTTCGCAATATGGTCTAAATAAACCCTGCTCATTTCTAAAAGCCCCAGAGTCTGTATTCAAATGCAAGTCATACAGATTATGAACAAGATTGTCGTTTTGTGGATCTCTCAAATCGGGAGCGGAATCACATATCTCATAAGTCATTGGTATTTTTTTACCGGAATATGAATACGATCCGCTATTGCCAGCAGAGTCTGCGCCAGATATGGAGCTAAATGACGGATCGTCAAAAATAAATCCAACGAAAACTTTACCGTAATACTCTTGCGCAACGCGAAGAGTAGCTTGATAGCATGCTTCTTTTAAAGCCTCTGTTTGCGGTGTTGGGACATATCCACTTAGAAATGTTGTTGGTACGTCAGAAAAAGATGGGCTTTCTCTATTAAATGGTGGGGAGTATATGCCCATTTTCATCGGTATACCATTTAGTGCACCAAAGCTTATAGTCTGCGTTGATCCTGTGTGAGATCCAGCTATAAATTTATTTTGATGAAAACCACTGTAAGTTGTATAAGTTATTCCGTTCGTGTAAAGATTTTTGAAAGCATACCAAATTGCAGTAGCCCAAGCTTCTTTGCTGTGGAGTGCGGCTCTAAGTATTCTTTCTGTTGCAATGTATCCCTGTTTTGTAAGCTGTGATTTATTTTTATTTGTGGTTGGGTTTCCAACAGAAGACGATGAAACAGCACCTGCTGATTTAGTAGATCTTATACCACCAAGCGTAACGGTTGGTAAATTTGATATCAGTGCTGAGTTGTCGGAATGTATTGACGACAGATCAATGAATGGCTGATCGCAGATATAGCCATCACCGTCTATGTGGTAGACCTGGGTTAGATTTGTATTTATATAAAGTGTTCTTTTATTGTCACCAATAAATATTGCTTTGGTAGGATCGGTTCTTAGCTCTCTACCAATTTCATACGATGAAAGCTTGCTAGAAAGAGAGCTTATAAAAGTGTTTATTGAATCATTTGTGAGAGCGTACTGATTTACTCTACTAATGCCACGAATCGATATAGTTTTTGTGTTGTCGCTTTCTAATGATTCGCACACCGCGTACCAATCAATATTATTGTCTTTTGCGACTCTATTGATGAAGTCTTCAATACTAGCGTTTTGTATTTGAACTCTATAGTTAAGTGGTATGCGTAATGTAAAAGTTCCATCAAATGAAACTTTATATTGCTTTCCGTAAAAATTGTACGTTGGCTGCTGTAATCTAGTATCGAGAATACCGCGCCAAATCATTCCATCAACCGTCCAGTTTGCAGAAATTGCATTGGTAAAAGTGTTTAATGGAGTGACAACATTATATCCGTCCCACTGAGTGGCGCCACCATTAAAGGACGGACAGTGATCTGTGATAACTGGTATATCTTTAAGTATTGCCCTTGGGTCAGTAAGCTGAACATTAATAAGCCTTCCAGAAGACGAATGCGTTCGGCGCCAGCTAGTAACGACACCTCCAAACTTAAAATTTCCATTTTGGAAAAGGTGATAACTTCCTGGGTTTCCAGATAAAAATTCTGAACCTCCTTTTATAGAGGCTATTAGCGCTTGCTCATTTGTTGCGTAGTCAAGTGTTCCGTGTCCCGTAAAATTTTCTCCATTATCTTCAACTAGCTGAACATCTAGGGTTGATGGAGAGCCGTTAAAGCCTAAATTGCAACTAAAGCTAACAACAGAACAGCCAAGAAACTTTATTGGAGATCCTATTATTGAATCTGCTGGCATTATAAAGTACCGCCTTCTCCTGGGGTCAATATAGTTGCATTAAAAGAATAGTTTCCTTTAAATATATCAAGAGACTCACTAAAAGAAGTAACCCAAAAGCTTGATCCTTGGGTTCCAGTCGGATAGACATCTATTGCGCTTAAAACTGTTTTTGCATTACTTCTATAGGTATCGATGGTTTCAAAGTCAGCTTTAAGGCCAGTTCCTATGACAAAATTTGCTGAAATATTTCTCTTTGTTGTGTTCGTTGTTCTTATATCCTGAATAACTGGACCTGTTGTCCTTCCTGGTACTGGAATTTCTGCAACAAAATTTTCCTTTGTATTTTGGCTTACATTAACATCAAAATCTATAAAATTTGTGGATGTTAAGTCAATAGGCTTTTCTTTAAATTCTGCTTCATAATTTACAGTTGCAGAACGTCTATTTTCAGAAATAGTCATTCCATATGGGCCGTAAATATATGAAGATCCTGTTATGTACGGGTTTGTTAAAGATCCAGTTTCTGTTATTCTTGTTTTTAGTATTCCAAAATTATTTGCAGCTATTATATTTGTAAAGTAATCTTTTGCTTTTTTGTGTCCAGTTGGTCCTGGAGCAAAACCTTTTATTGCGCCAGAAACTCTAAAAGATTTATCGTAACCATGGGTGTTGCTTATTGCGTTGGGGCCGCTGGCTCTAGAAGTCATTGATATGTTAAAATCATCTTGAACTCCACTTGTGGTTGTTTTGATAAACTTCCATGTCTGTTGTACAGAATAAGATCCGCCGTATTGGTCTGACTGTTCAGACGTTTGATGTCCAACGTATTCGTATCCTGACTTTGGAGCATATAAACTGTAAATAGTTATTGGATTAACTAATCCAGTTTCTGCCACCTTTTTTTCAACCCAGTTTCTTGCCTTTATGTATGGATTATAATTTCCAGTTGCTGCATATTCTGTGGCAAACGCTTTATAGCTTTGTGCTGAGACCGTTCTTGTAACCGAGTAAGAATTTTCAAAATCATTATCGGAAGATACAGTTACAGAGTCGGATGCCGATTTTAAATTAAATCCAGAAAATTCTGACTGTGAAAAAGTTGGATTTACTGGCGTGTATCCGTCAATAAGTATTTCATTTGTAAGTATTGTTATTGTGTAATCTGTTTTTACAACGTGAATAGCGTCTGCAAATGAAATGTTAGAAATTTGCGGCTTACATTTAAGCACGCTTGTTGTTCCGTCATCTGTCTTTATCTCTAACAAATACTCTGTTGCTACTTTAGTTGTCGCAGATCCAGTATTTGGTTCGCCTGGATTAATTGTAAAAAGATCACGAAGCGCTCTTTGCTTTTTAAGAAGAGAGCCAAATTTTTTGTCATCAGTATTAATAGCTGGATCTACGGCCTCAGCAGTTGCCAAACTTGTAAAAAATTGACCCGTGGGGCCTGGTGATCCACGATCAGGAAGCAGCGTTCCATTTAACGTGAGTTCAAACTGAGAAGATAGAACTGTACCATCAGTGGTTCTGACGTAATTCTCAGATAGACTGTAAAGCGGTGCTGGGCTAATATATTTGCCGTTATATAATACTATTGCCATGTTTCCTCAAATCAATATGTGCCGCCATCAATTATAGAATCAAGTGGTCCAGCACTTGAAGATGCAATTGAAGAAGCTATCCTATTTCCGTACCAAGTAACGCCATAATCAAAACTATAAAACTCAAATCCGTCAATTTGTGTTCCAGTCGCAGTAACTGGAGAATTTAATCTTGGCTTAGAGTAACCGCTAGCCCATTGCTCGCGTGGCCAAATAATAGACGCATTAAAATCAACCTCTCTGTTACCAGCAGTATCCTGAACGGTAAATAAAGTTACCCTATAATCGCGCATGTACGTTGATGGAAGACCCGTCGTTCCGCTTGCGTCTTGATCTTGAAAAGGTGATTTTGCAATTGATATTTGAGTTAGCGGCTGATTAAGAGTGACTTTTTGCGTAGTTCCGCTAGCTGGATAAACCACAAATACTCCAGTTGATGTTGATCCAGTTGCGCTTACCTGATAACCACCAAATGAAAAACTTTCGATGGCCATATTTCTAATTGTTCCGTTTTGTAACAATCCAGAACCGGCCATGCTAATAATACCGCCATTAAATGTTATGTCTCTGTTAGAACCAGCAACTATTGCCTTATTTGACTCAACATCCCCATCAGAGCCAGCCCTGTCAATTTTATTAATTTCTAAAGCTGTCGCTGTGAGCCTGGTTCCGCTTATTAGTAATACGCCATTTATGTCAACTCCAGTTGTGCATATTCTAAGGGCAGAGTCAGTTCCATTTCCACCAGCAACCGCCAGAAGAGTTGTGGGCATGCCGTTGTTCGAATTAGATATTTGTAAAATATCTTTATATGTCTGGCTTGGCGTTTGTCCTAAAAATGAAGTTCCCATATTGTTTTATACACCTCATTCTATACCGGAAATATAAAGTTCAACCTCAAGGGTTGAAACATCAAAAGCCCCTATAAACGCAGTTGTGGTTCCTGTGGACTCTGGATAGGCGCCAGATATTGCTATTGTTGTGGTTCCGGTTTCTGATCCAATTCCTTTAATGAATATTGTACCTGTTGAGCTTTCAAAAGCTTGTGCGTACACAAATGCGGTTGTTGAGCCATTGATAATTCCGTCGCCACTTGCGTACAGGAAAAAAGGCATTTGAGCATTATAATTTCCTGTATTAGACCCAGACATAAAAACAGATGTGTACTTTGTTATATACGCACCCTGAGTGCAGCTTGATGGTATCACTTGCCACTGCTCAAGAACACTGCTGTTATAACTCTCCCATCTTTGGTTTAAGCCAACGTCCCAAAGCCCACACTGATCCATTGCGGAAAGCACAAGAGATACAGTTCCGGTAGCTGGAGTCTCTACCGTGCCTATGTACATAGGCATAGCGCCTATCGTTAAACCTGGGGCGCCAGTCGCAAATATTGTTGCAGTACCACTTGAGACACCGTAAGCGCCATAAGTCAAAATATTGCTAATTATTTGGTACTGTGAGGCCATTTTATGGTGTTGGTGGTGCTACTGGAAATGTGAATGATGATATGCTAAAACCAGCAGTGTTTAGTGCGTTTCTTATATATTCGACAACCTGTGCAGATACGGTATTTTTTATATTTTGTATGTCCTGCTCTGCTGATGCAAGATTGAATTTTAGGTTTATGTCTTGAAGACCCTCTATTTTGAAAGTAATTGTGTCTGGAACGCCTTCGAGTGCTTTTGCCAAAGTGTCTGCTGTTTTTTGAACAAGAGATGTCTGCTCTTTTATTACTGCTATTGATTCTTTTTGTAAATCTATTTGTGATTGACCAATATTCGTTAATTCATTTTTAAGCTTATTTATCTCATTAAAACTGTTAGCTATTCCAGCATTAAAACCAGTCAAGCTAGGAACAATGTTTTGCCCTAGATTTATAAGATCACTTAGCTGGGTTCCCGTAAAACCAAACCCTTGAAGTGTGGCGCCACCAGCGCTTTGAGCTAGACCTGTTGTGCCAAGGAAGTCTCCGGCTGCACCAATTCTTCTTGCAAAATCTTCTGCTATAGCCTGTAAGGCCGGGCTGTTTACTATTTTTTCTGGGGTCAGATCCTCTGGTCTGAAACCGGCGGATTGAAGTTCAGAAGCAAGTCTTCGCAGATTGTCTCTGTTTTTCTCTATTTCTTGACGCGCCAGGGCCTGCTCGTCTGGAGTTCCACCAAATGCTTTACTAACAATGTCTTTTGTAAAACCAAGACTGGCTTGCAGCTGCCCCTGTATAATTTGAATCTGCTCAAGAACACCCTGTCTTGACGCGTCTAGGTAATTTCCAAACTCATCAAAAAGTCTTGGTATAAGTGATCTTGTTTCATTGAACGCTCTAGTGACATCTGCTATGAGTTTATTTGGGTCTGTTTCGGCTAGATTTACTTGCCCAACGGCTAGCTGTCTTGACTGTATTATGTTATTTATAGAAGCACCAAAGGCTGCTGGCGAAGCTTTTTGACCTACTATAGCGCCTGGAGCAAAAAGGCCCTTTGATATGTTGTTGGAAAAAATAGCAAAGTTCTTTTGAACATCTGCTAACGCCTGACCAAGTCCAGCAAATCCACCGCCCCCACCAGTTAATAGGCCAGTTGCAACACCTGGAAGCTGAGGCTTTATTGCGCCAACGCCACTCCTAAATTGAGCGTCGCTTATATTTCCACTAGCGCGATCTATTTCTAGAAGCTGTCTTTTAAGGGAGTCTTGTATACTTACTATTTGTTTTTGAACGTCAAGTTGCTGGAATCTTTTCTGTGTCGCTAAATCAGACAGGGCTACGGCGTCTTTTAAATACTCGTTTTGCTCCTTAATAAGTTCATTAATTGAGGCTATTCTTGCTTCTCTTAGCTTGTCTATTCCTAAAAGCGCCTCTCCTACGTTCACCTCTCCAGATTTAGCTAGCTGTTCAAATCTCTTTTGAAGCTCTGACTCTCTACCCCTCAAGTCTCTCTCGTTGTTGTCCTCACCAGCTGCTGCTTGTGCCGCCTGTCTTGCTACGAAAAGGGGTGGTGCGCCAGAAAAAGACCCTGATCTAAATTGTTCAGCGAGCGCGTTTATTTGATTTATTCTGTTTCGAAGATTAGGCGTTACTAATGGTTCTGCGCCAAACTGATTAAACAGCTGTGCATCAGATGTAAACTGTGAAAGCTCTGTTGTTCTAGGGGTAAATGCCCCTGTTCCAAATATAGATGAAAGAGCGTCAGAACCTAAGACGTTTCTATTTCTAATATTTTGTCTTAGCTGCGCGTTTTGGTTGACTCTTCCAAGCGACGCAAATATTCTTGCAGAGGAAAGCTCAAGAGTTTGCGCGTAATCATTTAAAACCTCATCAAGGTTTAGTGAGGCTCTTCCAATTTTACCGAATTGCTTAACAAGGGAGTTAAATACTTTTTCAATTTCTTTTCCTTGTACTACAACGCCTTCTGACGGCCTAGACAGAAGTGTTTGCAGTTCTTTTTTAACAAACGCATCAGCCTTGGCACCAGTAAGACCAAGATTTTGTGCTCTAACAAAGGCATTTTTTAAAGACTGCCTAAGAATTTCTACTGCTTGAGTTCCGCCACCTTCTGGGCTAGTCAAGTCCTTAATGGTGTCTGCTATTTGTGCAGCAGTAAGATTTGGATCAGATTTTTTGACAAGATTTTCTAAAGACCCTTGTACATTACCTTCCCTATTTATAATCAGAGAAACTAAAGCGTCTATTCTCTGTGGTAGGGCATTTTGATCAAGGAAGAATCTTTCTATATTTGGCCCAAGTGTCGGGACGCCACCTGGTGCTATTCTTCCGCTTGATACAAATTCTGCGGTTATGTTTTGTCTAGCAGACAGCTGTTCTTGTTGTCTTTGCTGTTCTGCTATTCTTATCTCTTCTCTTCTTTGATTTATAACTTTAAAAGTCTCTAGACCAGCGCCAGCAATAGCACCAGCGGCTGTACCGCGAATCCCAAAGCCTAAAAGTCTTGCAAATCCAGCGCCGCCAAGGCCACCACCTAAAACATTTATTGCAGATGAAGCGGCCCCTGCGGCATTTCTTTCTCTTTCATTTGTGCCGAGCGTAGAAACAAAATCAGACAATATTGAAGTTAGGCCAGAGGCTAAGAAAAGACCAGTTCCCTGCCCAAGAGGAGAAAATATAGCATTCTTAAAAAACCCACCACCTCTACCGCCACCAGAACCGCCACCACCACCACCACCGCCAGGACCTCCTGGTATAGAAGTGCCTCTACCACTAAGGGCCGTGATGTTATTATTTAAGATTGATATTGTTCTATTGACTGAATCTAGCCCTGTTGTTAATCGCTGGCTGCTTGTAATCAAGGAGCGATAAGTAACAATAGAAGACTTTATAATATTTACAAGCGCATAAATTGCTACCGAGAAACCGGCGGGTGCGGCTATTGGCGCTATAGCACCAAGAGCTGGCGCTATTGCTCCGCTTACAAGATTTGCCCCAGACCTAAAAATCTCTCTTATAAATGGATTATCAACAAGCCCTACCGCGGCCTCTTGAAGAGAGACCCTGGCTCTTTCTATTGACTTTCCAACTGTTTCAAGCTGTGTTTGCGCATCACGAAGAACAGAGCCTGCTGATCTTTCGGTTGTCTGTCTTAAATTTTCAGCTTGTGCGTTGAGGGCTTCAAATAAAGCAAGAACCCTAGACGCATTTCTGACATCGACAAATTGTGCAATTGCTGATACTTTTTCGGACTCTGTACTAAATCTAGTTTGGAAAAGATTTGCTACAGATTGAAGTCTTTTAGCTGGATTAAGTTCTTGGAGTATTTTGGGATCAATTCCGCCAAGAAACTTTTCGAATTTTGGCTTAAACAAAGACGTTGTTATCGTCTTTAGCGATGTACCAATAACAGAAGCAGATTCTCTTGTCTGCTGCCTAAGCGCTGAAGATATCCCAAGAAATTCTTGAAAATTACCGCCAAGCTCAGCAAAGGCAGAGCCACCACGTTTAACTATTTCAAATAGGTCTTGTGATTCTACAGCGTAGTCTTTGGAGAATTGGTTTACGAGATCAAGAATGTTTCTGGTGTCTGAAAGTGTTAGATTAAATTGGCGATAAACTGCAATAAGCCCGTCAACGGTTTGCTCTTGTGAACCAAATGATGGGCCTAGTCTAGCCTGCGATATAGCCTCTATGGCACCCTGAAGCTCTGATACGTTTGTGAAACCGGCCTGCGCAAGCAATGCGACACCGCTAGCGATTTCGCTAGGCGCTATTCCGAGAGATGTTCCTAGGTTCTTTATGAATCCGGAAAGCTCTTTTATTTTTCCGTTGTTTTCTACGGTATCACCAAGAACCTGTCTTACCTTGGTTAGCTGTTGCTCTAGCTTAAAAAACTCTCCAGTAGAGTTTCTGATAAAAGATACAGTTCCGTATATTCCAGATGCGCCTATTACGTATGCTGCAATTCTTTGTGTGGCGATTGTTACTTGCGCACCAAGTCTCTCAAAGCTATTTCCAAATCTAGCGGTAAATTGAAGTACGCTTTGTCTTCCACCCTCAACGTCTCTTAGCGCTTGATTGAATTCACGAAGTGCGTTTTTGGCGTCTTTTGATGCTTTTGTAGTTCTTCCAAGGGCGCCCTCCAGAGACGCTCCAGTTAGATTTGAGATATTTACACCAGTCAGCTTATTTACTTCTAGAGCCTGTTTTGCTAGTTCTGCATTGCTTAACTTTGTGTACCCTGGTCCAGCTTTTCTTGCGACCTCATTGTTAAGTTTTACAAGAGCGTCATAAGTCTCACGAACACGATCTCTTATTTTCTGCCGCTTCTTAGCCTCTTCTTCTAGAACAGACTGCCTTTGGGCAATCTCCTTGCTTACAATCTTTTCTCTCTCTGCTTGACTTCTTGCAAATGTTGCTCTTTCTGCGTTAGCAGTTATTATATCAGCTTGAGTCGCAGGAGCGGCGCCAGGAGCAATAATTCCAAATCTACCCTCGACACTTGATGCTATGTCCGCTCTTGATCTAGCGGCCCTAGTTCTACCCTTTAGCCTATCAAGCTCCACGAGTTTTTGTTCAAGAGCAACTTCTTTTTCAATTAAAGCTCTTAAAGATTCACGGAATCTGAGCTGGTCAAGTATTGCTTTGCTTCGTTCTTTTTCTTTTGCGGTTAACTTATCTGTAAGATCTTTTGCCTCTTTTTTAGCGGCAACACCTTCTGCTTTTATCGTGTCTTCAACACGCCTTCGATCCAATGGTGCTATTTTTCCACCACCAGAAAGAAGCGCGGCAACTTCTGGTCTTGATCTTATATCCCTCTCAAGCTCAGAAGCTGATTTTGGTCTGTAAAAAGTACCAGACTTAGCTGCCGTAGCCGCCTTTGCGGCTTCGGCTTTTACCTGCTCGTCTACTGTTTTTTTGATTGCTTGCTCTACGCTATAAATCTTGTTTGCATTTGCCTCTCTTATTTTATAAGCCGCATTTGCATCTTTAACAGCCTTTGAGGTATTGAAGTTTTCTGATGTTATTTTTTGAGTTTCACCGCGAACTTTGTTAATAAGATCATTTGCTTCTCGCAAATTATTCACAGATGATGGATCAAATAAGCTTAAGGCTTCTGTTCTTATGTCTTGTCTAGCCCTTGCCGTGTAGGAAGGGTCTAGCTGGGCGCGCTGCTCTTCTTGGGCAGAACGGGCACGAATAAACTGGCCTATTGCAGAACCAAGAACCTGCTGTCTAGTAGCAAGTCTTGTCTTAAGAGTTTCTGTTTTTTCTAAAGCCTTATCTATTGCTTCTGTGTCAAACTCGAGCTTTATTGCTCGTTTTGCGTCGCGCTGAAGTACCTTTATTTCTTCGCTAATAAACTGAAAAAGAGTAACAAGATCTTGGGAGTCTTTAAAAGTTTTAGGGTTTAGCTGAATTAACCTTATTGCTTCTCTTGCGCCAGCAGAAGCGCCCTTGAGCGCATTAACTGATTTAAAAAGTCCTTCTATGTCTCGTGTTCCCGCCGCACCAACTTTCAATTTCGGATCATTTATGATCTTTTTTGCTTCTGTGGCTACTTTGGATATTTGAGTAAGAAGTTCATTTGCATTACCAACATCAAAGTTTACGCCAATATCAACAGCGGCCTTTTGATTAATAGCTCCCTGTATTGCTTTTGCGGCCTGTGCAACAGCAGATTTATTTACATTTATTGTATTTACAAGAGCGCCAAATCTTAAAAAGAAGTCCTCTGCCACTTTACGTCCTCTAGTCTAAATACACTAGAGATGCTTTATTTTACTGAGGTCTTTTTCTTCTTTGGCTTGTCTTCACCAATGGCCTTTTGAACAACAGGAGCGTTTTGTGTTTCTTCCCCGTGTTTTTCAAGCCATTCATTTTCGGGTCTTAATTTTTCAATTTGTCGAAGTATTTCTTGAGTTCCCTCATAGATAAAGGACATTATTTCTGAGGCTGCTCTATTGGCAAGAGGTGAATCGTCGTCTTCAAACTCTTTGAACGATGACCATATTTTACCACCGTCATCACGAGAGCAGCACGCAAATGCGTAGTAATTAAATCTTCGATTTTCTGCAAACAGAGTCGCTGACTGAGAATTTAATTCATATCTTGCGCTGTCAACCTCATCCATAGCCTTTCTTTCCGCGCGTATCTCATCGACAATTTTCATACCATCATTTTTATTCTCTGTTTTTTCTAGTTTTTTTAAAAGCTTGTCGATTTTACCTTGCGACTCTTTTCGCTCATCTTCTCGAGAATATCTATCAAGACCGCGCTCCTTTAATATTTTTTCAACTTCAGCCTCAAGAAAAAGGCCGTTTGCAATGGCCTCACGATAGGCCTTTGCGTAAATTGCATCGCTTTCTCTTCTGATCTTGTTAGTTGGTTTTACTATCTTGTATTGAGCGCTGTCAAATTCAAATTTTCTTACTTCGTCCATTTTGTTGTCCTAGTTGTATTTTAGTGTCTTTTACTGATATTTTAAAGTTATTAATATCTTTTACTATTCTGTTTTTTTCAGTATTGCCCTGATCAAATATTGACTCTCGTAGATCAAGAAATTTATTGAACCACTTTTTTTGATCTGGCGTCATCTTAGATTCATCTACCCCTTCTAGTTCACCCCAAAGAGAACCGAAGAAATGCTCTATTTTTGAAACAGCACCAACAAAAACGGTCTCCATTCTTGAGCAAGCAATTTTTTGCAGTATCTCTGAACACTTTTGCTCGTTTACCTCTTGGAGTTTTTGCTGCTGTATTAAACGAAGCCGTTCACGAGCTTCTTTGTAATTCATTTTTGGGCCTTCAGATTGTTTTGTTGAATTTGAATATCTACCCGCACATCGGGTAATTCGTGTTCCTTTATCGCTCCTCTTGCCTCTAATGTCCTGTTTCTGCTTTGTATACTAGCGAGACCAAGCGGAGTGTTCATTGATGAATACACTTTTTGGGCGTCTTGAGGTGTTTGTGCGACTATAAATACTTCTTTTGCTGCCGCTATTTTTGGATTTGTTGTAAACGCTGTATTCTTTTTGTTTGTTTTATTATACTGGTCTTCAAACCATTTGTCCAAAGCTTCGTCGTCATCTATAACAGACCAATCGGGTCTTTCGTGGCTTTCAAAAACATTATCGTATATATTAGACCAATAAGAAAGATCTCGTTGTGATTTAGCCATATCAGCAAGAGGTCTTCCAAAGAGATCGCCACCAGACCCATTGTATGTTTTCCATATTGAACGCCACGGTTCGGATCTTGCTATCTTCCGTATTTCTTTTTCTGAATAAAACTCTCTAAGTATTTCACCAGTTAAACAATTAATTAAATCGGAATTAGGGTCGTCGTCAAATTCTTTTTGGTTAGACCAAAGCAAATTACCGTTTAAATATATTGAATACGGCAAAACTGAAGAGGCCTGGTATTTTTTAAGTTGATAATCTATTGTTTGAGTAAAGAACGACATCTTTAGCTCAAGAAGTTCTTTGAGTCTTGATTCTGCCATTCTTCGTCTAGAAATGAGAATGTTTTTTTCTATAGTTTTAAACTCGTAGTCTGGAAGTGACTTTGTTATTTCTTTGATTATTGTTTTTGTGTTTTCAAATTCTTTTTCAAGATCATCGCTCCAAAGACCATGTTTGTAAAGAAGATCTTTTTCTTCTTCGCTAGATAAGAATCCATCTTTTTTAAATCTATCTTCGTTTACACCAAGAGAGTTAAATATCCTTGATGATGTGATTATACCGGGTTGTCTAAAAACATATTGCTGTCCACCGCATTGGACACAAAACTCTCCGGAAATTACAGAATAGACTAGCGAGTCTGATATCACCAAATATTATAGAAAAAACCCGGCCTTTCGGTCGGGTCTTTCTTTAGGACTAAAACTAAGATTAGGTTGGTGGTCCAGAGAATGTGCCTGCAACTGCAACGTTTGCGCCACCGGTCGATAGTAGCTGACCAGTAATTGCAGCGCCAGCAATATCTCTTGGGTCTCTTATGTATAGCGTATTATAGGTGGTGTAGGTAAATGTAGTGGTTCTATTGCCACCACCAGTGTCACCACCTGTATCAGAAACTGAGGTAAGCTTGTTCTTAACGCCCATATCGAAAACAGTGCCGTCGTTCAAGCCAATAATGATTGGCTCGTTTGTCAAGTTTGCAGTGTTATCTATCGCAGACACCCTATCGCCAGCGCGGTTAATAATTTCAAAAGTTGTGGTTACTTCAACTGGGAAGTCAATGTAACGAGCGTATGGAGCGCGACGACCAAGCTGGAAGATTTCTGGGCGACCAAAGTCTGTCGAGACCTGAATGGACTGAATTCTTGGTAGATAGCCACCGTCTTCACCAGTGGCACTTTGCCCAGAGGCTGGTAAAGTGTTAGCTGCAATCGGACCAGAAGCCCCAGTGAAAGCAGCAATTGGTCTTACGCCAGCAAGGCTTCGTGGAAGAATTGAGCCAGTTGGGTTCCAGTTGTATCTTCTGCGAACTCCAGTGGAGTCGATATCAGTGCCAAAGTTGTTTGGATTGAAAAATCCGGTTGCTGCTCCACCAGCTACACCTGTTCCGAGCGTCCAAAGCTTGTTATTACCAACAAAGGTGACGCTATGGGTGAAGTTTCCATCAACAGGCATGTTGAAATTAATGGAGTTAACATACATACCGCTCATTATGCATGTGCCGCTTGGAAGTCCATTGTATCCGGTACCTGTGCCTACTATAGTAACTGTATCTTCCCAGAAACCAACAGCAATATTGCACTGCTCGTTAGAGAAGCGACCAACCAGAGTACCGGTTGTCGCACCCTGTGTTCCAAGAGAAGAAAGCAGGGTTGCGCCGCAGAGAACTTGCTCCATTGTGCATTCTACAGCCGGAAGATTTTCTGGCTGATCAAAAAGCTCGAGTTCACCAAGCTGGAATACGGTATCTAGGTTAAAGCTTGTGTCTATACCAACACTTTGTAGGCCGCTTACGGGAATCCAGCCAGTTGTATAGCCAACTATGCCAGTTGCAGTATTTCTTGCAATACCAACTCCGTATGCTGCGTAATATAATCTTTTATTGTCGGGCATTTATGTTTTAGTCTCCGTGTAATAATACACAATTAAGTAACTATTTCAAAATCAAACACAACAGTAGATTTATAAATAGGAAGAGCTGTATAACCCTCTATTTCGGTTGGGTTATAATCAAATCTTCCAGTTTTCCATGGATACAGTGCGTACATTTGATCAGCACTTATTCTGTTTTCAACTTGGCCTTTGTGGTCTAATGGATATTTTCTGTTTTCTATCGCCTTGTTGACATCAAACATTTTTGTTCCCTGACCAGCCAGAGCCAGCGTTGCATCGACAATTGTATCATGAAGACCGGGATCTTCGGAGACAATATCAAGAGATATGCTAAAGTTTTGAAGCTTATTTATGTCACCAAGCTGAAATGGATCTCCGTTTGATTGCGAGACATCTATAAAAACAGCTGGCATAAAAGATCTAAGCTCGTTTGGAACAGAATCAACACCCGATCCTGGAGTATAATTTTCAAATCTCTTTAGGTGTTCTGTGAACAGCATCTTATACTGACTAGACTTTGTTGGATATACAAATATCGCTCTTTCTGATCTATTGCAGTAAATTACATTTCCACTTTCTGTAAGCGCATTATTAAAAACTATTCCACCTCTGGCGTAATCAACATAATACTGATAAGTTCCCGTGGTTCCTGTGGGGTAAAAAACATCATTAATAAATATACCGCTTACTTGTATAGGGTTTACGCCACCGGTATAAGTTGGAGCCGCGTTTTCCCAAACCCAATCGGAGCTTAGTCCCTGCCAAAATTTAAATCCAGAAGAGTTGTGAAGCTCAGGTCTGTACGATGGCTTTAAAACAGCCATTTCACTGCCATCAAAAGATTTTGTTCCAGACTCTATATTGTAATAAGCACCAATATTTATAAAAGCCTCGCGCAATCTCCAGGTTAAATTTTCTCGTATTTGCGCACGATTACTGTACTGACCAAGGTATGTTAAATTTCTAAACATTAAATTCTTAATCCTTCTATCTGGCTAACTCTCTTCAAAAGTTCCTGTATTGGTTTGCCCATAAATGTTTTTGCTCCCTTCTGTGCTGCCTCTACTATTTTTTCGGCA